GGGGAGTAGATGCCTGGATTATAAGTCGTACCAGAACCAATTTGAATACTTGGTGCTGTTGCTGAACCAGCAGATGTTATTGAAATATTACCACTAGAATCAACAGTTAATCTTGATTGACTATTAGTACTAATAGCAACATTATTAGCACTAGGACGATAAATTCCAGTTCCAGTATCTCCTGTAAAACTATAAGATGGAGCAGAAGCAGATCCAGTTGCTGCTGTTATCTGTCCACTAAAACTACCAGTGCTAGCATTAACAAAACCACCAGATTGATTTGTTGATGTTGTTGCTGTACCGACAATATCAACAGAACTTAATTGTAAATATCCAGTTGTTCTATTTAAAGCAACAGAAGTAGAACCAATATAAACTGAAGAATTTCCTAATACTCCTGATGGAATTGTACCTGTAAGTTGTCCTGCAGGAACGCTTGTCAATCCAGATGCAGAACCACTAAACGTAGTACCAGTAATAGTTCCAGATACTTGTAATGCTGTATTTGGTGTTGTAGTTCCGATACCAACGCTATTACCAGTAGAAATTAAAATACTTCCACCAGTACCTACAGTAAGACCGTTTTTAACCTGAAAATTTACGTTATTAGCCATTAAGGTTCACTATCCCCTTAGAGTGTGTCCTTAGTATTTATTAGATTTTAAATGCATTTACTGCGATCTGAAACTTAGTACTTGTAGCACTAGTTGGGGTTGCTAATAATAATATGTTACCTCCACTAATTGATGCATCATAAGATGCTGGGTCAACACCAATAGAAATAATATCTTGTTCGCTAATTGTTGGTGTTGTACCATCATGAATTAATACAACTTTACTAATTTTATAATTTGTTCCTCTTGTTGTTTGAATAGTATATTCTGCAGCACGATAAATTGTAGAACTTAAACTAACAACAGTTGCTTGACTTGTTGATGTTGTGGTTGCAGTATAACCAATTGTATCAAATACTGTTCCAAAACTAATTGTACTACCAACAGAAATTGATGTAAATGCTGCTGTTCCTGATACATCAAGATTATATGTTGGATTGGTCTTACCAATACCAACATTACCAGCAGTAAAATAAGTATTATATGCAGTAGTACCACCAGTAGATGCATTCCAAATATTTACTGGTATAATAATATCAGATACTAATCCAGTACCTTGTCTTAAATATAATTTTCCATCAGTTGTATTAGCTCCTAACTCTCTTAATGCAAGAGTTGTTGTGGTTGGAACTTTAGATGCAACTGCACTACTTCTTAAATAAATTGGTGTTGCCATATGGACTCATAATCTCCGCTATCTAGCATTAAATAGGAGTATATACTCCCTTGATTTTTAGTTATTTATTAAAAAGTTCCCCCATCAATGTAAGAAGACCAAACAGGAACTCCATTTCCATCAACAGTTAAAATTTGGTTTGATGTATTGCTATCTCCTGTACCAGCAGTTGCAGTAACTTGAATTGCTGAACCAGCATTACCATATAAAACACCTTTTGTTGTAAAGGTAGTAACTCCAGTACCACCATAAGGAACTGTAACTGTACTACCATTCCAAACTGTATTAACAATTGTACCTAAACTTGTACCAGTACCACTGGATAAAATATTTCCAGTTACAAGTAATGCACCAAAAGTAACACCAGAACCAGTAGCAATTGCTTGTGGTAATCCTAAAGTAATAGCACCAGATGTACCAGTACCAGTTGTACCATTAACCAATACTTGGTTTGATGTACCAGCAACAGTTAAAACACCAGCATTATTTACTGTAATTGCTTGCCCTAAAGCAACTGCACCACCACCAGTTAATCCTGTACCAGCAGTTACCGTTAACGTAGTATTAGATAATGCAATGTTGTTACCAACAATACTGATACCAGTACCAGCAGTATAAGTACCAGCACCACTAAATTGGGTAAACTGAATTAAACTTGTACCAACAATAATTGGACCAGCAGTAGTTTGAGCCCAACCACTCTTAGCATATGTTGTACCACTACCAACAAAAATAAAATCACCAGGAAGGATTTCTCCCGTTGGTGAGTTATCATAATCAGTTGCTCTTGTCCATACACCATTAGAACCAGTACCAACAGTTGTTACAACATAAACACCATTATAAGCATTGTTTGTATGGTTTAAAACTAAAATTCTATCATTAACTTGAACATTATATTGGTCAACTGTTTGCCCAGTACCAGTTAATTGAGCACCAACACCTTGATTTGTTGTAGTACTAATTGATAATCCAGTTCCATCAGTTAAAGTTTTTGTTGCTCCACCAGGAGTTGTAGAAAGAGTTACTTGATTAAGACCAGGAACTGTTAAAACATAATACGTTGTACCAGTAGTAAAACCATTTGCAGTATTATTTGACCTTACCTGATCATTAGTATTAAGACCATGGTTAGCACTAAAGGTAACAAGGTTAGATGAAATTGTAGTAATTGTTTGTGAAGTACCACCACCAACATAAGTATAACTTACTGGTGACCAAGTAGCAGCAGCAACACTATCATGAACGTTAAGTGAAGATGCAATTGCATCAGCATATGATTTGTTTACTGCATCACTAGAAAGAATAGGTGTTTGAACATTTCTAATAATAAATCCACCAACATCAACAACACCACTACCAGTTGGTGTTATATTAACATTATTATTACCAGAAGCAGCAGCAAGAACTAAGTTACCAGAAGATGCAGTAACACTAGTAGCAGTAGCAGCACCAATATTTGGTGTAATTAATGATGGTGAAGTTGCTAATACAACGCTAGTACCAGAACCAGTAACACCAATTACTTGAACACCACCAAACTTAACAGTATTACCAGCACCAGTATCAATTTGCTTATTTGTTAATACCTGTGCTCCAGTTAATGTAGCAACAACATTAGTATCAATTGCTACAGTAATACCAGCACCAGCAATGCTACTGATAATCCCAGTACCACCAGCAACAGCAAGAGTACCACCACCAGCAACAGAACCAGTACCAGAGTTACCAGTTAAATTAATTGTTGTGCTAATACTTGTAGTAGAAGCAGAAGTAATTCTACCAAAACCATCAACAGAAATTACAGGAATTGCTGTTGAAGAACCAAAACTTCCTGGATTTGATAATACTACAGGAAGAGAAATTGTTTGAGAACTTGATGTATTATAAGTGCTACCATTTTGAGATAAACCAGCACCAATTGTTAAATTTTGTAATGCACTTGTTGTTACTCCAGATACTCTACCATAATTATCAGTGGTGATAATAGGAATAGCAGTTGATGAACCATAAGTTCCTGATGTACCAATAAATGGTAACGAAACAGTTTGGGCAGAAGAACCATTAAATGTGGCTCCATTCTGTGATAATCCACCACCAATTGTTAATGAATTAGAAACACTAGTAGCAGTGCCAGTTAATGTACCAGTAAGAGTTCCACTAAATGTTTTATTACCAGTAATTGTTTGATTAGTACCTAAGGTAACATATTGTCCTTCCCCACCAATTGCAATAATACTCGCTGCTGTAGCAGGACTTCCTCCACCATTACCATATCCATAATAAAGTACTTTATCAACTTCATTAAAGGCTATTTCTGCTTGGTAAAGAGAACTTGGAGCACCAGCAGAACCTGGACTAGTTCTTCTTCTAATTCTAATAATGGATGACATTTATGGTTCCTGGCGTTTCTTTTATTAATATTTATTCTTAAAAATTTCCACCGTCCGTAATGTCATTACGAGTTTGATCTAATTTAAATTTATGTGAAGCCGAATCATAAATTGGAACAGACCCATCCTTTAATCCTGTAGAATCAACATCAGCTAAATTTGTAAGATATACTGTACCACTTGGATTTGTAACAATAGATTGAAATACTTGTGGTTGTGTTTGATCTCCAAATCTTGTTTGAATTGGTGGGGTAGGTACAACCCTTGCTTTAATATCTGCCATTAGAATGTAACTCCATCAACTACAGTTGCTATTCCTTCTAATACCCTAGTTCTATTTCCACCAGCATCAATAAGAACTACATCATAAACATAACGACCAGAAGCTAAATTTTTAGTTTGAACGTGAGTTAATGTTAAAGTAATAGTCCCACCAGTTTTTGGAGTAGCAAAAGTTACATTAAAATTTGTATAAGTATTGCTACCATAATGTTTTCTAAGTTGACTAATCCCAGTAAAAGTAGTTAAATCCAATGGATTTCCTGAAGCATCATTTAAAATGATACTCGTTGTAAAATCTGAACCTTGATTTATTACTAAATTACTGACTGATACAGCCATGGTATTAAAAAAACCCCTACCTGTATATATTTAGTACAGGTAGGGGTTTAGAATTAAATTATTAAAATCAAGCTGCAGGTGCAGGTTCTGCAGGAACTTCAGGCATAACTTCTGGATTTACAGGAGCAACTGAAGTTTCTTCAGGTACTTGATCCATAGAAGTTAGAATTTCAATAGCTCCTTGAAGCTTAATTGTAAGTTCACGATATCGGGAAGCTTCTGCTTCAGCAGCTTGAAACTTTTCAATAGTTTCTTTTTGTTGTTTTTGAAGATTTTCCAATTCAGTTTGAAAACGGGCCATAAATTAACTCCTTAATTAAATGTTTGAATGTACGTGCGATAGAATCTAACTTTATTGTTATTAAATGTTGGGGTATATAATAACGAAACTGTTCCGCCAGCAGAAACCGTAGAATCAAATGTTCCAAGATTAGTGCCTGTATTTATTATAGCATACTGTGTCAAGTAAGCAGTTGTTCCATCATGAATTAAAAGCAATTCTGATGATTGATACGCGGTATTATCAGTATTTTTTATTTGTATCAAATACTTAGCTGTTCTATAAGAACTACTGGAAAAATTATCCAATACTACTTGTGAAGTATTAGATGTTGTAGTATCTCCAGTACCAATACTTGATGTATTGATATTTATAGAAGGTAATGATGCACTTGAATTGAAGGAAACCGTAACTGTTCCTGTTCCTACACCACTAACTGTAATACCAGTTCCAGCAACAACTGTTGATACTCCAACACCCCAATAAGCATTTGTTCCATCAGTAATTAAATAATTTCCAGCATATGTTGATTGTGAAGGAAGAATATTATTTGCTGCTGTAGATTGACTTGTTGCTCCAGTACCACCATAAGAAATAGAAATAATATTTCCATTCCAAGTAGATCCACTACCAATAAGTTTATTTGATATCTGTTGATTATCTGTTGTACCAACAATAGTTCCTGTTGGGAATGCTTTAGTATCAAAACTTAATGTTCCTGCAGTAAATCTAACTAAACCTGTTGATGAACTTACATTTTGTCCAAATCCACCTTTAGCTGTTGAAACTGTACTTAATGATACTTGACCCGCAGTTCCTACAGTTCCAACAGTAAAATCATTACTATTAAACTTAGCAACACCAAGATTTGTAAATCCACCACTTATTAAGTTAGAATCAACTTTATTAATATCAATTGTAATATCTTTATAATATAACGTAGATGACCCAGTTCCTGTTGTTAATGTAGAAAATAAATTAACAGGATTATCTGCATCAGCATAAGCTAACGATAAAGATTGTACAACTTTAGAATAAGTTGAATTACCAGTTAAGAAACTATCAGAGTTAGCAACACCAGTTCCTAATCTACCAGGAGTAATAATTCCCGAAATAATTGCTGAAGCATCAATCGTATTAGTATTAGAATCAAGACGTTGGAAATTATCAACTAAGTTTGTAATAGTTCCAACAGAAGCTGCATTACCAACTTTTTGTACAGTAATTCCAGTACCAAAATATCCATTAGTAATTAATGCGGTTACACTATATGTTGCACCAGAACCTGTAATAGATGTAATATAACCAGTATTTCCAGTTCCATATTGAATAAATGAAGTATTATTTTCAAATGTACCACTAGAAATAGTTAAAGTAAAATTGATTTGGTTTGTAGGTAAATTTTTAACAATCCAGTTAGAAAGTGGATTTTGCTGTAAAACAATATCACCAATTTTTAACGTAGGATATGTTGTACCAGAGGTATATCTGTCTGAAGTACTACCAACACTAAAAGTATTATAGATTGGCAATGGTGGTATTTGAGAAGCATTAATTCTTCCAGTACCATCAAGTTGTACAAGATAATTTCCATTAGAAAAACTAGAACCTGATCCAGTTGTTGGAACTTTATTATATAACGAACCTAAATTATTAACCGAATAGGTTGTTATTGCTTTTTGTGTAGATAATGTAGTATCGTTTGCATTTGCTCCACCTAAAGTGGGATCAGATGAAATATTATTAACAGAAATAGGACTATTAACAAATTTTAACGTATAAATTCTATCTAAAGAAATAGAACCTTTAAGAGTAAGATTTCCAATTCTATTATTTGCTGTAATTAATTTTCCTACTTTAAAATCACCAGTTTCATTTGTTCCTGAAGCATAAATTCTTCCATAATTTGCTGCTGTTGGTCCAGTTTCTCCATTATCTGTTGCTGATTGATAATCATATTGTTCCCTAGATGTTTTCTGCGTTAATCCTAATTGAATTGGATTTTTTCCAGGGAAAGCAGAATACGATATACCAGATCCAACATACTCCCAAGTATAATTAGAGGCATTAATAATACTTGGTCTATACAATTTAACAGATACAGTACCATCTGTTGGTAAAGTAGAACCAGTAGACAATGTTGTATTTAATAAAAATCTATAATCTATAGAAGAAACACCACTACCAACTAAATTAACTTCATTAACATAAACTTGATTTCCAAGATTATATCCATTAACATACGTTGCAGTTACATCAGTATTACCTGCTCCATAAAATTTTACAATATAATTTGATTGATCACTATTTGAAAATCTTCCTAATCCATTTATCTGTAAATAAGAAACCGTTGTTCCTAATCCAAAGCTAGTATCATATCCAGAACCAACAATTGTTCCAGAATCTTGATTAAATGCAGTTGTTGAAAAACCTTCCGAATATAAAGCATAATTACCAAAATTATTGGCAGAATTAGAAACAGAAACATAACCACCAGATTTTGTATAAACCCCTTTATTACAGAAAATAGTGAAGACAGAAACCAATTGCATATAAGCATTGTTCTGTACTTGATATCCAATACCATTTGAACTAATAATAGTGAATGCATTAGCAACCATACTCTTTAATACAGTTGCTGCATTCAATGCATTACCATCAGCTAAAATTCCTCCACCACCATTACCAAGTAATCCATCTGGTGTTGTACCAGAAATTATAGAACAATTTTGAATATATGGAGATTGAACAATAATTCCATTAGGAACAAATTGTCCTACCCAACTCCAAGTTCCGGCATATGTTCCGTCTAAATTTAATTTATCTCTAAAAGCAAAATTACCAAGATAAATCCCACTTGAAAAATAAAATAATCCGTTTCCATTTGTTGATGGACGAATAACTGTTTCTCTTACTGAATCACCAATTAAAGAACAATTTGCTGGGATTGTTACTGGACCAGCAGAATTATTTAATGTATAATCACCAGAAGATACATAAATTGCACAAGGAACTCCAGCAGATGCTGCTTGAAGTAAAGCATAACTAATAGAACCAAATGCATATTTTACTGATAATCCATCATTACTATCACTACCATTTTTAGTAACATAATAACGTTTTAATGCAACTTCTCCAGGAATAATTGCCCATGTTGTACCAGTTCCTGTTGACGTTAATACTGTTGATATTACTCCAGTTGATGTTAATCCAGTTCCTCCAGAATAAATTCCTAATGGTGAATTTAATGTAAGACCAGAAAATGTGGGACTTGATGTACTTGCAATACTTTGAGGAAGAGAAAGTGTTATATTTCCAGTATTACTTGAAACTAATACTTGACTTGCTGTACCATATAAAGAAGTAACTCCAGTATTAGATAATGTTAAACTACCACCAAGAGCAACTGAACCACCACCAGAAATACCATTAATTGTATTAACACTAACAGAACTAGAAGATAATGCAGTATTTGGAATTTGAGTTATTCCAGAACCAGATCCATAAAATGTATTTGCCGTAACATTATTAAATCTAACATTTGATGTGATATTAATATCTTGTGGTAAACTTGCTACAATATTTCCAGTAGTACTACTAACATAAATTTGATTTGCAGTTCCACTAATACTTGATACCCCAGAACCAATTGATCCACCACTAGAACCACCACCAACATTTGTAGTAATTATAATAGCACCATTAGAATTAATAATGGAAATTCCAGTTCCTGCAGTAAGTGTACCTAAAGACCAAATATTAGTATTGTTACCAATTAAAATTTCCCCGCTTTGTGGATTTCTGGTAACACCAGGAAGATCTGTTATTTGTAATCCAGAATATCCATTGGTAGAATATATTCTTCCATTAACAGACAATTTATAATTTGGATTGATTGTATTTGTATTAATTCCAACATTACCATCAGAATTAATAAAAATTCTATCAGAACCATTATTTGTTCTAAAACTAATAGAAGTTACTCCATTACCAAAATATAACTTATCATAAGTTGAATTATATTCAATAGCAGCTTCACTAACAGAATTCCTAATATAAGAATATTTTCCAGAATAATTAACAAGTTCAGAAGAATTTGTTGTTAACGATGTAGCTCCAGCAGAAACAAATCCAACAGTATTAGTATAACTTCTTATAATACCTGTTGTTGTATCACCACTAAACGTTATTGCAGGAGCAGAACCACTACCATAAGTACTTAATGCAATACTATTGATATTAAATTGATTACTAATTGATAAACTAGTTGCATTTATTTGTCCAGTTACATCAAGAGCATATTGTGGATTTGCATTCCCAATACCAATTCTAACATTACCACTATTGTTAGTAACAACTAATTGATTTGTACCAACAACTAATCCATTTGATGGTAAATTTAATGTTCCGGTCATTGTATCGCCGGAAATATTTACATATGGATAAATTAATCTGTCTTCAGCAATACTGCCGGTGGTTATTCTATTTCCACCTATGGTCGTTAATGGCATTTACTTACTCGTATCTTTTTTTAAATATTTAGAACTCATACAGTCCTCATAATAAAAGCAAGGGCATAATATGGTGGTCTGTTTTCATGTGCCTGTCCTCCACCAGTATTACCTACACCAATACCAGTGAATGCAGATGCAGTTATTGTAGTATTACCAATTGGACCAAGACCACTTCCACTTCCTGCACCATAACCACCCCCATTATTAATAGCAACACTTGTATTAGCAGTAAGATGTGTATGTCCAGGGTCAGTAACAGGGTGCGTATGTGATGGAATTTGAGTAAGGTCTAAAGTAACATTATTAGCACCACCAGTATTTCCTGGATTATAAGAATTACCAGCACCAACAATAAATCTATCTCTTAAATCTGGTGTGCCATTTGATCCATTACATAATGCCCATCCAGTAGGAACAGAAGAAATACTTCCAGACCACATAATAATTCCACCAACTGGAATAGTTCCATTACCAACAAATGTTGTTCCAGTAATAGTTCCACCAGTAATAGCACCCAAACTAACATTCAATGAACCACCAGTAATAGCACCAGAGCCAACACTTAATGAACTACCAGAAATAGCACCAGCAGAAGATACCGAAGCCCCAACAATATCTCCACCAGCATATAATGCACCACCAATACCTATACCACCAAGAACTCTTAATGCTCCACTATCAGTACTATTAGATGATGTAGTATTTTGTATAATAATTGCTCTATTTGTACTTGAACCTGAATCTGTTACCTGCTGTAATGAAGGTAAACCATAAGTAAATATTCCACTATTAGGATCATATGATAATCCAGAACCATTAGAACCAGTTTGTACACTTAATCCATTTCTAGAACCAGTTGTTACTGCTGTAGAAATACCAGTTCCAGTAAGTGGACCATTAATAACAATACCACCATCACTATTAACTTTAAATCTACTAGAATTATTTACTTTTACATCAAAAACTGGAATTACAGTTGGTGAATTTGCAACAACAGCATTAAATCTTACTCCAGTAAATGGAGAAGTTGATGAATAATTTGAATTTATTTCAAGATTTCCAGAAAGACCAAGTTTATTATTAACTAAAATTGGTCCTGAAAAAATGCTTGTTGCATTATTATTTGGACCACCAATTACATTTAATGTATTTTTAATTGTTACCCCAGTAAAGATTGCAGTATTTCCACCATCTTGTGATGTAGTAGGATTATTTACTGTTGTACTTGTTCCTGTAACTGGATCAATTACAATATTTCCAATATAAAGATTTCCATTTGAATTCAATCCAGAATAGAACGAAACACCACCAGACTCTTGTAACGATTGAGAATACAAAGTTTCACTGGCAGTTAAAATTCTAGTTTGTCTTGATGGGAAAGCAGTTGAATAATTTCCTGGACCATATCCAGTATATTCAAATGTTTGGTTACCAGCACGAAGAATAGAAGGTCTTCTTAATTCTACAGAAATACCAGCTCCAACTGAAATTTTTCTTGTTTCTGTATCCCCAATATTTGCATTAGTTGAAATTGAAATACTAGAATTTGTTTTCCACAAATTAATTGATTCTCTAGTAATACTTCTAGATGAATCATCTACATTAACTAATCCAATTTGTTGAATATCTGCAGTGCTTACTGTTGCAGTTGGATCATCAACTAAATTATCAATATCTGTTGCTGGATAAAGATTATTAATATTTTGACCAAACTTTTTATTATCAAAATATGAATTATTTACTTGAATATCACCAATTAAAACTGTTAGATAATAAATTCCATCTTTAGAATTGGGAACAAATGCTTGATATGTTTCTATATCAAAAATATAAAATACATTTGTATATGCAGAAGCTAATCCTATTCCAGAATTATATGGTTGAATAACAAATCCTTTTTGTGGAGGCCCTGCATTTACACTAGTATTTGGAATAAACAATCTTAAACGATAAATTTTATCATTTAATGTCCTATTATCAGGCTTTCTTTGAATATATGCAATTGGTGATGGTCCAGTAGAACCAGATACAATATAAGAACCAATGTTTGTACTACTGACATTTAAATACCAATTACTATTTGTACTATCCCATTTTAATGGACTAGAAACAGTATTAATAGTTGCAGTTTTTACTGAAGGTCCATTTGGATAGATAGTGTCTGATTTTGTAATAATAGTATTATTATTTCCAACAAAATCAACAGAAATAGTATCATTAGTTTTACCACCAATAAAATAATTTAATATCTGTGTTGATGGAGGTAATTGTAAATTATTGTATCCATAAAGATACAATTTACTATTATCATTTACCGAACGAATGAGTCCCAAATCCAAAGGAAGATATGATATATTTTGTATACTAATATTAGATAAAGATTTTGGAGGAATAACATCTGTAATTATTCCAAATGAATCTTTAGTAAATGTTGTACCTTTAAATCCTTTAGATATTAAAGAATTTGCACCAAAACTAGAGTTTGAATTGGTGATAGACATATCTCCACCAGATTCTACAAGGAATTGTACTGAATATCCAATTGCAAAAGTAGAAACTAATTGAGCGTATCCATTATTTGATACTTTCATATGATAATGATTCCAATTTTTTCTGTATTTGGAATTAATATCTTGATGTGCTAGATAATTATATGTGGCACCATTACAACTTGTTCCTGTTCCCAAAATATAACTACCATTACAATATCTTACATAAGCTCTATCATCTTTTTGTAATGATATACCAGTATACTGAGCAACAACCATGCTCTTGAATCCGCTAGCAAAAGCTCCATTTGCATGAAGTCCACACATACCATATGTGGATCTAAGCGAAATATTAAAAACATATGGTGATGCAGAATCAACAGTATCTGTTTCTAATGTACAATTAAGAACAGTGTTAGTATTTGCAACTGCATTGGAACTAGGAATTCCTGCCATTTGATAACTAAATTGATCAATTGTAGTACCAGTTCCAGCAGAACTAGAAAGAGATACAATTCTAAAACTACCATTATAAAGAGGACTTGTTGCATTACTTACATTGACTTGATTGCCAATTGAAAATCCATGTGCTAATGGAGTAGTACCATTACTTTGAACTGTTGTAGCTGTAGCAATATTAGTATTATATGTAATTGATGATAATCTTATAATATCAGATTGAATTCCTCCAGGACCAACTATTCTGGTTTCTTCTGATCTTTGTCCTAATGCATCTGTAATTGGAATACTTAATGCATTAGATAATTTTTGATAATATAAAGTTAAATCAGCAACACAAGCATATTCAAATACTGTTAATTTATGGCGACTGAATAATGCATCATTTCCAGATAATGCTGTTAATTGTGCTGAGGAATTTGGTGCTCCAGTATAAATTGTAGCATCACCATCAAAAATACTAAATTGCCAAAAATAACAAGCTCCAGTAATTCTAAAAATAGCACTTCTAGTATCATCATCAATTGCTGTTAATAATCTAGTTGCTTGATCTCCACTGGTATTAAATATACCAGTTGTTGGATAATCAGATTGAATAGTTCCATTATTTGTTGCCGTTGGATCTGGAATGAATTTAGGAATAATTTTTGTTTTCCTTAAATCCATTCCAACAATAGAAGCACCTCTTGGTACAATTACTCCACCACGAACACTATTAAATTGATATAATACATTATTTGAATTTTGTATATCATATAATGAATTATCAGTTAACGCTGATATAGATGCTGTTGCACTTCCAGGTCTATTATCAATAATATGATTACCTGGATATAACATAATGGTAAACTGGTCAAATTTATCATTTTGACCTCCATCTCCAGGAACATAACTAAATTTAGCAACTTCAATTAATGCTCTTTGTATTGTCTTAAATGGTCTTAATGGAGAATTACCTCTATTACTAATTATATCTGTTGCTTCAAAATCATCTGGATTTACATATAACACTCTACCAGTTGTAGATGTAATTAAATTGGTAATTCTAGTAAGAGCCATTAGTTATTCAGTAGTAAGGATCTTAGGATATAAAAATCCATTTTGCCGGGTACTGATATTTATAATAAAACCCCAGACAGTAATCTGCCTGAGGTATATTTCACACGAACTTTGGGTCACTGACGAACAGTATCGTCTTATGTATTATAACATAAAAAAGAGTTTTAGTAAAGCCCCCAGCGAGGATTTGCACCCGCGACTATCGCTTACAAGGCGATTATTTTAACTGCTATAACTATGGGGGCAGTAAATATATTATAACAAAATAAAAACTATTTGTCAAGAGAATGGTGATAATCTTTTTTTGCTCGTTCTTTCTCTATCACTGAGCTACTCCGGCATTATTCTTCTTTACTTATTGCATCTGGTAATTCACTTTCAGGATCTAATTCTATATCAAATAATAAAGGATGTAATTCTTCATGTATAAGATAAGCAGAGTTCCTTAAAAGTTGTTCTGCATATATTGTATCACCTTTTTCGTATATTGTAAAGCGGTCTAATTCATTTTCTTCACTTACTGTCAGTCTATCCCATGCAAAAGGCATACCATGTAAATAATATATCTTGACTATACCCTCTTCAAATAAAAATCTGTAGTCTGACGTTACTTTTAATCTCATCTTTCAATATAGGTAAGCTTATGCTCTGTTGCATTTAATTCTTTTATTAAAAGATCACAACCAATTTTAGGATCAGCATCACCACAACAATACACATCACAAGCTGCAGTTCCTTTTTCAGGCCAGCTATGCAAACTGATGTGGCTTTCTGCTAATAAACACAATACTGTAACTCCTTGTGGATCAAATTTTTTATAAATTGTTTGAACTACTGTTGCACCACTTGCTATTGCTGCACTTTCAAGTAATTTTATAAGATATTGATAATCATCTAAAAGTACAAAAGAACAACCATAAAGATTTAATAAGTAATGCTTACCCAATTCCCCATACCAGCAAAATAACTTAAGTTATTTATCCAATAATTACATCAGGACTTCCTTCAGCAATAGTATCACCACAATTAATTTTATCCCCAATTCTAGCTGCTGCTCTACCATTAATAATTACAGTAGAACTTCCACTTACAACAACTCTTCCAGAATGAGTTGTTTTATCACAAGTATGTGGAGGAAGTCCAGAACCAATTAACGCTGCTGCAATACCATTAATTAACACATCAGGCGAACAATTAGTTTCAATTGGTGTTGCTGGAAAACATGGTGGTTCTCCAGTAGTAAAATCTCCAAGTCTTGCTGCTGCTGACATAATTTTTATCCTGTATATCCTGAACTTACATATCTTTGATTGGCAAGAACATTTAAGAACTGCGCTGTCTCGTATCCTATATCATAACTAATAGGTTGTAGTATATTTTCAGTAGCAATTGCCGTATATGCACTATATCCAGTTCCTGATTGATAATAATATGTAATGCTATAATTAAATATATTTAATGTTGCACTTCCAGATGGTTTAAAACTATACAAAAAACTTACTGGATTTGGTACTTTTGCCCAAGTTTGAGTAGAATGATAATAAGGTGCTCTATTTTTCTTTGTAATTTTTACATTTGTCGGATTATCAAAATACTTAATAGTTTGATCAGCGAACATAGCATCAGTATAAGTACCGGATAAATTAATTGATGATACTCCAGCACCAAAAACAATTGTATCTGTATTAATAAAATCATTACCATTCATACTTAATGATTGATAATAAAGACTAGTTCCACTACCAATAGCACTAGTTGGAGTTTTTGTAATTGATATAAAAGTAGTTCCTACTCCAGCAGCAGTTTCTGTAGCAAAAGAAATTGTACCACTAAATGCCTGATAAATTATAGCTGAACTAAGTGTAGATGATAAGTACGACATAGTTTTAATTTAAGAAAATTTGAGCAGCATTCATTGCTATAATACCACCAACATTAACATTATAATCTCCACCAACATCAGTATTTGATATACCACCAACATTAATATTGGAATCAATTCCAACAGTTTGTAGATAATTTGTACCAACAGTTTGTGTTTGAGTATTTGCTGAAGTCATACAAATTGTTCCTGGTGTTATATCACCAACAGGAACAGGAACTCCAGCACATAAACTAATATTACCAGCAGAAATAACAGAAAATGTACTTCTTGGATCTACAAGTTCAAATACCCTATTACCAAAAATTACATCTCTAAGTTCTCCACCAACTCCACTTTCATCAGGAACTCCAATATTATTTTTAGTAAAAGTATGTGTTACTTCTTTTTCATGAGCATTTTCATTATAAGTTCCTGTCACACCAACATTCATATTAGTTGCATTAACAGTATAAGTTCCTTTAACCGTTAAAAAACTATTTTTAGAAACAGTTTCATATTTATTTCCCCACACTTCAACATGTAAATCATTTTCAACTTTTAAATGAGCATCACCAACAATTGTAACAACTGCTTTATCTGATTGACTATTTTTCTTTACACTTTGTCCAACTTTAACAACAGTGTTTCCCTCACTAACAACTTTTAAATCTCTTGATGAATGAACATGAATATCACCATTGGTATCAAATTTTATAAAAGAACCATTTTTATTGTGTCTAATATTAATAGATTCTTTTCCTGGTGTAGAATCAATATAAAATTGACCACCAGGAAGTTGGATAGGAAATATATTTGGATATTCTCCACCTTCAGTTCCTTTTAATTTATTTGCTGTAGCCTGTGTAATTGGATCTAAAGCTTGTGGTGTTGCTGGATTTATCATAATTAATTACCTTGTGGATGTCCGGGACAATCAATAATTTCAATTGGAACATTATAATTTTGAACTAACGTTAATGATTCTTCTTTTGGAACATATTTAATAATAGGAACAATAACAGCTCCAGTACCAACTCCAAAAATTTGAATACTTGGTGCCTGAGTAATAATTCTATTACTACAATTATTTACTACACTTGTAATATAACCATCCGTAACATTTGGAACAGCACAATCATATCCATCTACTAATATCTTAGTAGTGTCATCATAACCAGAACCAGGATTTGTTACAGTAAATCCAATAATTACTCCAGTATACTTTGAACTATCAGCAGGAATTGCTTTAGTTAAATCAATATTAGCAACATTATTTTGGAAATTAGGATATCCATTACCTTGATTATTAATAATTACATCAGTAACCATTCCATTATTTACAACAACAGACACTTCAGCTCCAGAACCATATCCATTACAACTAGTAACAATAGCAGTTGGATTTGTTGTAATATTATTACCAGGATCTTGAATAAGTGTTGAAATCATTCTACCTAAATTATCAATAATGGGAATAATTTTTGGAATTCCAGCATCACCATTTAATCCAAGTAATGCAATTTGAGGAATACATGGGAATATTCCAAGATTATCTTGACTACAATTTAATGAACCCGTAACTAAATTACCATCTGCATCAAAAATTTGTGGTCCATTTATATTAAGAAAATCAGTATTAATAATTGCATCATTAGAACCAAATAAATTTCTTGGTTCCATTACTCCAGTTTTCATATCATATCTTGATACATCAATATTACAATTAAACCCGGAACAAAGTGTAGCAAGAAATGTTTCAATAGAAGAAGCTAAATTGGAAATTAAACTTCCACCTTGAGCAATTAAAGAAACAATTCCTTGAATTGCTTGAAGACCACCAGAAATAGCAGAGCTTACAGCACTTAAAATTGAATTAATAGCAGATTGTACCAAACAAAATGCAGCATTAACTACATTTTCAACTAAACCTATAATAAGATTTTCAATAAATGATTCTAAACTATCTAAAATATTATCAAGCAAACAAATTAATAAATTTAATAATTTTGATGATAATTCTTTAGCAGGTAATAAAGAAATTTCTAATGGATTTAAAATAGAATTAAGAAGATTTCTAACTATTTTTTTAATTTTCTTAGTAATTAATGTTTTAATTGAACCTAAAATATCACCAACAATATTTTGTATTCTACCAATAAATCCTTGAATTTTTCCAAGAAAATCTATAACTTGTCCAGTATATTTGTTAATATATAATTCATCAATTTTTTTTACAGTAGATAAAAATTTAAACATATCACCTAAAGTTTGATCTAACTTATCAGCAGTATCAGTTCCACATTTTCCATTAGCAATAGAAACTTTAGTTTGTTCATTTTGTTGTTGACCATAATCAGCTAAACAATACGCTCCAGATCCACCAGATCCAGAACTACCAGTTCCTGCAGGATTTGCTCCAGCAGGAATACCAGAACCAATACCACTACCATCAAGTTTTTTATCATATAATGGATGCAATACATTATTAAATCCAGGTAAATTTGGATTATCTGTTAATACTTTTCCAGGTGATATTTTATTTTGTTCTCCAGTATAGATATCACCAATTACACCCATAACAATTGGTTGTTGACAATTTAAGCCATCAAAGAAAAATCCAATAACCCAACTACCTAAAGCAAGTTGATGAATTGTTCCAAAACCACTAGATTGTGCTGCTGTAGCTGGAAGCATTACTTGAGCCCAAGGCAAATCCTCTACTGGTAATTCATCATGCTTAGATGTATGATAACCAATAATTCTAACCTTTACTCTATTGGATGCTTTTTCATCTTTATATGAAGATGTTGTGCCATCTTTGTTTAATTTTTTGGCACCATCTCCTTGAACCTGACCTGTCCACCAAGTAAAGCCATCAGCACCCATCCAATAATTTTTTTCTGGATTAGTTCCTGTTAATAACATTATACCTCATATATTCTACATTCTACTGCATCTGGATTTTCATTACAATATTGTTCAAATTTTTCTCTAAATGTTTGTTTTTTAATGGGCTTTGAAAAAAGTTTTTTAAGAAAATTTAACATTTTATTCTCCAAAAGAGTCTTTTACTAATATTAAATCCGTGTGCATAAATCCACCAGATCCAGAGTTATTGTATATATGCGTTACAGAATAAACTAAAAAGTTTCCACTATATGTAGTATCTTTTGTTTGTTGTGAAGTATTTCCTGGTTTATACATTTCAAGTTTAATAACAGAACCAACAGAAAGATTCAAATTTCCATACACTCTACAAGTTGCAACTTGTCTACCCATAATTCCATAACGAATAAGACTTTGACCAATACTTTTTTTATAATCAATTTTTTGATTTGGATCCGCATATAATTCATTATTATAACTAATTGTCATTAACCTTGATGGTCTATTTCCGAATGGCGAATATGATGAATTTTGTGTTGCTGTTTTGCTAGTTTTAAATGTATTGATGATAGAACTTGGTAATGTTTTTTGTCCGCCAAGCAATGTCATGTTACCATAGAAATCTTCAAGGTTTAATACATATTCGCTGTACTCCTGTTTAACAATGTCAAAAAAAGCTATTTTATTTGTAAAAAATCCAATATCTAGGTCTTTAAACACATCAATCGTATTTAAGAAATTTAATTCATTTTTAATGATAAAAGCATCTCTAGCAATATCTTGAGCTTGTCCTGGTTGATAATTTTGTGTTACTGAATATGGGAAATTTGGATTGACTGGAGATTGAGAACAAAGTTTATCTAATGATATAAAATTATATGATGAATAATTTTCATAGAACAGATACCCAGCACTAATATCTGTACCACCTTTATCTTGTTTTGATTCAGCAGATATACATTTATCAATCAACCAATTAATTAATCCATAAGCACTAGACATTGGAGAAACAAATGATAATGCTGTTGATGATGGCTCTGCTACTAATTGTTTTGTAGTTTGTAAATAATTAGTTAAAATATATTTTACAATATCTTCTGGTTTACCTGATACATTTGTAGATGGAAACTTCTTTGATATTTTTGTAAATTTATCATTAATGGCATCTAATCTACAAAGTCCAAGAGTAAAAGATTTCTTGGTTCCTATATTAGATTTATTATAAATTGAATGAACATATAAAGGACCATTATTTGAATTCTTGGTAAAGGAAAATGTAGTGGTTGCATCTTTACCATCAAAAGTTTTATTAATATTTTTAAATTCTAATTCAACTTCTTCAAGTCCATAAATTTGTTCAGAAAAATTAAAAGTTGAATCGTAAATTGTAGCTGCAATATGTAAAAAACTTCTATCTAAACTCTCATAATATTCTATAGAGAAAATAGAATTTGGTTGAAATCCATAGGTTTTATTGTTTATTTTGATAGTAAAATTACTTACTTCAAAATTAGACTGAAATGCCATTATACTGAACCCAAGATTTGATTTCTTATAAAGTAATTATCTCCACTTCCTGGAGCTTTAGCTAAAGCAATAATTGTTTGCTCAACATAATCATTATTAGCACTATTTATTGTTTGTGGAGGAAGAGTTATTGTTTGGGGCTCTCCTTCATTACCATAATATTGACTATCAATTGGATTTAATCCAGTCATTCTTGTAATATTATTTGATACAGGATTAAAACTTAGTGATTGATTTGTTGTATTATTACTAGAACTATAATTACTTGAACTGTTTGATTTATCTGTTGATGATAAGTCTAAATTCATTAATGAAGATGACCTAGAAAAACTATTGTTGGTATTTGAATTTAAACTTTCAAATTTATTCTGTGCGTCTAATGATGGTCCACCTTTTCCTGGAGAACTTGATGCTATTTTTGGAGTTGGTCTAGATCCACTTTTTCCTGGAGAACTTGATGCTGTTGCTGGAGTTGGTGTAGATCCACTTTTTCCTGTAGAACTTGATGCTGTTGTTGGAGTTGGTGTAGGTGTATCTGGCGTAGATGTTGGTGTTGGTGGTGTTGCCGGTGTTGCATCAGGTGCTTCTGGTTTTAAAGAATCTGCTACAGCATTAATAGAAGATGCATATTTTTTTTGATCTACATCAATAGTATTATCAGTGTCTCCACTTTTTTTTGTTTTAACAGAAGTATCTTTTGCAGATTTTGATGTAATTGTTGATGTAGGAAGACCAAATGCTTTTGATAAATCACCAATCATCTTTGATAAATCAGATTCAACAGAACTATCTGAAATATCAAATTGTGATGCCAATCTAGAAACAGCAGATAATACTGCAGCACCAGCAACTTTTAAAGGAAGTTTCATAATCTCAGCTAAAGGAGATTTTAAATCATCAAGAGAAAATCCTCTTGAATATGTAGTTTCACCAGAAGTTGCTTTAGTGGATTTTGTTGCTGTTTCTAATGGTTGAATTGCTGTAGATCCACCTTTACCTTCAATAGGAGTTACTGCTCCACCATCAGCAAATGGAAGCATAAATGATGGACCAATAATACCACCCTCTGCAAATTTTTTAGGTGGAGTTTTTGTTTCATCATCAACAGATTTTTTTGAACTATCAGTTCCTTTACCACCAAATAATATACTGCCAACCCCACTAGCAATAGCAAATTCAATAAGAGAATTTAATAAAGAAGATTCTTTTTTCTTTTTTTCTTTAATTTTATCGGCAGACTTTTTACTACTTTTACCTTCTACATCCGAGGGTTTTTCTAATAACTTTTCTTTTTCCAAGAAAGCCATTCTTTCAGCTTGCAATCTATCCCTTTTCTTTTCGTACTCTATTTTATCTTCTTGATTTTTCTTTATATTAATAAGAGATACTTTAATTTCAATTAAATCTGATAAAATATTGTCTAATATAGTTTCTTGAGCTTTTGTTAATTCTCCAGCCTTAGCTCTAGGTCTTTTAGGTAAAGTTTGTGGTTTTGGTGGTACAACTGGGTCAGGAAGAGCTAATGCAGCATCAATCATTGATTCAGTTATTGGACCACCATAAGGAAGTTCTGGTTCCCAAGGTTCTTCATCTACTTCTTCTGATTTTTTTGGTATTTCTCCTGGTTTATAAAAAACTGGAACATCAATCCAAAATTCTCCCTTTGATTCAGATTTTTTATATAATTCCTTTAAAGATTCTTTGATTTTATTTCCATGAGCACGAACTTCTTCTTCATTCCAACCAGTTGTTTGTGTAACCCAATTTAAATAATCAGTATGTCTTTTAGATTGTGTTTTAGAATTTGCAACAATATAACAGCTTTTATCAACATCAGATTGCCAATATAATTCCTTATCACGATAACGTGGTTTTGCTTTTGTTATTTCGGCGGGAAGTTTTGGTTGATCCATTACTTTAATCTAATTGTTGGGGAGTTACTAATGGGGAAAATCCTTGAGCTGTTGGTTTTGATTTAGGTTTTGGTTTATTATTTTGAGGTTGAGTTTGAGGAGATGGAGATGGTGCTGGTGGTGATTGAAATATTATTGGTTTAACAATAAAGGTTTGTCTTCTTCCATAAAATGGTGCAGTATCTATACTTTGATATCTTAATACACTTCTTGCTTTTGTTGCTCTAGACATTATTGCGTTAGAACTTTTTGGAGATAATTTATCTGAAGAAATATCATCAGAACTTGTAGTAGACGTTGCAGTAAAAGAACCGCCTTTACCAAGGATTAAATTTTTCCAAAATGGTGCTGGGTTTTCATTTTTTGCACTTCCTTCATAATATTTTTCAGAATGCACTTCAAAATGTAAATGTGGTCCTGTTACATTTCCAGTCTGTCCGGTTTTTGCCATAACTGTTCCGGCTGGAATTGTTTGACCTTCTTTGACACCAATTGCGGATAAATGTCCAAATAAAAATTGTTTATTTAAACTTGGAACCCACACTGAAAGATATTTACCATATCCACTTGGATTGCCAGCATTTGCATCAAGAGCAATAACTTGTGATTCAACCTGTAATGCTATTGAAGTTCCAACATTTGTTCCAATATCAACTCCCGGATGTCCACCTTTATCCCGATTATTTTTCTTATGCCATTCTTGAGTTACTTCATATCCACTAATCAATCCTTTAGTGGTTTCTCCCATAGGAGTTAATGTACTAGGAGGTGTTGATGCTAGTGTTGTTGATGATTCTGATTTTGTTATTTTATTTCCAGTACTTTCTAAATATGAATCATTTATTTTTATATCACCAAAAACATCTGCAGGTCGTTCCCATTTTATTAACCAATCATCTGATGCCTGTTTAGCACTAGAATAAGAATTTTTAATATATTTTGGGCCATAATCTTCTAATAAAGCATAATCAACTTGTCCTTTCCAATTAGTTTTCCAATTTGGAACATTTTTTCTCATTAATGTGAATCTATCATTATGCCATTGAAATAATCCACCGGAACTACCATTATCACCTATTATACCAACTCTAAATCCACTTTCCCTAGAAATATTAGCTAAAATTCCTTTTGCATGAGCATCATCTAATTTTTTTTCTTTAGTTAAATAAGAATAAATTTCATTATCATTTACATCACCTTTGCTTGATGAGGTAATAACACCTCCACCATCACCACCCCCACCTGCATTATCTCCACCACCGCCATCACTAATTTTCTCAACATCACTTAAAAAAGAATCTAAAGAACTCATTAAATTATCAATAGAATCAACTAATTCTGAAGATATTCCAGATTTCACTTCTCCACCACGAAGAAAATCAAATAATCCACTTGGAATTATATTATCAAAATTATTTTCTCCTTTTGCAAATACTGGTATTGTAAAAGTATCTGCACCATAAATTCTTTCTAATCTTAAAATTTCTGGTCCAACCATTCTGGTAATATCATCAGAACCTTTACCAAATTGTGATATAAAATTATGTGTTACACCAAGAATAATTCTTGCTGGTTTTTTAAAATCATCTTTAGAATGTGATTGAATAAAACCAGATAATTTACTTTCAGGAACAATATATTCTTTTTCTCCACCTTCACCAATAATAGCCATAGTGGGTTTGGTTACTATCCCACCCATGGCCATTTTTGGTTTTTTTTCTGGAAATAATCTATTAAATAAAGCACCAGTTCCTACATAAGCTCCAGTTCCAACAGCACCAGCAGCAGCTAATCCAGCTAAACTTCCTCCAAGCGTTTCTGGGGCTCCAACCACAGACCCCACAATATCTAATCCAGCGGCTGCTTCTGCTGCACCCCATTGTAAAGCATGTTTTGTTGCTCCTCTTGCATCATGCTTTACAAAAATATCTTGCGCTAATTCAAGTCCAGCAAAAACACGACTTACATTGGTAAGAGTTTTTCCTAAACCTTTAACAGCAGAACCAGCTGCTTTATCAACACCTTTAAGAGTTGTTTTTATTGATTCTGGAAATTCAATTTTAAATCTATCTATTCCTTCTAATTGTGGAGGAACTTTTGTTTTTGGTATTTCTGGAGCTTCAAATTTTGGACCTTCTTTTAGTTCTTTTAAATCAGGTTTGATTTCTCTTACTCTATCAATAGGAGATTTTTCTTCAATTGGTTTTTCTTTTAACTTTTCTTCTTCCTTTACTTCTTCTTTTTCTCTAATTTCTTCTTTAATTTTTTCTTCAATTTTAGGAAGTTCTAATCCATCACCAGTATCTTTATCTTCTTGCTTACTAACTCTAACTGATAATTTAGAAAAACTCTCTCTGTCTTTTTCTAATTTTGCTTCAAGTTTTGATATGTCAAATTCCGGCCACTTTTTAACTACCCTCTTGATGGCTAAAGTTTCCTTTCTTATAGCACCAAGAGGATTTTTTCTTTGTTCTGGTTTTGTGGTTTCGGCAGAAGAAGAACCAATTTCTGATTCTACTTCATTTTGGTTCTTTTCCATTAACTATTTTGTTCTTGTTCTCGTTTTTTCTTTTCTTCTTCAAGATACTGAATTAAGAGACCAATATATATCTCTCGCTCCCACGGAACAAGATTTCCAATATCCTCCAAAGAGTATTTATGATGTTGCATCAAAGAGAATGTTACCCTAAAATACTCCTCCAAATTATTATGAAAAAGACTTATCCGAAAAAATTGTATAAACCCTCAATTACTACATCACTAGTTACACCAGTATTTGGATTTTTTACTTTAACAGTATGACTTAATTTTGGAATTGAGGTAAAGAATTTTTGAATTTTCTCAAATTGTTTTACTGGTAATTGTTCAATGTACTCAACAGCCTCTTTAACAGTAAATTGAGAACTATCATAAACTTCATCATTAGTAGCAATTTGAGAAATGCATTTTGCTACTGCTTCAATCGCATCTTTATCTGTATTTGTATCAACTAAAGAATCAATATTTGGATATTTCATCGTGATGATAAGATCATCACTTAATTTGATTGTAGGAGAATGATCTTTACTTTTTTGCACTTTAATATCATCAATATTAATTGTAGTTTCAATTTGGGTTTCACCATCATCAGGACAAGTAAGTTTTAATTCAATAACTTCTCCAATAGACCTAGCTCTAGTATTAAGAAAAAGATACTCTACATCAAATACAGATAAGTCTTCAATTTTAATTTTTGTTTGAATACAATTCTTTAATGTCTGTTTAATAGCAAGCAAGATTTGTTTTTCATCTTGACTTTCAAGAGCAATCAAAAGAATTTTTTCTTCTTTTGTTAAAAAAGGTCTGTAAACAATTTTTTTCCCAGTTGAAGGCAAATTCAACTCATAAAGTTGAACCGGTGGTTTTGGTAAAGGCATAATCAATCACATAAAGATAATTTTAAGTATTTATTGACTGTAATTATTATTTGGTGGATGTTTAAATATCCATCTTTCATAAGCCATAGTTACTGATACTCTAGTAAGAGCAGATGCACCACTATTAAGAGGAATAGAAGATATTGTTAATGGATAAGCATTAATTAATTGATATACTCCATTATAAGTTGGTAAATCTTTATTAATTTTATCTGGAATTTTTTCAAATTTTTGAATATACATATTTAAAGTATAATCATCATAATATTTTGTGGTATATGTTTGTGATTTAGATTTGCCAGTACTATCGCTTCCTTCGTAAATAAAATTAAACCATGTTTGGAAAAATCTTAACGGAAGTAAATCAACATCTAGTAAAAATACCATATTCAAATCATTATATGTTTTAGTATGAGCATATTTAAAATCAACACCTTGATAAATTCCTCTAGCTACATTAGTTGAAGAAGTAACTCCAGGTAAATTTATTTCTTCACATAAAACTTGAATTTTTCCCCCTGCAGTTGTTCCAACATTTACAGTCATATCATTTGTTTCTGGAGCAAATAACTTTGCACCCACTCCAAAATTATTAAATACTGCAAGTAATTTATCTTTTGGAGTGTCAAAAGAAAGCATAAATTCATTATTAATAGAAAATCCCTTTCCTATAACATTATCAATAAATGATTGTATTCTTGCCATCTAAATAGATATAAAATCCCTAAGGTATTTAGGTTGAAATGAAATATTATCAGGGAAAATATCGTCTAAAAAATCCTCAAAAATATAAAGGAGATCCCTCAAACGTAATCTACAGGTCTTCTTGGGAATTAAAATTTTTAAATTATTGTGATACCAATCCAGATATAATTAAATTTTCTTCTGAAGAAATTGTTATTCCTTATGTATCACCTATAGATGGTAAAAGACATAGATATTTTGTTGACTTCTATATGAAAGTCAAACAAACTGATGGAACTATTAAAGAATACTTAGTTGAAATTAAACCAAAAAGACAAACTCAACCTCCAGCAACAAATCCAACAAGAAAAACAAAACAATGGTTAAATGAGGTTGTTACTTGGGGTAAAAACCAATCAAAATGGGATGCAGCTAGAGAATATTGTAAAGATCGTAATTGGGAATTTCTTATACTTACAGAGAAAGAATTAAATGTCTAAAACAATCTTTGAACAAATTTATGAGGAAGCTCAAGAGTTAGGAAAAAAACCGACTTTTAAATATTTTGATTGGTATAAAAATAGAGTATTAGAATTAGCTATTGAAATGGGATATGTTAATAATCCCCTTAAAATAGTTAAAGATGAAATATCTGGAAAATTTGATGCTCAAAATAAATCAACTGCTAATTTAGTCAGTAGAGCACCACTTCCGGGTAAACTTTGTATGTTTTATTATTATGATCCAAAATATAAATATACACTTCAAGTTTATGATGCATTACCTTTAATTTATGTTATTGATAGTAAATTTAATCCAGCAGTTGATGAAGAAGGTCCAGGGTTTACAGGAATTAATTTACATTATTTACCTAGACCAGATCAAAGAACTAAAAATAGACCTAGATTAAACTTTTTAAATGATATAAGAAATACAGGAAATGCCCAAGCACCTGGATTTACATTCCATAGATACTTAGCTAAATATGTAAAGAGTGAAGTTGTTGAAATTACTCCAAGTAATTGGAATATTGCCATTGAACTACCCATAGAACAATTTTGGAGAGATATTGGTGGAGTTAGAAAAAGTATACCAAATGGATCTGTTTGGAAATTTATGGCAACCAAAACATCTGCAAAACAAAGAGAACTTTACCCAGTACAGTAGGAATTAAATGGCAATCAAATTTGTAAATTATAGCGGTACAGCATATACTATAGACACAAATAGTGGAAAAATTATTCCATCACCAGATGCCATTACAGAAAATATTATAAGAGCACAAGTTGGATTAAGTGAACTTGATACAAATGGAAATCATTTGCTTACTCCAATAGCTCCAATTCAAAATTTAACTACTGGAACAGCATCAATTTTAAATTCTTTGTTTGATCCAACTTTATCAAGTATACAGAATACATTAAGTAGTACTAATTACTCATATCCAAGCAATTTGGGAGAAAATAAGTCAAATCAAACTTATATTCAATTTAAATCATTTGATTTTTCTGACATTCAAAAATCAAATGAAATTTATAAAACATCTAGTTTTGGTGATGCTAATATTAGTGATTTTGCACAAAAAGCTATATCATTAACATCAAGCATTCAACCATATTCTAAAGATATTATAAAATTATATGTTCCCCCAAGTATTAATGTTAGTTATGGAGCTAACTGGGGCCAAGCATCGTTGGGACCAATTGCATCTGGAGCAAAAGGAACTGAAAATATTTACAACACTGCTGTAAGTAAAGGAGTTGAAAGTTTAGCAACAATTTTAGAAAAACTTCCAGGTGCAAATTTAACAGGAGAACAATTAATAGGATTAACTACCGGATTAATTTATAATAAAAATGAATTTTCTACATTTACAAATATAAATTTAAGAACTTTTAGTTATTCATTTTTATTTGTAGCAAGAAATCAACCAGAACAAAAGCAAATTAATCAAATAATAAATGTATTTAAACTTGGAATGCATCCGGCTAAAGCAATAGATGTAGTTGAGGGACAAGCTTTAAATATCCCCAACGCTAGACCACCAGTATTAAAATATCCAAAACTTTGGATTATAACATATAAAATTGGATCTAAAGATAATCAATATATACCAAAAACAAAATATTGTGCAATAACAGATTTAAAATTAAATTACACACCAAGTTCTCTTTTTACAACATTAACTGATGGTGCAATTCCAGCAATACAAATGGATATTTCATTTAAAGAACTTACTCCTCTTACTGCTGACCAAATTCAAAATAGCAGTCTAATTGGAAGTGATTTTACAGGAAATCTTAATTCAGATTATAGTCAAAACGGAGCTATCTTCTAATGTACTTCAAATTACTCCCAGATTTACAATATCTTAAATATTCAAATAATCCTTATCAAGGAGAAAATATTCTTGTAAAAAATTTATTTACAAGAAGTGTATTTTCAAAATTAGCTTCTAAGTATGTTACTATTTTTGATACTTATATTATTAAAGATGGTGATAGACCAGATACAATAGCATATAACTTATATGGTGATTCTTATTATGATTGGGTTGTAATTATTTGTAATAATAGACTAATTAATTTTTATGATCAATGGCCAAAATCTGCTTCTGCTTTGGACCAATATGTTTTCTATAAGTATGCAGAAAACACATACTCCACACATCATTATGAAACTTTAGAAATTAAAAATTCTGCTGGTAATATTCTTCTTCCTGCTGGATTACAAGTTGATTCTACTTTTTCTTTTACCTATACTGATGGTAATGTAACATACACCAAAACTGGAAATCAAATTACTATCCCAGTAACTAATTATGATTATGAAATTTCATTAAATGAAAAAAATAGATACATCCAATTATTAAACCCCAATTACCTGACAATGTTTGTCAATGAAATTACTTCTTTATTAAAATATGATACTAAAGCACCTAATGTTGTTTCATCTACATTAAAAACTACTGCATCAGGAATTCTTCCTAAGATATAAAAAAGGGGGCTTTAGCCCCCAATAAATCAATCTTCGCTAGCTAGACGGGCAAAATACGACAAATCATCATCTTCTTCTGTTGCAGATGGTGTATAACTAGGAGTTTTAATAGATTCTTCAATAGAAGATTTCCATTCACTTTCTAGTTCTTCAGTTTCATAATCAATCCTAGGTGATACAGAACCACTAAGAACTGCTTGAAGTCGCTTACTAGTTTCTTCATAACTCTTAAAGTTACTCTTGTTGGTAAACTCAGTTAGAGAATATTGAGTTTTCCAAATCTTTTCTAGAACATCATCTGATTGATTACCAAGAACTGATGGAGATGCAAATTCTGATTTATCATAATTCCAATATCCATCAACTTTGCGAATCTTCAATTTAAAATCAGCACCTTTCCAAAAATCAAAAGGATTGATTGGTTCTTCATCAGCAAATGCAGGTTGCATTGATTCCATAATTTTGTCAAAAATTTTCTTGCCAAATTTGTACAGAAAAACCTTTCCTTCTTTATCTGGATTTGCTTGATCTTGAATCACAAAGATGTTTGCATAATAAGAAAGCTTACGCTTTTGTTTGCGAGCAACTTCTTTGTCCTTTTCTTGTCCAGAGTTCCAAAGTTTAGAATTTTCCTCACATACAGGACATTTTTCACCAATAGTTGTAGCACAATTATCAATCAACCATCCACCAGGGCCTTGAAATGCATGACTCCAAACTTTAGCCCAAGGAAGTTCTTCTCCCTCAGGAGCAGGAAGAAAACGAATAACAGCAGAACCAGTATCCCCTTTATTCATTGTTGGCTTCCAAAGCCTATCATCAGCACCACCAGATTCTGGATTAGCAATCTTCTCTAGCTCTTTAGTAAGAGATGCAAAGTTTGATTGTGATTGAGTTTTAAGTGAGGCAAAAGACATTAATATTTCTCCGTATAATTTGTTTTTATGTGTTGTGTGTTTTGGTTCTCCACCCCAACAAAACCATTATAGCATATCAGTTCTGCGATGTCAAGCCCAAGACCTTTCGTTTTAATACAAAGTTAAGATTTGTGTAATTGATATCTAAAAAAGGAAAATACTTTTCAATCTTTAATTTTATTCCAGGCCAAACAACAGTCTCTTTAATATCAATATCAAACTGTTTAACAAAACTAAACTTAACATTAAATACTGTCAATGTTTCTAAGGAAATTTTATTTGACAAATAATACTTTAAAAGAACAGGATGTTGATTGCTTGGACAAGTAAACAAGTCATCAAACTTATCTACTGATTCCAATAAACAATCAACATCCTGTTCAAAAAAATAACTAATGGATTCAATTTTCTTTTTCCATTCTATGTAATTAGTCTCACCAGTTTTAGCTAAAGTTCCTATCCAAAAATCATCCTTTATAAAATTAGAAACATAAAAATTTTTTAATTCATCTCCATTATATTTTAAACTTAATTTTTTAAAAAAATACCGATCATTTCTTTTTTCAAAAGATTCTAATTTAGCTTTGGTCTTACCATTAAACTTAAAATAATCATATTTTTCGTTTTTAAAATGCGTCTTGATTCCAAGATACATTTGATAAGACTCAAACCCTGTCAAAATGGCAAAACACCTCTTGATGTTTTTTTCATATAATTAAGTCTTATTGCATCGGCTTTGATCTTTTCTTTTAATGGCTTGGAAATTAATTTGGAAACAGATTCAATTTCAATGTCATTGATTAAGCAATATTCAACAATCACATCAATATAACTTTGATTTTTACTTTCTTTTACCAAATTCTCTATATCCATAGAAAATTTTGTTGCTGTCATAAATTTAGTATTTAAAATCTCATCTAAGTTGTCTTCCATATTATACCACAACTAATTGATTTTGTCTATACTCATTAAATTGATTAATGTAACTTTTTAAAATTTTCAAATATCCAAACACATCATTTTTAACAAATACTTGACAACCACCATCCTCTCCAGCAATAATGGTAACTAATTGCTTTACAGCAACTCCAGTTCTTTCGTAGTACATCGCTGCATACGCCGATTCTTGTACAAAATAATTTAAAATATATCTTTCCTCTTTTTCTTTTTTTGATGTCTTAAAATCAATAATAGATAACACACCATCAAATTCAGCAATACAATCAACCCGACCAGCAATCTTTAATACATCAGAATAAAGAGGAGCTTCTTGCATATGTATATTATTTATCCGACTTAATACTGGCTTACATATCCCAAATAACATTTGTGCTAAAGGATGGGCAATAAACTCAGTCGGATTGTAGTTATTTTGTAGATAATTTTCAATAATTGAGTGCATGGCAGTACCACGAGTAGCAGCACGATATGATTGTTTTTCTGCTTCTTTTTTGCCAATTCTACGTTTCCATCGCTCAATACCTTCTTTAGATTGAAGGGACAAAACAGAAGTGATTGATGGATACTTATTACCATTAGGAATAGTATAGTATCTAGTACCATCAATCATTTCTGCTTCAAGTTCAACCAGTTCTACTGGAGTACCAACATAATTAAACATTATTGTGGATTCAACCCCATATTATGTTTGGCAATTAAATATTCTTTAACTAATCCAGAACGACAGACATCTTGAATACCAAATTCAACCATTTCAAATGACTCCATAGCATGTACAATTTTAATAAAATCATGGGCACCTGTTCTTTCATATTGTTTTAACAAATCACTTTGAGCAGTATCTCCACAGAATATAATTTTAGAATCAATACCTACACGAGTAATAATAGAATCTAACTCATGAAAAGTTAAATTTTGGCATTCATCAATTAAAATAATTGCATTATCTAATGTTACTCCACGAAGAAATGATGTACTCCAAAAACTAATTGTTTCTTGAGTTTTTAAATTCTCATACAATACTTCAAAAGCATCTTCGCTTGACATTTTGAACATATGTTTTACCATATTCTTATATGGTATTTGATAAAGAGATGCTTTATCATCATGACTGCCAGGAAGGAAACCAATTTCTCTTGTAGGCACTAAACTTCTTACAATATAAAGTTTTTCGTAAGGAGTTGTAGCCGAAAGAATTTCTTTTAGTGCAAGATAAATTGTAATGAACGTCTTGCCAGTGCCCGCCGAACCACAAAGAAAAAGATTCTTATTATTAGCATAAGCTTCAAAAACTTTTTCTTGGTTTTCTGTTAGTGGTTCTATATTAATTAGATGGTCAGAATTAATTGGTTTTTTTCTTCGCATTGTTTTTGCAGGAACGTCGGTAAAATTTTCTGTTCTTTTACGTCTTGCCATTTGATTTTAGTGAGTGTTAAAGTTTGAACCGCGATTAGCTTTTTTAATTCCTCTAAGAAGAGTTCTCATTCCATCTGGAACTTTATTTTTTATTCCAGGATCTGATACTGCATTAAGTCCTGAAGTGTGTATTTGTTTAATACTTTTATTTTCTTCAAGATATTTTTCTTTATCAGATATGGTAAATGATTTTTCAAATCTTTCACCAGTTTCTATATTTTCAAAATCATACAATGGCATATTAATCAATCCTAATTGAGGGAGCATCTACACATTCTGGACAATTTTCACCTCTTACCCAATCAAGAGCTGAAGCAATAGTTGGATACTGACAACAAAAAATACATTTGATTGCTTCAGCAACATCCATATGCTCGGCCTGGGTGCCATGGGCACTTCTAAGGTCTACGTAATGCATCCAACTACGAAGACTGCCCGACATATAGAGACGGGTCTGTGTTGCCTGTGGAAGCACAAAACGGGCACATTCCTTCGCAACACCTTTTTCAAGCATCTTATTATAAAGTTTCAAAGAATAATCAAAGTGCTTACGAATTTCTTCTTGAAGACCAAGTTTTACATAATCTCCAAGATCGTCTGTGGAATTTTGCCTATTCTTTATGTCCTGTCTTCTGAGATCAGGAACTGGAAGTTCTAGTTGAAGTTCTGTGCTGTCTGCGTATCTTTGACTAAACTGTTGAAAAGTAAAACTCCTATGGCGAAGAATTTGTGTGGCAATTGCAAGTGAAGTATTAATTTCAACCGTCATAAAAGCATGTTCAAAAATGCTCCAGTGTTGATGCTTAATACAGTATTTAAGTAAACCTTCAAAATTAGAATTATCTTGGTTTTTGGGATTACTTACACGAGCACAATATGCAATATGTTTTTCTGCATCAGGTGTAGCAGAAATAAGTTTAACCGTTGGTTTCATAATTTTGATATCCAAATCCTTTTTGTTGCTTTTTTAAAAATTTTTTTCTAGCTAATTGTATTAAAGCAGTATCAAGTTGTTTAGTCATATATTGAAGTTCAGCATCTGAATATAGATGTGGATTTTTTAAAGCTATTTTTACTAATCTTATAGTATCTTTAAGTCTCATCAATTATCCTCAACTACGATTACCCCATTGGATTTCAGGAAATGCTTCTTGAACTGCAGCTTTTGTCAACCTATATTTGGCTTGTAAATCTTTATCTTTTACAAGACACACAACTTCAGCTTCTGATTCATGAAGACCTTCAAGTAACTGAATAAACATATTTTCTTTTTGTGCCCGAGGCAAACTATCATTGCCTCCTTTAACAAAATTATAAAAAACTCTGTATTCTTTTTCTAAACGAGTATGTTCAGTACCAGGAGGAGCTTCATTTTTAGTATAAGGGACTTCACCTTCTGGAATTGCAGATTTTACAGAATCATCATAATTCCAAATCAAAAGCTGTCTAAGAGCAGGAGAATTATACTTGCGAAGAAGTTCAGCTTTTTCTGCTTTAGTTTTGGCGTTACTTACTTTTTGTAAGATTTCAGATATTAAAAGACTTTCAGACATAGTTACCTCAATTAAATTCAGCGAGTAGTTTAGTTAATTTATTTTGAATAAAGTAATTCAATTTTACACTTTTTTTGTGTTGCATACTATTGATATAAGATTTCAAAATAGTTTGTTCAAGTTCTTTTGGAATATATTCAAAATCAATTAAAGTTTTATTCCGATGATAATTCCTTAATTGATCCGTATTACAAAATTTTTCTGGTTCATAATCAATCCATTTATCTATATTCTTTTTGCTGATAGGTCTTTGCCTTTTTGAAGAGACAAAGCTATCATCATCAGAAAGAAAATTGGGAATTCCATCACTTCTATCACCTTTAACAATATGTTCTTTAAGAAATCGTTTCGGATTTTCCTGTATCAAAAACTTTTTTTGAATAGGATTAAATTGTTCAACATCAGGATACTTTTGAAGTTGTCCCATATCTTTATCACCAGAAAGAATTAAAATTTTTTCTTTAATATGATTAGAACAATATTTTGTTAAAGTAGCAATAATATCATCTGCTTCAGCACCATATACTTCAATTACTTTATAATGTAAATTTTCATTTATTTCATCACGAATTTTATTCAAACAATCAAAAATTAATCCCCAATTTAATTTAGAATCTTCCCTATCTTTTTTTCGGGTAGCTTTATAATGTGGGAAATAATCTTTACGCCAATAATGCTTACTATCATAACAAAGAATGAGTTCTCCATAATCATTATGAAATTTAGTCTCATAATGACGAAGAGAAGAAATAACCATATGGCGGATTAGGTCTTCCTGTAAATCATCATTATTATTAGGTTTTATAGAAACCATCAAATTACTAATCATAATTTGATTCATATCAACCAAAACAGCCATATTTAATCCTCGTCTTCGTCAAAATAATTATTTTCAAATCTAAAAGCAATAAGCTGTTCGTTTAATAGTTCACCATCTTCATCATATAATTCTGGGTGAAGTGTATGTTGATGTTTGGTTTGAACAAAATTGTCAAAATAAGCATTACCAAACCAACCAAATAAAAAACCAACCAAAAATGATCCAAGAATAATAAAAACTGAAAAATATATGATTACGTTGGTTTCCATCTGTTTTTTCCTTTTGGGTTGAGGTTTATTTCATTCTTCGCTTTCTCGTAAAGATATTAATCTTAATATCTAATTCATAATTTAGAAAAGTAATCATTCTGTTTATACCAAAAATAGATTTCCTTTTCTTCTCCTCCCTAACGGGAAACATTATTGCCACACCTTTATTTAGTCTTAACTCATCAATATCCATTAAAAAACCTTCAAAATAATATAGTTCAACCCAATCCGACCAGTTGGCGGATATGGTTTAGTTGTCAAATTACCAGAAAGATTATTAATGGCAATTTGACTACTATCTACAATATAATCTAAAATTTCATTTGGTTTACGAAGTTTTTTCATCCAAGATTTATTTGGATCAAAATTAATAATAGTACTTCCCTTGACTACAAATCCAGTTGAATAATATACTGAAAGCTTTTCTCGGTGATGATCATAAAGACAAGCAACTCTTTTACCAATTAATTCTTTTGGCTCAATAGAATTATAAATTACTCCATTAACTTCACAAGTTTTACTATACTTTACTTTTGCTACTTGTTGTTCAGCAGAAATAGTTTTCCCAGAACGAACATTCTTTTCTCCTGAATACTTATGAGCATCTTCAATATATTCTTCAAGCATTTCTTTGAATTCACGAAGATGATTTCTTTTCAAATGTCCATATGCTTCTGTTAGGTAACTATCCTCACAATAATACGCAGAACGAACTTCTTCATATGTATCCTGTAATGGCGTATCATTAATGAACTTAATAATCGTTTTTTTATCAATATTACCAGAACTAAGGTATTTGTAAAAACTGAATTTTGGTTTCTTTTTTTCTACTAAAAAACTATCAATTTGAGTATCAATAAAACTTTCAATGTCGGATACCGCTTGAATGCGTGTTTCCACAAGATTCATAACCATAAAAAATCCTCAAATAAGGGTTTGTTCTTTCAAATACTGAACCGTTTCTGTACAACCACCAACTAGGGTCCCATCTATCATAACACGTGGGAAGGTCGGTTGGGGGGAAAATTCGGAAAGAAATTGCTCTCTAGTAAAATCCTTGTCTAATTTATATTCTACATAGTCCCATCCTTTAATTTCAAAAATCTGTTTGATTTTGTCACAATAGGGACAACCATCTTTAGAGTAAATTACAATATCCATTTTAATGTTTAAGTAAACTTTAATTTCCCTATCGGGAAAGCGGAGAATAATAGAATTGAACTATCGGGCTATTAACCTGGCATCGTTTTCAAGACGATTTACGGACCATCCGTGCTATTCTCCAAAAAAGGGCTTTCGCCCTGAAGTAATTATTGAAGAACTACTTTCTTTTCGTGACCAACAATAACAGAAGGGTCTACATGAATATCAAATCCTTTTTCACGAATTTTCATACACCAATGAACATCTTCACTAGTAATATCTCTAATATGACCAACATCACGAGTAGGAAGTTCAAACCAAGGATAGGACAAACTTTCAAACACTCCATATTTAACAGCAACAAACCCAAATCCAACATAATCAACTTTAAAAGGCTTTTTCTCTTTCGCCAATTCTTTACGACTGATAAAAGAATAATTTCCTTTTTCAATTAAAACTTCATCACGCATATCACGACAAATAGGATAATGATTGTTATCAGTTGTGATATAACATCCACTCATAATATCCTTATCATGATTGATTAATTGCATAATCTGTTCTGGTTTCCAAACAATGTCATGATCAATCCAAAACAAATAATCATACTTAACTTCACCATTAAAGGGAATTTGATATTGTCCCCGAAGATTATTTGCACCAAGAATTACATTACGAGTAAAGGCAACAATTGCATTTTCATACATTGAATATTGAACTTCAATCCCCTGTGCTCCCATATAAGCAAGAGTATTATTCCAACAATTGAAATAATTTGAAGATACTGAAGATGCAGGCAAACAAAAAACAATTTTCATAAATCAACCTAGGGTTTCAAATTTTATTATACACCATATTGTCCCTGGTGTCAAGGGAATTTAATTGGTAAAAATTCGCCGTTAATTTCGGCAATATATGAACAAGTATCACACCAATCTCCACAGTTTATATAGACAAAATTATCTATAGTTCTAACATTTAAATGATGAATATGTCCTGTTATAATTCCAGAAATTCCCTCAAAACTTTTGCCATATTTTACTTCATCATTCTCATAATTATCAATATAAATTTTGGCTTGGTTTAAGTTCTTTAAAAAATTAACAAAACTCCAATTAAAATATTTTTTAGTCAAAGTATTAATTGGTGTAATAAATTCATAACCCCAATTCAAAATAATTTGTTTCCATGAACCAGAAGAATATTTTGAATTTCTATCTCCATGATCACAAAGATATTTTTTACCAGTTGTTTCAAAAATATACTGATCACATATTGAAATTTTACCAACATTTAAAGGCAAATATTTAATATAATTTCGGACTACTTCATCATGATTACCAATAACATAAACAACTTCAATATCATTTAAAGATAAATCTAAAACTTTTTTGACCGCCATTGTATGCTTTTTTGTCCAATTACTATTATATTTCTCCATACAATGGATATCAATAAAATCACCAACAATAACAAGTTTTTTTGTTTCTAGTGTATTAAGAAAATTTAAAAATTTATCTACATTACACCTAGAAGTCCCTAAATGTATATCAGAAATGAATACGGTATTATACATAAAATTATAATAAAATAAGTATGGGTATAGCAATAATTGCTATTGATATTAAAATTGCCAATACTTGATTAAGTATTGGCTCAAAACTGTGATAGTCTTCCATAAATGCATTTAGTTATTTAAAGTTCTTCTGGGCTTATATTCATATAAATTTATAGGTGGATCTGGCTCCATCCATTTATGTATCATAAATTCTTTACCTTCACAATAAAAGTATTGTTCCCGATACCAAAGTTGCCAATCAGTATGTCCTTTTGAATTATTACATTTTTGACAACAACAAAGTACATTTTTTGTTGTATCTTTTCCTCCTTTTGCTTGAGGAATAATATGATCTAATGTTAGATCTTTATCTGATCCACAATAAGCACATTGATGATTCCATTTTTCTCTTATTGATTGCCTCCAAAGTTTTTTTGCTTCTGCAGAAGAACTTGTATAAAGATTATACAAATATCCTTCTGGGGAATCATAGAGTTCCATAGAATGGATCGTACTTAATAGTATTTATTTTTTATAAATGTCATATTAAACCTAAATAAATATGCACTCCAAATTATTGACGAGGCTGTATGACTCGCCCAAGAGAATACAATGCTCCAGATAGAATTGCTTGGAATGATTCTATCCATTATATTCTCAAAGCAATTGATAATCATACAAAGTTCTTCATCCAAACTGGTGATGTTTGGCATGAAGAACAGGCACAAATATTAAGAAAATATACAAAAGATTTAAAAATTTGGATTCACAAACAAGAAAAAAAATATTAAGATTTAACTTTTTTCTTTTTGCTTTTAATTAATTTATATTCCCTATCAATTAAAGGTGTACCCCCAGATGGAGTTTCACCATTTTCCATATCATTAAACGCTTCTTGAACTTTAAAAAGAAACTGCTGATAAGTTATCATTTATATTAAGTTTCTTTGGTGATGCCTTTTTTTGCTCTCATAGCAGCAGCTTTTTCAAGTGCTCTTTGTCTTGCTGCATCTTGTTCTGACTTGGGAATGTTGAACATGTCCCTATCAGTTTTTAATCTTTCTCTAGGTTTTTCAGGAACTGCAGATTCTGAAACTGATTCACCACTATCAATATAATTGGCAGCAGCATGAAGTTCTTCTTCTGCTCTTGTAATCTTTGCTTGAACCCAAGCTTCTATATCTCTCTCTTCACCTTGCATATGAGACATTAATGTTTCACAAGAATTTTTAATAGAATGAAGCTGTGCACGAATCATTGATACTTCATGATCTTCATATCCTTTTGATTCATTAATAAATTCAGAGAATGTTTTCATAATTATTCCTCGTCAATTCCATGTCCAGGAGCTGCCCTATAATTTGGATTTCCTGCTTTATATTCTTGATACGCTCTAGTATTTCCTTTTTTATCAACTCTAGTAACAAGTTTTCTAGTATCTGCTGGCTGTTGTGATTTAGATGATTTATACGTTGCCTCATTAACAATACTTTGTCTCCAATCTTCACTCATATTAACCATAATACCTTGAGCAGATTCTTCATCTGTAGCAAAACCTTCATCAAGAAGATACTCTAAAAAGAAATTATAAACATCTAAATTTTCTTTTACTCCTGTTTCTTTATCTTGTCTACGCTGAGTTGAAACAACTGCATTCAATCTTCTTTTTAATTTTTTAGCCGCTTCAGGTCTTTCACCCCATTCTAATGGCTTATCTTTCCAATCATCATGTTTACCAATATTGCGCTCTCTACTTTTCGGCATGAACGTTAATCTAGGACCTCCACCAGCGGCTTCATCCAAATACATCTCTGCCATCTCATCCCAAGTATATTCACTCAAATCATAACCTTCATCAATAAGTTGATTAACCCAAGCTTCAATTTCTTCTTTCATTCCCCAAAACTTTCTTACTGGAGCAGATTTTTCAGCCCTTTTACCAACTTCTCTTGCAACCTTATAAGTAATAGCAATATCTTCTCCAGCTCTTTTTGCTACTTTACCTGCAGTTTTTAAAGCACTACCAATCTTTGCACCAATTCCTTGCTTTGTTTGAGCAGGAGTTGATTTTGTCTCTGGTTGTTTTTTGGTGGCAGCTTTAGTAGCTTGACTTCTAAGAGCAGCAGTCATTCCAGATGGACGATCATCTGATGTATCTCTAGCTGCTTTTTCTTTTCTTCTAGCAGCAATTGCTGATGTTTTTGCTCCACCTTTTAATGCAGCAATCGGCTTTCCGGCTTTAGTTACAGGTTCAATACGACCACTTCTTCTGGCTTCATTTAATGTGTATTCTTCAGCAATATCATAAACAAATTCAGCAAACTCATCAATACCAAGTTCTTCAATTAAAATATCAATCCCATGTTCATTTAATCCTTCAGCATAAAAATACTCAGTAGCAATTTCAACTTCTTCCGTAAGATAGTCTTCTTCTACTGTTTCTTTATCTTCATAAATTGAAAGATAGGCTTCTTGAAGACTTCTGAGTTCCTTGGTTTCTATCATAGCATTAAACTTTATAAGTATTTAGTATTTTTTAAAAATATAATTAATTTCTCCCATCAAAACAGTACAAGCATCTTCAATTTCAGTTAAATTATAATATAAAGCCCCATTTAAACAACAAAAAAATTCTAACTGATTTGATTGAGTATATTCATTAGTCATCAATTTATACCAAAGCTTAAAGGCTTTCATGGTATTTTTTTGAGATTACTAAACTATTTATTACTTAATAACCTCACAACACTTTTGAATATTTATTTTATTCAAATAATTAAAAGCATTCATTAATAGTTCAGCATTATCATCAAATAAACCCAATCCTCTGTTACAATTATCACACAATATTCCTCTAATTTCTCCATTTTTATGATCGTGATCTACACATAAAAAATCTTTACTTTTTGATTTTTCTTTCCCGCAAATTGCACACCCACCATTTTGAACTGTTAAAATTTCATAATATTCATTTAAAGAAATATTATATAATCTTTTTAAGTGATATTCTCTTCTTTCTAATTTCCTTGCTGGAGATCTTTTTCTATCTCTTTCTTTATATTTTTCTGGATCAGATTTTCTATATGATTTTTCCTTTTCTCTAACATATTCTAAATTATTTTTTCTATATTCTCTAATTCTTATTTTGTAACATTCTTTACATTCTTTATGTAAATTTCCATTTTTTCTTACATAAAAGTTTGATTCGTGCAAAGAAGTACTACACTTACTACAAATTAACATATTTACCCTAAGGTTGGTTGCAATACTATTTATAAGAATGGGGGATAATATTATCCCCCATTTACCTAAAATGTGCAACCAACTCAGGCAATAGTATTTATTTTATTATTTCACAACACTTTTGGAAATATGCTTCACGACTAGATAAACCTGTATAACCACCATTGACTCTCAGAGTAACTTGCTCTACTGATGGATTTTTATCACAAAGAGCATTCATTTCATTTTCATGCCACCAATAACCGGCAGACGAGGCTGGATACTTAGAAGCAACATAAGAAACTCCATCCATAACTTTTGGATCCTTAATATAATTAGCAAATGCCTGATAGTTTGCTCTTCCAGTCAATTGAATAAATCCAGCACCTTTATACTTTCTGCCATCTCCAGGTTGAGTATTACCTAAATCACTTCTACCTTCATAATCAGCACCAGAAGCAAGTTCTTCTGTATAAATCCCACCACCAGACTCATGAGAAATTTGAGCCAAAAAATGACGCATACGAAGTGTTGTATTGATATTAAAAGTTCTTAGACATTTATTCAAATCCATTACTTGACTTGTAGGAATATCTGTAGTTTTACATCCCCAGATATGTGCTAACTCAGCAGCAGTTACAAATGTTGCTGCTTGTTTTCTCCAAAGAGTTGCAAATTCAACTAAAACTGCCAAAGGAATAACCGTCTGCAAATAAGTAAATGCAGCAAGTTGTGGAGTAAGTCCTTTATAATATTTAACTGCATTTACCAGTTCAATTGGTTCTGGTTTAGGAGTATTACGATAGGTAGTTGCAAATGTAGATAGAACTACATCAGAAAGTTTACTTTGTAGAAATTTAAGAGCAGCATCTTGCTCTTCAGTTCCAGTATAATACTTTGCTACATCTATAAGTTGAATAGTCATCTTCTATCCTCATTTTTTTTATTTATAGGTTGCTGCTCTTAAAACCAAAACAACAGACATGATTACAAAATAAGACTCTAGAATACGATAAATGATCACCTAGAATACTCCTGAATTTTATCTAAAACTTTATTAAGATATTTGTGTGCTAATCCCTTTGCATCTGAATTATATTCTACATGTTCATCATATAATTCATTTTTTAATCTCTCTACATAACACCTAATTTGATCTTTTGTGAGTTCGTTTCTAGGCATAAAAAGAAAAAATCTCCACCCTTATTTAGAATGGAGATAGGCATAAATGCTTATTTTATGTTATGGTTTTAAAACACTCCCGGAATAATTTGACCACTTACAATGTATGAACCAATCATAGCAACAAATCCAATCATTGCAAGTTTTCCATTTTTTAGTTCGTTTTCGCGTGTCCAACCAAATTTCATTTTAATACCTCCTATCAATAAAGTCCAAAGAAAAGATTGCCAGTTAGCGCATAAGACACTAAACCAGCAATTACACCAACCATAGCGGTTCTAGAATTCCAAATTTCAGCCTTTTCTGCATAAGTTTCAATTTCATGTTCTTGCATGTCTTTCTCCGTAATGTACATTTTGGGTTCTTTTGCGAACATATTCTGTTGTCCGCGATCATTTGTTGTAACAGTCATCTGTATATCATAAAGAGTTACAATAGTATTATATAGGATCTTTGGGCATTTGTCAAGCCCCTTGAAGGTTAAATTTTGGTTAAAGTAAAGACATTATGAAGAGGAATACTGCGAAGAGTTCAAAGAATAGGAGAATGTGTAGGAAGTTCATTGGTGTTTTTTAACATATTTAATCATATTCTTGATAAGTTCTACATCTTCATTTACATATCCAATTGTTCTGTTGCAAACATTACAAAGCAAACCTCTTACTTCACCTGTCTTATGATTATGATCTACAAAAAATACTTCAATTTCACCACCTCTTCCAGATTTTCTTCCTTTAGGTTCATCAGTTCCACAAATAGCACACTTATGTCCTTGTTTTTCTAACAATATGTTATATTCATTCAATCCAAAGTTTTTTCCATACCTATATTTTAGATTTTCATCCCTCTGTTTAATTGGATCATAATTCTTCTGTTGTTTTTTAATATAACAAGATTTACATTTTCCATGATAACCATAAGGCTCTCTATTTCTTACAGTTTGATAAAACTCTGTAAGTGGTTTTGCTTCGTTGCAGATTTTGCAGGTTCTCATAATTCTTTTAGTTGATTGAAGTTATTATAACATAACTTCAACTATTTAGCAAATAAAAAAGGAACTCATAAGAGTTCCTCCTTATTATATCAACCGATAGAGGGTGCAATGAGAGCAACAGGAGTTGCTTCAGCGGCAGCAAGGTCTAAAGGAAAATTATGTGCGTTTCTCTCATGCATAACTTCCATACCAAGTCCACCACGATTAAGAATGTCTGCCCAAGTAGGGATTACACGTTCTTGATTATCTTTGATGGAACCATTGTAGTTAAATCCGTTCAAATTAAAAGCCATCGTGGAAACCCCAAGAGCAGCAAACCAAATACCAATTACGGGCCAGGCAGCAAGGAAGAAGTGGAGGCTGCGGCTGTTGTTGAAGGAGGCGTATTGGAAGATCAGGCGACCGAAGTAACCGTGGGCAGCCACGATGTTGTAGGTCTCTTCCTCTTGACCAAACTTGTAGCCATAGTTCTGGGACTCGGACTCGGTGGTTTCACGAACCAGCGAAGAGGTCACCAGGGAGCCGTGCATGGCGGAGAACAGGCTGCCACCGAAGACGCCAGCCACACCAAGCATGTGGAAGGGGTGCATCAGGATGTTGTGCTCGGCTTGGAACACCAACATGTAGTTGAAGGTGCCGGAAATAGAAAGAGGCATTCCATCACTAAAACTTCCTTGACCAAAAGGATAAATCAAGAAAACAGCAGTTGCAGCAGCAACAGGTGCAGAGTAAGCAACCATAATCCAAGGACGCATACCTAGACGATAGGAGAGTTCCCATTCACGACCCATATAGCAGAAGACACCAATGAGGAAGTGAAATACAACAAGTTGGTAAGGACCACCGTTATACAACCATTCATCAAGACTTGCTGCTTCCCAGATAGGATAGAAGTGAAGTCCAATGGCATTAGAAGAAGGAACAACAGCACCAGAGATGATGTTGTTTCCGTACATTAGAGAACCAGCAACTGGTTCACGAATGCCGTCAATGTCCACAGGAGGAGCACCGACAAATGCGATGATGAAACAAATCGTTGCAGCGAGTAATGTTGGAATCATCAAAGTTCCAAAATTTCCAATGTATATACGATTATTAGTACTTGTTACCCAGTTAAGGTAACGTTCCCAGAGATTTTCGCCAGAACGGCGTGTAGCAATTGTAGCAGTCATTTTCGTTAAAGGGTAAATAAGAATTCAGGGGGAACTGAATGTTACAGTTATTTCCGTACCACCCTCCAGTACGGATATGAGAGACGGATTTTACTTGCCCATTAGTCTCGGTGGGGCAAAGTGAAGAAATGTTTTCATTTCCTGACTTATTTATTATACAGTATCTCAGAATACACGTCAATGAGCACAAGTACCTATAAGGTTTTCAAATACAAAAAAAGAGGCTTAAAGCCTCTTTTTAAACTAAGGGGGATTCATCACCGACCAGTACTTTTTACGTCTCTCCGTGACGATTATTGGGGTCCTTTAGGTAGTTCTAAAGGTAATCTTCCCAGCAACGGATTATAATCAAATAGAGAAGAATAATCTTTAAGATTTATCCCAGTTTCTTTCCAAAATTTCATAATTCCTTCATAGCATTTTCTGTGATAGATATTGATATGATCTGTATGTATTGTGGAATCTAATTCAATATTATATAGAAATAAAGGCATAGCATAAGCTCTACCAGCATTATAAATCAAATCATCTGCCACTGCTCTTGGTTTTACACCATTATCAAGTTTATATTTTTCACCAATAATATGATAACCAAGTAAACGTTTGGCATAATCACGTTTAATTAAATAACATGCAGCAGAAAAATCATTAATATATCTATGATGAAGATTTGCTGTTACCTGCATATCATTAATGATTGCCATTTGAAAAATCTCCCAATCGTATGGAAGATACGACATAATTGTATCCCAATCAAATGGCCAATAGTCAACAGGTTCAAACAAAACGTCATCTTCACAAATTACTGCATATTCAGTATCAGTATTTTCATACCAATATTTAATTGCTTTAAGATGAGATAATACTGCTCCAACTTCTTTGGAGTTCATATGTTGAGGATATCTACCAGAAAGGTGTTCAAAAAGATTTGATTTTCTACCATCAAATCCAGAAATGCGAGTGTATTTTACGTTATAAGAATCAAATTGTTCTTCAGTAGCAACTTTTCTTTGTATATCACTATCAAGATTGATGTAATAAATGTGTGGAAAATTATTAAGTTTATGCATTGTTAAATTTTTTAAAGATTACAAACCAACCATTTTCATTTGTATCAATATAATGGGTTTCAAATAGACTTGGATTTTTTCGGTATGCCATTAATAGCATTGTTTGATCATCGTCTATTATACCGCAGTCTAGCATAGACTCCATACTTTTGTCAACTCCTTCTTCAAGGAATTTCCAATATTCTTTTGGGGCAACAATATGACATCCTTGAATATAAACTGTATTTGTTTTCATAATATCAAATACGGGTCTAGTATCAAAGGATTTAATATTAAAAACATTAATTTTATGCGGGAAATCATAATTCCAAATTCTGGATTTAGAAATAGTATCAATATCTCTACAATACCCAAAATCAATCCAAGCTACTTGGTCATTAGTTACATATTCATTTTTAATAGCATCATTAACAAATTTAGATTTAAAGGCATTTAGTAGTACATATTTTGGATTCCAATATTCTGGACATCCTGGCTCAAGAGGTAATTTTTTATATTCTTCATCATCCATAATAGATTGAATTTTTTGAATCTTATCTTGACAACAATTTTCAAATAAAGTATCCCAAATAACAATTTTAGTTTTATCTAAATGACCAAAAGAATTACGAATTTCTTCAATTTTATTTTTAAATTTTGATTCAGTATAAATTATTAACTCAATATTTATTTGAGCCAGATAAGAAAAATAATAAAGATATTGATTATTATTTCTAGAATAATATCCTTCCCAATTACCTCTTCCTATATCAAAAAATGCTGTAACAATAGAAACATTAGATTTCATTTATTAACTCCTGAATATCAGAACGAATACTCATATTGGGATTAAAATACCTACTATGAGGATCTTGAAAAGATTCAAACAATCCACATTGAGAACCTTGAGTAACTAAAGGTGGTTCTAACCAATATACATTCAAATTAAGTTCTCTAAACCAATAAGAATATTCATGATCAATTGGAAAACAAATACCTTTAGTATTCATTCCATTTAAAATTTTTGATGCTGCTTTTTTTGTAAACAAAATAGAATCTGTACACCGATCTGCAGGCCAATCTTTTTTATACCAATACTTTTCAGGAAGTCTTTTATATTCTGGAATTCTTTTATCTACTGCCTGACCAATAAAAGCAACATCCCAGTCTAATGGAAGTGTTTCCATATAGTGTTCAAGTTGTTCAAGAAAATTTGTTTCTACAATAGCATCATCTTCAAGAAAAAGACACTCTGTATTAGTATAATTAGAAACAAAAAAAGTTAAAGCAGTTTTATGTTTTAATCCCAAAGAAACTTCTTCTGGTTTGAGTGGATATAGTCCAGGAGAAAAATGTGATGGTACTCTTTTTTGATATTCTATAATATCTGCTCTAAAATTATTTCTATAAATTTCATAAGTTACAACTTCTTTATCATAATTTTCAACCCAAATTATTTCTTTAAAATTTTCTTTTTCAAATATTTTTTTTAAAAGAAGTTTTCTAGTATTATTTGGAGTGTAATGCATCACAAATGTTTTCATAATAATTCCTCAATATCATTTCTAATTGTTAATAATTTCGTGTTTTGATAATTACTACCATATTTTACTTGAAAAGATTCAAATAATCCACATTGAGAACCTTGTGCAGTAATTGGTGGTTCAAGCCAATATACATTTGTAGATAATTCTCTAAACCAATAAGAATATTCATGATCAATTGGAAAACATATTTTACATCGGTTAATGGCATCTAAAAGTTTTAGTGCCATTCCTTTTGTAAACACCATAGAATCTGTACATTTTACATTTTCTGGCCAAAACTTTTTATACCAATACTTACCTTCAACAACATCTTTTATTCTAGCATTTGCTCCCCCTTGACCAATAAATCCAACATCAAAATCTTTTGGTATTTTATCAAAATAATAATTAAATTTTTCAATAAAATCATGAGCTAAAATTATATCATCTTCTAAAAACAAACCATAATTATAATTTGAATCACAAAATTTTCTTAATGCAAGTTCATGTTTTAAACAAAGAGATGCTTCTTCTGGAAGCATACAAATATGTTTTAAATGATTTTTTCTTCTATCCACTTCTTCTTGTGTAAGAATAAAAACTTCATCTAAAATCTCTTGTGTTATAGATTCTTTATCATAAGCTGTTATAAATTGATAATTATTAATTTTTTCTTTTAATAACTGTTTTTCAATAAAACTTTTTCGTGTTTTATTTTTAGTGTAATGCATTATATAAATTGGAAAATTATTTTCCATTTAAAAATACCTCGTTGAATTTATTCATTACTGGTATTGGTTTAAATTTTTCCACTAAAGAACTAAAATCTGCAAATTGATATCCATCTTTAATAAGAGATAACTTATCAAATAAATCTGCTTCTCCATTATATAAGGTATTAATTGAACCAAGTAATGAAGTATGATGTTGATCATTACCACCAACCCAAGCAAATACTGGTTTATTTTGACTCATAAATTCACAAATAGCAATACCAAAACTTTCTCCCATTGCTCTTGCATGTATCATTGCATCACAAGTATTAATGAAATTAGATTTCTCTTGCAAATCAACAATTTTATCAATAAAAATAAAATTAGGATGATTTGTAAATTTTAAAGTATTTGCAAATAGAAAAACATACTCTGGATTATTGTATGCAAATTTTACCAATCCATCTTTAACCCAAGGTAAATCAAATGTATGTAATCCACCATATCTACCAATAACAATTTTATCTTTTAGATTATATTTTTCTCTAAAATCACCATTTGGTTCTGGAAGATTTATCATATGAGGTACAAAAGGAAAGTTTCCTTTTGTTACTTTATCACTTAACCATTCAGACACATAAGCATAAACATCCCCATGTGGTTGAAAATCCTGAAAAACACAATGAATTAAATTTTTACGATTTGAAATTCTTTGATCAAAATGACCAGATTTAATAAAATATGCTGCATCAATATTTTCTTTATCACAAATTTCGTTAATTCCTTCTAAAGAATCGTATGATAAAACTTTAAACTCTTTTTTAAACTTCTCTACAACTTCTACTTCTGTGCCACCATCTTCATGATATGGTTGAAATCCACAATAAGCAATAATACTTTCATTACCTAAGTATTTTTGATTGTAATACGCATAATCATATAAAGCAACAGAAGTTCCCCTATAACTTAAAGTATTATCGTGAAATAAGATTTTCATTTTTTTCAATTAATTTAGTGTAAATTTTATTAAAAACTATTTGTGGATATTCAACTAAGGTATTGAATACTGGTTCATTCAAATACTGATTATATAACTCTTCATCACTATCAACTTTTTTAATATATTCAATAGCATCAGAAAAACTATCAAAGTTTTTTACATTGATAAATGCTTTTTCATTAAAATCTGTTATTGCCATATCACCACCATAATAGATAGGGACACTTCCTGCAGCAAGAGGTTCCATCAATTTTTCAGTTACATATCCTTGATTAATTGTATTTTCAAAAGCTATGGTAAATTTGTAATCACCAAGTTCTTTTGTTTTAGAATTCATTCTATACTTAGTATTATTAAGAAGACTTCCTGTACTTTCTACCATTTTATATTCACGAAGTCTCATAAAAAATTCAATTCTAGTTTGAACTGGATTTGAATAGGTAAAATTACAAAATTTATTTTTAGGTTTATTATTTTGATGTCTATTGATAATTTTACTTACAAGTAAAGGGTTATTCATTGAATCATCCATATCTTGATCTTCTACTCCTTGAATATGATGACTTCCTTGACCAACACAAGGAATACCTACAAGTTTATACGGTGTGTCAATTTGTGGAATATCCCACATCATATAAAGCACCCAAAGAGGAAGTCTAAAATAATCAGGTCTTTTATTGGCATCAAATCCAAAGTAAAGATCAGGATTACCTTGAACTTCATGTGGTTCTCCAGTATAACCAATAATTAATGGATTGTTTGAATATTCATCCCTAATTGGTGGTGGACCAAAGACACTATAAATTACAACATCAGGATCTTTATCTTCATAAACAACATTATATTTTTGAGAAAGCACATATTCAAAAAAATAATCTTGTGGCATTTTGTTAGGATTCATTCCTGGCCACATATTACGATAGGAAAGTTTTATTGTTTTCATTTTAAAATCTTTTTAATTTCTTCAGTAATTATATCATCAGTAGTGTCAAAAATAAACTTAAAATCACATTTAGTATTAAATCCAAATGGAAAACATTCTTCATAAGTTTTACCCATTGCTAGAAATTTCTTATTAGGATTATTTAAATTTTCTTTAGTGTTAGTAAAAAGAAAAGGACCAGAATTTCTACCAATAATTATATCACAAAAAGTTGAAAGATATGCAATCTCATTTAAATCAGACCCATCTCTAGGTTGAATAATGTCATCAGTAAAAAAGGCATTGGACATTGATGTAGGAAATTTATTAGTAAAAATAAACAATTCATCTACACTATTTCCAAGAAATTGATTAAAAATATTACTCATATCATGATTTTGATAAGATTGATTAGAATGTCCTGGTCCATTAGAAACCAGTATCATTTTCTTACCAGAATATTTTTGAACAAATGCATCAATTGATCTATAATTAAATTTTGTATAATCTATACTATGAGCATAGTCTTCTACATTATCACTTAACTTTAAATTTAATTCAAATTTTTCATTAAGTGTTTTATAAATATGAGTCCAAATTTTATAATACGCTTTCCAATTAATATCAGAACCAATTTTACCGTCTTCCAATGGTAAAACAAGAGCTATGCCATCATCTGCCCTATCAATAAAATAACATCCAACCCAAGTATTAATATAAAAAGTATCATTTTCTTCAATAAATTTTGGATTAATTTTACCTTGAAGAAATGATGGCATCCCCATATAAGTAACATTCAAATCACGAAGAATTTTTGGATGATTTGAATGGCAATAAAAATATTTTGCTGGAAATTTTTCAATAAGTTCATTTACAAATGCCTTTGTTGCTAAACAATCACCATTATGAAAATGATTATAAAAACAAATTTTATGCATTTTCAACTCCTTTGTATAATTTCACAGAATCTTCAACCAACGATTTATTAGTTTGAATTGCAACTTCAATCATACGATTAATTGCTTGTACGTATTTTGGTCGCTTTATTTTAAAACAAATATCAATTTTCTTTTTAAGTGTAGCAATTTCATCATTTGTTGTTGCAGCTTGAATTGCATCTTCAAGCATCCACATACGAGTATGTAAAATAGAAAGTTTTTCTACAACTTCACCAAGATTGTCTGTTTCAATATATTCAACATCGGGAAGTTCTCTTTTTGTAAGAACTTCATTTACAGTTTCTTTAATACATTCATCAATAATTTGTCCAAATTTACTCATTTAAGTTCTCCCAAAATTTTAGCAAGTTTTTTCATATCGTTTAAAGTTACAAACTGATTATTTCCAATATAAACACCATTCTCATGAATTATGTCTACATTTAAATTATTTGCTTGTATGTCTATTTTATATTGTTGTAAGTAAGGCTGTTTTAATAAGTTTCCACCAACAATAGGTCTATACTCAATTTTATACTTTTCAAATAAACTAATCAAATTCTTTTTGATTTCTTGAGTTTTACATATAAATGGAAAACAAAAACAACTATTACCTGGATGATAATATACTGGATAAAAATTTTCATTTTGATTAGAAATTTCTACAAATTTTTTATAATTTTCTTTTCTTATCAAAACAAAATTGTCTAATCTTTTTAATTGAGATAATCCCAATACTGCACCAAGTTCAGTGTTTCTAAAATTATATCCATCAGTTACAAACAAAAAAGATTTTTCAATATCAGGATTTTCTTCAATATACTCAGAAAATTTATTAGAAACTCTTGCTAATCCATGTGATCTTTTAAGTTTCATCAAATCATAAAGTTCACTATCATTGGTAGAAATCATTCCACCTTCAATAGTAGACATATGATGTCCAAAATAAAAACTAAAAGTTGCACCTAGACTATCAAAACCAACTTTTCCTCCTACAGTTTCACAACCATGAGATTCACATACATCATCAATAAACAAAGCATTTGGAAAAATTCTTTTATATTCTTTATTATAGGCAGGAATTCCTAAAAGATGAGTTACAAATACTAATTTAATGTCTGGATGTTTTTTAGCAATTTGTTGTAAATTAGACTCATTAAAACTATAATTTTCTAAACTAACATCACAAAAAATAGGAGTTAATCCAAGTTGAAAAATAGGATTAATATTAGTAACCCAAGTGCAAGCAGGAACTAAAACTTTATCTCCAGGCTTTAAATTATATTTTTCAATAATAGAAGCTACTAATAAAAAATTAGCAGTACTACCAGAAGTAACATAAAGAGAATGTTTACAGCCTAACCATTTTGACCATTCATTTTCAAACTTTTCTACTTTCTTACCTTGAGTAAATTTATCGGAAGTTAAAATAAATTTTGCAAGTTTTACTCTGTCCATAAAGGTCAAAGTATTTTTCATTAAAGGCCACTTATACTCTGGCATATTTGCTCCTATTTTCTAAGAACCAATCAATAGTAATTTTAAGACCGTCTTCAAGACTTGTTGTAGACTTCCAACCAAGAGAATCCATTTTAGTTGTATCTAATGCTCTACGAGGAGTTCCATTTGGCTTTGTAATATCCCAAAAAATTTCACCTTCAAATCCAACCAATTTAGAAACTAATTCCGATAATTCTTTAATACTTACTTCTCGCTTTGGTCCAATATTAATGATTTCTGGGTCATTATAATTGTTCATTAAAAATACAATTCCATCAGCAAGGTCATCAGAAAAAAGAAATTCTCTTGTTGGACTTCCATCACCAAAACAAGTAACAGAAGAAAGTTTTTTTTCTTTTGCAGTAATAAACTTATTAATAAAACTTGGAATTACATGACATCTTTGAATATTAAAATTATCATTAATACCATACAAATTATTAGGCATTACAGAAATAGTACTCAATCCATATTGTTCTGTGTATTTTTTACACATCATATATCCAGCTATCTTAGCAATTGAATATGAAATGTTAGTCTCTTCAAGAGGAGATGTCATTAAATATTCTTCTTTAATAGGGACTGGAGCATTTTTGGGGTAAATACACGCAGATCCAAGAAAAAGCAGTTTTTTACATCCATGTCTATGAGCAGAATCAATTACATTAGTTTGAATTTGAAGATTTTCTCTAATAAAATCTGCAGGATATTCTTTATTATATCCAATTCCTCCAACTTTTGCTGCAGCAAGAAATACATACTCTGGTTTTTTTACTTTAAAAAAACATTCAACTGCCTCAGAATCAGTTAAATCTACTACATCCTTACTTACTTTAATAATATTAGTATAACCTAAATTATTTAATTTTCTTACAATTGCAGAACCAACAAGTCCTTTATGTCCTGCAACAAAAATTCTACTATCAAAGTCCATTTTTACACATATCCTCAACTAAATTATCAAAATCAATTATAGGTTTCCACCCTAGTTTTTCTTTTGCTTTAGTAGAATCACCAAGCAAAGTTTCAACTTCAGCAGGTCTAAAATATTTAGGATCAACTCTAATAACTATATTTCCCGTTTTTTTATTAATTCCAACTTCATTTAAACCTTCTCCTTCCCAAACAATATCCATATTAAAATATGGAGCAGATTTTTCTACAAATTGACGAACTGAATATTGTTTTCCTGTAGCAATAACATAATCATCAGGTTTATCTTGCTGTAACATTAACCACATCGCTTCAACAAAATCTTTAGCATGACCCCAATCTCTTTTGGCATTTAAGTTGCCAAGATAAAGACAATCTTGAGTTCCCCAAGAAATTCCAGCAAGACCTTTTACAATTTTTCTGGTTACAAATGTTTCACCACGTCTTGGGGATTCATGATTAAATAAAATTCCAGTACACGCATATAATCCATATGACTCTCGGTAATTTTTGAGAATCCAATACCCGTAAAGTTTAGCCACTCCATAAGGTGAACGAGGATAAAATGGTGTAGTTTCTTTTTGAGGAATTTCTTGAACAAGACCATAAAGTTCACTAGTAGAGGCTTGATAAATTCTAACACTACTTTCCATTCCAAGCAAACGAATTGCTTCAAGTATTCTCAAAGTACCCAAAGCATCCACCTGACCAGTATATTCAGGAATTTCAAAAGAAACTTTTACATGACTTTGTGCTCCAAGATTATAAATTTCATCAGGTTTAACTTTTTGAATAATACTAATTAAATTAGTTGAATCAGTTAAATCACCATAATGAAGATGTAATTGTGGATAAATATGATCAATTCTAGAAGTATTAATAGTAGATGCTCTACGAATAATACCATGAACTTCATATCCTTTTTTCAAAAGCAACTCAGCAAGATAAGATCCATCTTGACCTGTAATGCCCGTCAACAAAGCTTTTTTCATACTTTAAATAGGTTTTCAATTCCATTATACCACAAAAAAAGAGCTTAGTCAAGCCCTTTTAAAAATTATGACGATCTTAACATAGATCGTAATTGCCAAACAAATTTACCATGATCTTCCATCATTTGTTGAAGTAAATTTGCCGTTTGTGGCTGATCAACTTCATCAGCAACTTTATTAGCAAGTTTTAAAAGTTTAATAAAAGTTTCATTATCTTGAAGAAGAATACTCACCATTTCCATAGAACTGGCTTTCATATTAACAGTAGTAATATCAGATTCGCTCATAATCTGATCTAAAGGACCCAATGCTTTAATTCCAAAATAACGAATGTGTTCAGAAATTTTATCAACTTCTTCAAACATAAATTCGTACTCTTCACCAAAAAGTGTATGAAGTTGATAAAAATCATTACCTACAACATTCCAATGATAAACCCAAGTTTTTTGAAATAAATGAAATAAAGTTGCTTGAACCCGATATAATGCTTTATGTAATTCTTCCATTATTTTATAGTTTTTTATATATTTAGTTTAATTAAAGCTCCCCCACCTGGATTCGGACCAGGGACCAACGGTTTAACAGACCGGCGCTCTACCACTGAGCTACAGGGGAATAAAAAATCAATTGGTTTTATTAATTAAATATTCAACTGTATTTGCTACATCATTCATAGCAAGTCTTAAATCTGATTGTCCACCAGATTCCATATTTAATTTAAAATCAACTAAAGTCCATCTCCATTCTTTCATTGTTTCACTATACCACAAATTAATCTGCATGTTTATTATACTCAAGTTTAATCCAATTAAGAAGAGCATTTGTTTCTGCTCTTTCATTTTCAGTCATAATGTGTTTAAATGCAGCAGTATAATGCTCTAATGCCTTAATGACAATAGTTCTATCTTTTTGTGAAATAAGTGACATAAAAAAGTTTATAAATTAAATTTAATGTAAACCACCCCATTATGGGGTGGCTCAACTCAACTTATGAGTAGTTTACTAAAATTTTACTCCTAGACCAGTCGTGAACACTGGACTATAAGTTCCATTAGTAACACCATAACTATTAGCAGCATTGGTAGTAGGGAACTTGAGATCAGCAAAACCAACCAAAGAATTGGTGATACGACCCTCAACACCCAGAGCAAGAACAACTTGACCCTGTGAACCAACCGCAGACTGATAGTTAGAAGTAGTGTTATTTACAAAAGGAACTTGATAACCAACACCACCATAGACATTTGCACGACTTACTTTAGTTCCATTCGCAAGAGTCTTGTGTGAGATGGAATAATCATAAGTAGCAAGAGCACCACCAGCAGCACCAATTTGACCAGAAGGACTGCCAACAAAGTTAGCATAAGGACGAACTGAAACTTCATTTCCCCAAACAGTAGCAACAGGGAAACGTGCCTGGACAGTAGCACCAGAAACAGTGCGATTTGCACCATATCCATTGCCTGCAACACCTTGCTGATCTAGAAGAACACCAATACCAACATACTGACCAACACCTTGTGTCTTACGAGCAGAAGCAACTTCCAGAGTCGTTACACGGGCATTAGTGGCAGCAAGTTCCTTGGAGAACTCAGCACGAAGAGCAGCAGCAGTGCGAGCATCTTCGGCACTGGAGAACTCAGAGATGCGATCCAGGCAAGCACTAGTCAGAGCAACCAGCTCAGCACGAGTAGCAGCCTGAGCAGGCTTCAGAGTGCCATTAGGATAACCAGCAAGGCAACCATAATTAGCATTAAGATTGGTAATTGCCTGATATGCCCAGTTAGTAGGGGACACATCAGAGAACTGCCTGTTTGGAGTAGCAAGCGCAGGTGCAACCATAGAAGAAGCAACAACACCAGCAAAAATTGATTTAAGTTTCATAAGATTGTATCAAAAATTACAAATACAAGGTTTATTTAGTTGCCCAAAGATTTGGGCAAGCGTGATCACGGATTTGAACCGAGGACAACTCCTTGGAAGGGAGGCATGTTACCACTACACTAATCACGCAAAAAATCCTCAAATTGAGGACTGTGGTATCTAGTATACCATAACGTTTAAAGGATGTCAACCCTTTACTTGCTAGGCTCGCCACCAATTTTTTAACTGGAAATTGGAAACCAAGCGGGAGTAACCCCATCCGCACCAGTCGTCACTTATAATGCCCATACGACGAGGGCAAAAATTATTCAGTTAATCCAATATCAGGATTTTCAATAAGCTCAAGCGAATCTTTTAAAATTTGCTCCATTAATTGTTCAATAGTAATTCCTTTTTGTTCGGCCATAAGAGTTAGTAACTCAATTTCATCGTCTGTTAGATCAAGTTCAATTTCTTCTTTATTGTCTTCCATATGTATATGAATTAATTTTACTGCCCATTATGGGCATAGGAACACTGGGAATTGAACCCAGACTAACCCGTTATAAGCAGGCCGCTCTACCATTAAGCTATGCTCCCATAAAATTCACGAACCTTCTTCGTGATCTGTGTGGATGCGTATGACTTCATCATCCACATCTATAAGTCCTTCTATATTTTTATATGGAATCATTACAGCATTTCCATATTCACTGGTAATCATAAAAGATTCTCCACTTTCAACTCTGTCCATAAGTTCATCAAAATTTTCTTGAAATTGTTCCACTGTAAACGTTTGCATAATTAATTTTAAAATATTTATTATTAATCCGAATGCTCAGATTTGAACTGAGATTATTCCACTTCCCAAAAGTGGTGCCATGACCAAGTTAGGCGACATTCGGAAGAATTAGTTGATTAGCATGAACTGCTGAATGACAACAAGCACATAATAGCACACATCCTCTTATTTCGTCAAGTATCCTATTTTCACTCCAACAACGAATATTGGCAAATTTTGGATCTTTTTTTGACGGATCTATATGATGAACATGAAGTGCTGAAGAATATTTATTATACCCACAAGAAATACATTTTCCTCCCATAGTATTAATAATAAACTCCCTCTTTTTTGACCCAATTCTAATGTATATTTATTATGACATTTTGCACATACACTTTTTTTATGCCCATAAAATTTTTCAGGATTAGTTTCACTACACATTCCACATTTATGTTTTGATTTTGAATTTTTTATAGGAGTATAATTAGATTTTAATCCATATTTTTTACACCAATATCTAACCGTTGTTGATGATTTACTTTCCTTTTTTGAAATGTCATTCATAGACATTCCATTATTCAACATTTCAAGTAAAAGATCTTTATTCATTATAGTTTAGGTTGGTATATTATTATTTATAAAAAATCTAAACTATAACTACTTTACCTTAACAATCACAGCAAGAACACAACGCGCTACCAAACTGCGCTAATGCCCGATGAATTTATTCTTCGTCTCCAAGATATTTAGCTAAGGGGTCTTTACCTGTTCTTACTATTTCACAAGCTCTTCTATAAAACATATTATCAGTATTGCCAGATGACTCCATAACATCTTTAATCTTTTGCCAATTTTGTTTAGTGTGATCATCCATTAACGTATCTCAAAATCAAGTTTTCTTGGGACCCTCCTAGTATACTGCATATCATCCGGTTTGTCAATAGGCTTTTTACTTGGTTTTATCGCATCTACTATTTGAATCTTAGTCAAATCATTAGCAGTAATTATGGGTTGCCCATATCTGTCTATTCTAATACAAGTTTCATTGGAACAGTGGCAAGATTGAACTGAATATGATTTAACTGCTTCTAATTCTTTATTACACATTTTACATAATATTTTCATAAGTAATTATCTTTATCTAATACTTTATTTAGTAGGAGTAGGGAGACTTGAACTCCCACGGGCAATGCCCAACAGATTTTAAGTCTGGTGTGTCTACCGATTCCACCATACTCCCATTAAGAAGTTTAACGACTTACTTAGGTCAACAGGCACGGAGGGATTTGAACCCCCGACAAACCGCTTAGAAGGCGGATACTCTAGCCACTGAGTTACGTGCCCATCATTATTGGAGTTTTAATCTCCTCTTGATATGTATCATAAAGAGAGATTGCTTCATCTATACATCCTTTTTCTACTAACTCATGGATTTTATCAATAAGATAATCCAGATCTTTGGTAAACTCTTGAGTTTTGGCGTTAGTCATTGAAGCAACCTCTCGTCATCACCATACCATATTACACCATCTAGATAAATTTGTCAACCCCCCTTCAGCTGACATATTTTGAATGATGCCGCGGAATAATAGCATAACATACATAAGTTTCACCCCTTCTGGGATTTCTAATCTGCGAAAATGCCCCGTAAGATAAATCCAAAATTCTTCCAGCAGCATAAGGTCCCCGATCATTAATTGTAACAATAATTTTTTTGTTTGTGTGTTGATCGGTTACTTCAATTTCAGTTCCTAAACGAAGATATGGGTGGGCTGCAGTCATAGCATAGGGATTCATAACTTCACCATTTGCTGTTCTTTGCCCTCCATATCCATCACCCATTCCATAATGACTTGCGTATCCACAGTAATCACTAGCTTTTGCTGGTAGTTGTGGAAGGGTAGCCACCCCCATTGTACTAATGGCTGTAAGTAAAATAAGTTGTTTTTTAAGCATTTGTTTAAATGAACGTCTACAACCTAAAATTTAATGGTACAAAAAAAGTTCCTCTTGCTTATAAGCATTTGGAATCAAATTAAATTTTAAGCTCACAAGACAAATCAAAAAAGTAATAATTTAATCCATTTGCCTTGCTATGGGCGATGAGGGACTTGAACCCCCGACCCTCTCCGTGTAAAGGAGACGCTCTACCGCTGAGCTAATCGCCCGTAACAAAATCAGTATATCACAGTTTTTTCATCTTGTCAAGCTTTTCATTGATGCCATCAAAATGTTTATCAATGTGTTCTTCAAGTGCTATAATAATTTTATGATCCATTCTATCTAGTTCTAAATTTTCTATTGCTCTTTTGCGATCAATTTCTGATTGACGATTTGCAGCCATCAAAAGAATAGGTGCAGTATAACCAGCCAAAAAAGAATAACTTAAATTTAATAAAATAAACGGATATGGATCAAATTTTTTATTATTATGCGAATTTGTATTCCAAATAATCCAAAATAAAGTTATTAAAGTTAGGGTAATTATAAATCCCCAACTACCTACTATTGATGATACTCTATCAGATAAAGCCACTTTGTTATTATTTTTTTCATAAATTTTAATTTTTTTTGAAAAAAACATTTTAGTTTGCCTGGATTTTTTATTGAATTCTTTTTCTATTACAAGATTCGTGTGGATATCCACGAGCAATTTGCATTCTTACTAAAGTTGCTGCAGATCTTGTTCCCAAGTCTAAATGTTCTGGATCAATCCATTTTTGAGAACTTGTTATTTTTCCTGCTGCTTTTCCTCCTCTGATTATCATTTCTTGAGATAAAGCTGCTCTACCTTTTTTTGCATCTGCAACAATTTCTTCTTTAGTTCTAGAAAAAAGACCAATTTTTTCATCAACTAAACGTCTTCCTTTTTTGCTAGCCAATTTGCGATTAAGTTCAGGATCAATTTTTGGTGGTCTTGTTGCAAATGGATTTAAATTGTAACATTGTTCTTTTCCACACCACATATCTAAAAGAGATTGTTCAAGAATTGGTTTATCATATTCATCTTCATAAATTTCCCATATAAATGCATCAGGATTTTTTCTTAATGCATTTTGAAATGGATAATTTTCAGTGCCTTTAAGATGATCACGTTTACGGCGTTTAAAATTTATAGTACTACCAATATAAAATTTTCCATTTAACGTGTTCGTAGCCTTATATGTAATCATTATTATTTATGTGTTTTTATTTATTTTCAAATAATAGTAATTAATACTATTTAGTATAGATTATTTCATTACTTTTTGAACAATCTAAAACCCAAGGAGAACATAATCTCATTTCACCACCTAAAGACTGGCATTCTTTTGTGTAACATACTGAAGAATCAATTGGTTTTTCACTATAATTTGGTGGAGGTAATTTAACAATTCCATAATCACCAGTTTTTCTTTCATAATCAAAAATTGCGTTATCTACATCTCCATGCACTCTTATATCTAATAAATGATTATCATGAATAATATAATCATTTAATGTAGAATTTGGTGCAATTTTTCTTTGTATTTGATCAACTATTCTATAAATTTTATCTTCTGGTATTTTAGTACATTGAGAAACAATTCCCACTGTAGTTGTTAAAATAATTCCAATAATTGCATATTGAAAAATTGTAGTTTTCTTTTTACCAAAATTAAAATTAAATTCCATTTATTTCTCTTTAAATAAAGATATGAAGTATTCTGCATCTACAACAATAAGCGGTTTTTTATAATTCTTTTTCATCACTACAATTGGTTCATAGTCTCCAGAATTTGCTTCTGCTTGTTCATATGCTTGCCAAACATTTAATTTTTCACAATTTTTGCATTCTACTGAAAAATTGAATTTTTTTCTGGCAGCTCTGGCCATAATCAAATCTTCACCTCCTGCACCCATTGATCTACTTTCAATATCTTCTGGATGAACATTCAACTGCTCAATTAATTGTTCTCTAACCCACTTTTGTAAATTTCTACCCTTAGCCTTAGCCGAAGATGGTTTCATTGTCATGATAAACTCATTTATTTTTTTATTTATTTAATAAGTAAATGAGTCAATTTAGTTATATCCATAACAAGAAAAACTCCTGTTAAAATTAATATATCCCAAAGTTTTAATTTTATGCAAGAAGGGAGAAAAAATATAGGAGCTATAATTCTTAAAAGTAACCCAGTTTTTTGATCAATAAAAAGCAAAAAATAATAGCCAATTAATAATGACGCATTTCCAATGTATCTGAATAGTACTTGTCGTTCCAATGTCGTATTACTCCTGATACTATGAATACGTTAGTCATAAAATATGTAACAAATATCAAAGTTCTTAAAATAGCAACCCAATCAGATTCGGTATTACAATTTGATGCTTTATTTCCCAATTCTTTACACCAAATTCTCCAAATAGTATTCATAAAATATTTTAGAATTTATATTAATATTTAGAAAAAAGAGGCTCATAGAGCCTCTTTAAAATTAAAGTTGAAATCCAACAAAACTATTTTTTTGCATATCTTGTTTGATTCCACCAACTAAATACGAAGTAATTTCTGTTTCCTGAGGTGCTACTTGAACATCTTTAGAATTTAACCAATGAGAAGTCCAAGGAAGTGGATTATTTTTTACAGAAATATCAAAAATTGGATTTAATCCAATTGCCTTCATGCGAAGATTAGCAATCCATTCAACATATGAATTAAGAAGTTTAGCATTTAATCCAATCATTGAACCTTCTTTAAACAAATATTCTGCCCATTGCTTTTCTTCATTTACAGCAATTTTAAACATTTCATATACATTTTGTTCTTCCTCTTTCATAATTTCCAAAATTGTTGAATCATCACCATTAACCCAATTTTTAATAATATTTTGAGTAAGCACTAAATGTTGATTTTCATCCCTAGCAATTAAGGAAATAATTTTGGCACTACCTTCCATAAGCTTGAGTTCACCAAACCCAAAACTACAAGCAAAAGATACATAAAAACGTATACCTTCAAGAATATTAACATTAACAACAGCTTTATATAGTTTTCTTTTCAATTCTTTTAATTCATAAGAAGCTGTTTCATGTCCGTTTTCCATTTGCCATAAACATCCACTAGCCCAAGTTTGAGCACAATTAATAAAATCATCATATGATGCAGTAACTGTTTTTGCTCGTCTCATAATATTTTCATCATCAAGAATAGTATCAAAAACTTCCGAAGGATCTGCATACACATTCTTAATAATATAAGTATAAGAACGTGAATGAATCATTTCCATTGTTTCCCAAAATTTCATAGCAGATTCTAATTCTGGCAATGAACAATATGGAGTAAATGCCATACCAGGACCACGACCTTGAACCGAATCAAGCATAACTTGATATTTTAAATTTGCTGTAAAAATATGTTTTTGTTCTGGACGAAGAGTTTGATAATCTGCACGATCTTTTTGTAGAGATATCTCTTGAGGTCTCCAGAAATATCCCATTTGTTGTTCTGTTAATTTTTCAAAAATTGGATACTTATATGTGTCATATCTTTGAATACCAAGAGGTTGTCCAAAAAACATAGGTTGCATTTTTGTATCTACTTTGTTTGAATTAAATACTGTCATACCTTTAATATCACGGTTAGTATCCATAACAAATTCCATTAATTGTTTTTCCTCGTAATTACTACTGTTTTGTCGTCTATCACTTCCCACTCTAACATATCAGATTCATCCCAGTCAAGACCTTTTACCATTTCTTCTGGAAATTTAATATAAAGTTCATCTTCCCACTCACAGTATTCTAATGGTAAATTATATATTTTTTTAGATTGAGCATGAGTCACAATTTTCTTCTCCTTGTAATTCTAGTAAAATATCATTAAGTTTGCTTTCAGTTTTTTCTTCAATATCATCATCTTTTTTAAAATCGTATGTGTTTTGATAGTATGAAGTTTTCCAACCATAACGATATGTATTTAATAAATCTTTAGCCATTTCAGAAACAGGAACTTCATTATCAGGATAATGTTCTGGATTGTATGACCAATTGCCAGAAATGGCTTGATCAAAGAATTTTTGCATTACAGAAACAATATTAATATAACCAGAATTATCTGGCATATCCCATAAAAGAGTATAATAATTTTTAAGGGTATTGTATTGAGGAACAATCTGTTTGAGAGGTCCTTTTTTAGATTTTTTTATAGACAAGAATCCACGAGGAGGTTCAATTCCATTAGTTTCATTTGATACTACTGAACTACTTTCAGATGGCATTTGTGCTGAAAGTGTAGAATTACGAAGACCCCATTGTAAAATATCTTTTCTAAGAGTTTCCCAATCATAATTTAATTCAATTGAAACTAACTCATCAACCTCTTTCTTATATGTATCAATTGGCAATACTCCATCAGAATATTTTGTTTTATTAAACCACCCACAAGGACCTTTTTCTTTAGCAAGATTATTGCTAGATTTTATCAAATAATATTGAAATGCCTCTGTTAAATTATGAACAAGATCCAAAGCTTTTTTATCTGAATATTTAACTTTATTTTTAGCCAAATAATGTGCCAACCCAATATATCCTACACCCAAAGAACGACGATTAATAGTTGAATTTTTAGCTGCCTCAACAGGATATCCTTGATAATCAATTAATTCATCAAGACCACGAACTGATAAATCACACAACAATTCCAATTCATCAAGAGAATTTAATTTACCAACATTAATAGCAGAAAGAATACAAGTAGCAATTTCACCAGTTGAATCATCAATATGATCAATTGGTTTAGTTGGTAAAGTAATTTCCATACAAAGATTACTCATATTAACTTTATCTTTAAAAGAACTATGAGAATTACAGTGATCAATATTCATAATATAAATACGACCAGTTTCAGCCCTTTCTTTTAAAATATCCAAAAATAATTCTTGAGCACCAATAGATTTTTTACGAATAGAATTATCTTTCTCATATTTTACATAAAGACTATCAAAGTTATCAGTACCAAAAGCATCATAAAGACCAGGAACATCGTTTGGGGAAAATAACGTAATTTCTTGATTTTTAATAAATCGTTCATAAAAAAGTTTAGATATTTGAATACCATAATCTAATTTACGAACTCTATTATCTTCAGTTCCTTTATTATTTTTAAGAACAATAATATCTTCTATCTCTTGGTGCCATATAGGAAAAAACGTTGTTGCAGAACCACCTCTGATGCCGTTTTGAGTGCAGCATCGTACAGTTGACTCAAATTTTTTAAGGAATGGTATAATTCCTGTGTGCTGCACTTCTCCACCTCTGATCTTAGAATTGATCCCACGAATTCTGCCCGCATTAATGCCAATACCAGCTCTTTGTGCGACGTATCTACCAATAGCCATGTCACTGCTAAAGATACTATTGAGGGTATCATCTGTATCAATAAGAACACAAGATGCAAATTGGCGTAGAGGTGTTCGTACTCCTGCCATAATTGGTGTTGGGATGTTGATTTTGTGCTTGCTGATTGCGTCATAGTACTTTTTAACGTATGATAGACGAATTTCTTTTGAATAATTTTGAAATAACGTAGCTGCTATCAAAATATACATATATTGTGGTGTTTCAAAAATTACACCACTACTACGATCTTGAACCAAATACTTATCAACAACTTGACGAAGACCAGCGTAAGAAAAAATAAAATCTCTTTCGTGATCAACAAATAAATTAATTTTATCCCACTCATCATTTGAATATTTATTTTGAAGTTCATCATCATAAACTCCAATATTAATTCCAGTATCAAGATGATTTTTTACTGAAGGAAGACCATTTTTCCAATCATCACCAAATACTGTTTTACGAAGTCCAAATAGTAAAAGTCTAGCAGCAACATATTGATAATTTGGATTATCAAGAGTAATTAAATCGCTTGCACTACGAACAAGAATTTGCTGAATTTCATCAGTACTAATTCCATCATAAAATTGAAGTCCTGAATTCATTTCTACTTGTGAAGCAGAAACATTAGATAATCCTTCACAAGCATTATCTACCATAATATGAATTTTTTCTAAATTCAATAATTCAATTTTACCGTCTCGTTTTTTTACTTTGATTCCGTTTGCCATTAAACTTTTTTCCATTGAGATAATTTTACTTGTGCTTCTAATCCGTGGTAAGTATTATCTAACACCATACTTTGGACATCCATATCAGCTAAAACAATATCATTAATATCTTTATATTTTAAATCAATAGGCCAAATTACAATAGAATAATTATTAAATATTGTTTTTTCCATCCTGTTAATAATTTCTGTATTTCTTGGTTCATTATCAAAAATCATAACAATTTTTGATTTATCTAAAATATTAGAGACATTAACATCAGCCCCACCCATAGCAATAGCATTATCTAAAAACATGCTATCAAATGGACCTTCAGTAATATAAACTGTTTTAGTTTTGTTTATAGTATCAAGTCCATATACTTTGGGATAATTTGAATTAAGGGTTTTTGTGATATACCTAAGATTTGATTTTGGATTAAGAGAACGACCTTGATATCCATAAATTTCTTTATTTTCTGAAAAAAATGGAATAACAATTCTGTCTTCATCTTTTTCACTATTGGCATAATTAGATTCAAATGACGAACTCCATTCAAAAAATTTCTCGGCATAATATAATTTAGACAAGAATTTTTCTGGTATTCTTCTACTTTTAAGATATTTTTTTGCGTGATGATTTTCATCTAAATCTAAAATTGTAGGAAGATTAGAAAAAATTGTATGAGTAAATTTAGGTTTTTCAAACTCAAATTTAGGATTTGGTACAGGAGTATTTTTTCCGGTCAATCCACTTTTATATCTTTCCATCAAATATTGATCATATAATAATTTATTATTATCTTTTAAAAAATTTGCAAGTGTTTTACCAATACTGCAATTATGACATTTAAAAAACATGTCATTTTTTTGCCGATAAAAATACCCCCTTGCTTTGTTCTTGTTCTTAGAAGAATCACCGCAATAAGGGCAAGAAAAATTATAAAGATAATCTTTTTTTCGTTTAAAGTTTCTTAAATTAGATGAGAGCAAATTAATATAAGTTGTGTCAATAATGCTCATTTAATCACACTGTATTGGAGACAACTTTCAGTATACCACACAAATTACCGATTGTCAAGGCTATTGGACTTGATGTGTGTCTGAATTATGAGAGGAATTTTGAGGAACCATCATTCCTTGGAAGAGTCCCGCAATAGCAACCACAGCAATACTAGCAGCAATTCCAATGCCATTTACTACCCATTTGAGTTTTTGTAAATCGGAAATGTCTTTTTGTATTTTTTCTATTTTAGTGTGAATTCCTTTACTTTCTTCTTCAGAAAAATCCCTAATAGATTCAATTTTTTTGTGAGTATCGGCTTTATTGGTTTCAAATAATGATAAAATCATTTCATCTGTTTTTGATGCATGTTGCAATCTTTCTTCATGAACTGCTAACATTTGGCTAATACGAGAAGATGCTTCAGACATCCTATCAATAGCAGTATCAACCTTGGTTAAAAAATTATCATAATACTGCGTTTTGTTTTCCAAGATTGAAATGCGAGATTCCTGATTGTCCATTAAGCCTCCTACTTTCTTTTAAGTGTTTTTAAAACATACATAAAAGCAAGGACATTCCTATTCATCATTTCACGAAATAATTTTTGTTGTTCAAGATCTAATGAAGAAATTGTATTTACCAAAAATGACGCCATCATTGGGTCTACTTGAATGACCCCTCTATCTGCAAGACATATGTGCCCAGGTCTTTTTTGACCCGCTATCTTATATAGGGAATCATAAACGTCTTCATTTAAATGTCCGCGTTTAATCACAAATCTACAATCCTCTCTAAATTGATTTAATGTTTTATTTTCACTAAAACGTTCCAAAGCATTATCTCCAATAAGAGTTTCATCTGGTTTTGCTATGGCATTTTTTTTAAATCTATTTCTAGATTTTTGAGTAGTACTATCTATATTCTCTTCTTCCATTTCTTTTTTTCTTTTCTTACGACTCATAATTGGGTCATATCCTTTTATTGATCCAGTTGCTGAACTGGATAATCCTGCAGATGAGGAAGTAGAACCAGTATTACTTACTGGTGCTCCTGCACCCATACCATCTTCTTTTAATTTACTCATTAAATTAATCTAAGCTCCTTAAAACAAATTTCATCAATTTTTATATTGTCTAAAGATGATGTAATTTCTGGATATCTATTGAGATATATCATAAACGTCTTTAATGCTGACCAATTATCACACCCTACTTTAAAAAGTAATAATGGTGTAGCTGCATCACCAAACAAATTATATAAAGTTATAATATGATTTAGTATTAAATGTGTCTTTAATACTCCCGATTTTTGATATAAATTAAAGAGTTTTTTGACATGTTTAAATTTATTCATATCATCAAAAAACTCTTCTTTTGTTACACAATTTGGATTATCATAATGTTTAATAGCAAATATAATATAATTATCTTTATTCAACTCATTAAATTGCATAATTTATATTAAGAAACGGCGGCTGTAATAGTATTTCCACCATAATAAAAAATTGAAGTCCCAGGATAAGTGGGAACTGTCCCAGATAAAGAAAGACTAGTTATTCCAGCACCAATGAGATACGAAGAATAAATTTGAGTTCTAGCATTAGCTTCAGAAATAGAAACTGTAGTAGTACCAGTACTTAAAGCAGAAGTACTTAATGTAATTGTAGTACCACCAGAAGAAACTGAAACAATTTGAGTTGAAGCAGTAAATCCAGTAGAAACAATTGGTTGTCCAACTTTAAGTGATGTCGTTGTGGTCACTCCAGTTGCAACTCTACTTCCAGTAGTTAATGTAGCTGGGAATGAAAGTGTTGAATAATTTTGATCTAATCCTGCAATTGTAGCTCCAGCTCCAGCAAGTGTTTGTGAAGTAATTGAGAGAGTTCCGGTAAGACCAGTACCAAAGCTATAATGAATTCTATTTGTTCCAGAACCATAAGCATATGAAGCAGTAGTGTTTCCTGTGCTACTGTTATTAACAATTAACGTAGAACCTGTTCCCATAACATTAACAGGTTCATTAAATGATATAATAACGTATCCTGTGGTATTGACGGAATAGGAAGCTTTATCAAAAGAAACTGCTTGAATTTCAGGTTCTCCAAGTCTTGAAGAAAGCTCTCTAGCACTAACAATAACTTCATCCCAATAATTATAAGCACTTAATGCAACAGTAGTACCAGAAAGAGAAGCTGTATCACTAAGAACAATTCCAGTAACTCCAGATCCAGCGGCAGGTAAAAGTTGTGTAATATAATTACCTTTTTTATCAGTTGGATCACCAGGAACCCCAATACCACCAACTAATTGACCAAGCTGAAAATCAGCAGCAGTAGAGCCATTGCCAACTACAACATTGCTGATTGTGGTTGAACCAGAAGTAACAACACCAGTAAAAGCAATTCTTTTTTTATAATGCCTTTGAACCCATCCACGTTCTGTAGCAAATGTATTATATCCTTCAAATGCTTTATTTCCAACAATAGCTTTTTCTGGCTTATATGCATCATTAGCATCAAATGAAATAGTAGTGCCAGTTCCAGCAATATATGGATTAGTTAAATCAATATATGTAGTACCAAGTCCAATATTGGCAATGCGACTATCATAAGGAATACCAGTAGTTCCAGTGCTAACTACTAATTGTCCCAAATGAATATCAGTGCTAGTAAAACCAACACCTACCGTTACATTATTTAATCTGTAAGAATTGTTTGTAGCGTCTGCTGTAAAGACTACGTGATTTGAACCCGAACCCCAGAGAGGCATTGTTTATGCTCCTAAAAATTACTTTTATATCTTAAAATATTTATAAAAAAACCACACTCGTATTTGGAGTGTGGTTAAAAAATTTATTTTAACTGATTATCACTTATTAAACATACCACCCACAGCTTTCAAAAATGAAACTGCAAGTTGATATACGCTATTTTCTTTAATCTTAGGATTGCTCCCAAGATATTCAGAAATAACAAGAAGTAAACCAACAATCCAAGAAGGACTTACTTTAAATCCGGCTGGAGCAACAGTCAAAAACAATTTAGTTAGAAAAACAGTCGTTAACATTTTAAATAACCTCCGATAATTTTAAATTAAATACAAATCAAATAATATATCCGCTTTCTTCAAGAATAGCATCAATCGTTTCTTCATCAAGTTCATTCATAATAACATATGCATCTTTATAAGACACTGCGTATTCTTCACTTAATATATAGTCAAGAACAATATCAAACACATCAAATTCTTCACCAAGTCCGATTCTCTTAGCAAATTTTTGACGAGCCCCTTGAATATCTGTATTAGCACGTTTTGAAGCTACTTGGCCTTCAGGTCCAACAAAACGAGTACCTCTTGCTTTACTTCCTGTAGCTGCTTTTGCTAATTTTTGTTTAGCAGCAGCCATACGAGGAGATTCTTTTGCTGGAGGAAGTGCTTTTGTAGAAGATGTTTTAGATGCTGTTGGTTTCTTAGGTGTTGATGTAGAAACTCCTCTATGAATAGCTCCAGCAGAAGCGGGAACAGATTTTTTAGTAGGTTGTTGTGCTGTTTTGGCAGCAACTCTACCAGCAACATTAGAAACTTTTTGAGCAGCTCTACTTACTTTGCTTAAAATACCACTCTTAACTTTTTGCCCAGCAGCTTGAACATCTGCTTTTTTGCGAGAGGCAGTCATTGCGGCACCAGCAACAGCTCCTACGGCTTTTGATTTGGCTTTTCTTAAAAATCCTTTTACAGCACCTTTAACAGCCGAAACTTTTGCTTGTCTAGAAGCAGACCTTTCTGCTTTTTGTCTTTCTGCCCTATTTTTTCTCATTTGAACATTCGCTGCTCTAGCCTTTTCTCTGCGAGCTGCTTTATTTCTTGCAGCATTATCTTGAGAGGTTTTAGCAGCACTCGCATAATAAGCATCAGATGCTTCAATAAGCATTGCTTCAAAAAGTTCTTCTACATCTTCATCATCAAGATCTTCAAGAATATCAATACATTCAGAAACATTATAGCCATCATCAAGTAAATCTTCAATAATTCCTTCTACAATAGCATCAAATTCATCATCATCACCAATACTATTTTCACCATACATCATACCATAACGATCAAAATAATTAGAAGTGCTTTCTACTAAGTATTGAGAAAACTCGTCGTTATACATTTAATTCTCCTGGTTTTTTCTGTTTAATTTTATTTATTATTTGGCTCTTCTAATAGCCAATTCTCTAGATTTTCTACCATTTTTAAGAAGCCTTTGATAAATGGCTTTAGCTGTATCGTAGCTAACCCCAGTTTGAACAAAAACTCCTTTTACTCTATCATAAACACCATACAAAGCTTCTTCTTCAGAAATTTCAATTTCTTCATTATGTAAAGCTTGTTTGGTAGCAGTGGCATACATTACATCTTTAGCTCTTTTACCATAACGAGATTTAAAACCAGAAAGATTTTTTTTCATTGACATAACAATTTTTTCACGTTTTGCTTTTTCAGCCGCACTCATATGACGTTCAATCATTTCATATGATTCTTCACGATATTTGGTACGAAGAGTTCCTTCATCACAATTTGGACAAGTATAATTTTCTTTTAGTTTAGCTCCACATTTTTGACAATCATTTGAATTTGGATTGATAATAATGTTTCCCTTGTCTTCAGATTCAACGAGTCTATCACTTAAAGAAATTTCTTCTCTCCAATTTGATTTTTTTGTAGGAAGTTTTTTTGACGATCCAGCAGATCCAGTAGGTCCTGCACTAGCCATAGCACCACCACTACTAACACCATCAGAACCACCAATACCTTCTTGTTCCTTTATATTTTTCTTTTTACTCCGAAGTTTTTTAAAATCAGCAGCAGTTAATTTATTAAATGGTGGTGCAACATCAAGTTTTGATTGATCTCCTTGCAATTCTTCTTTAGGAACACAATTAGGAACAGTTCTTCCTCCCTTTTTCTTTGTTCCAATTGGTTTATATCCTTTCCAACAAGGATTTGTATTTCTTAGAGTTTCTTCTTCTTCAGAAATTTTTGGAAGTTTAGGTCCCCTATTCATTATTTTTTGTACTTTATCTTGATTTGGTAATTGCGCTCGTTGCTCAGGGGACATTCTTTTTAATTTTGCGTTAGCTGTATCTCTCACTTTAAAACTTGGACCTTCTTCTGGAAGACCCATTTGACGACGATGTTTTCTAGCATAAGACGAACCAAGTTCTGCTTTTTGTCTTATTTCATTTGGATTTAATGTACTATATCTTCTTACTAATCTAGCTTCATCAACTTCTTCAAAATCTTCAATTTCTTCACCCATAGAAGCAGCTTTTGATGCTTGTTTTTGCATTCTTTGCTGAGTTTCCTGTTGTTTTGCTTGCATTCTTTGCTTCAAAGCATTTTGCTTCATTTGAAGCATTTGCTGTTGTGCTTGTTGTTTTGCCGCTGCCATTTGATCATCAGCTTCTTCCAAACATGCTTCATAATATTCAACAGCTTTATCAACCAAATATTGAGATTTCAAATCTTCAATAAGAAATCCAATTGCAGAATCATAACTCATCCCTTCCAATAAGGTTCTTTCTACTGTTCTACGTACTCTATAAGAATGCTCTGGAAGCATTCCAATAAAAATAGTGGCGGCTTTAACCGAATCCATATTATTTTGTGAATAACTAAAATTTCTATATTTATTTATTCGTTTTGGCTTTTCCTCAACATATTCTTTAATATCAGTAATCCAACTACGAAATATTTTTTTAGATTCATCTAAAGCAATTACATAATTTGGACCTCTTCTAATTATTTTCCCAATTTTATCTCCACTAATAATTGTAGTTCCTTCAGTAAAAATATCTTTATTTAAATATTTTTCTTTAAGAATTTCTTCTTGATTATTGCATTTTATATATCTGGAAAAATTAAGCATATTTGGTATAGGTCTTTATACATATTTAGAAGAAAACCCCCAGATCTATTGACCTGAGGGTATATATTAAATATCTCCTTCTTTTCTATTTTCTGATTTATAAACAGAAAAAGTTCCCTCTGGATATCTAGCACTTAATTTTTTATAATTTCTTTCCAACACTTCTTCAAAAGAAATATTAAGTGCCATACAAGCTTGAGCAGCATACCACATAATATCTCCAAGTTCTACTTTCAAATGTTCAACATTATCTTCACTATATGGTTTTCCTTGTAAAAACATTTTTTTTACAATTTCGGTAAATTCACCAGCTTCAGCACTCATACCAAATGATGCAGTCAAAAGGCGAGTAACATTAGCACCTTGAGAATTAAGTTCATTTAAACGAGTGCATAAAGAATTAAAATCACTACTTGCTGGACTTGTCGTTTGTTGGACAAATTCAATATACTTACTAGGATCAATCATTGTCATTAGAATTTAATACCTCAGATTTTAAAATTTGCAAATTTATCATTAATTTTAGAAGGTTCTTCAAACTCATATTCTTCTTCTTTATCAGAATTTTGAATTTTTGTTTGAGCACCATCATCTACATTATACAACCTCATTTTAGATCTGTCAATACCAATAACAAATCTTTTATAGGCTGTGGGATCATTGTATCTATTTTTTAATTGTTTTATCATAATTTGACCAAGACTTTCTAATTCTTCAGTTGCAATTAAAGCAAACATAAAATCTGCTGTAGCAGGAAGTCCAAAAGATTCTGAAGTATCGGTTAAATCTGGATCTGATGATCCAAATCCACTTCTGGTCATTTGTGTAGCACTCACAATAGGAACATCAAATTCTACAGCCAACCCCCTAAGTTCTTCAGCAATTGCTTTAACATATGTATAAGAATTTACCAAAGACCCCTTGTATCTAGAAGAAGAACAAATATTCAAATAATCAATAAAAATAATATCAGGAAAAAACTTTTTCTTTAAAGCAAGTTCATTTAACAAACTACGAAAATGTCCGGCATGAGCAGATCCTGTTGGATATTCTTTAATAATAAGTTTTCCCTGAGTTTTTTTAGAAAGAATATTAATTTTATTTTCATAAATTTGTTTTGGAATATCGGCCAAATCTTTAATATTTACATTTAAAAGATTTGCATCAATCCTTTCTGCAATTCTTTCTTCTGCCATTTCTAAAGTAATATACAAAACATTTTTTCCCTGAAGAAGAATTGAAGATGCAACATGACACATAAAAAGAGATTTTCCAGAACCAGTTCCACCAAGAGCAATATTTAAAGTTTTTTTTGGTATTCCTCCTTTAGTAATCTTATTAAATAAATCTAAATCCCAAGGAATTTTATCTTCTTTTTTAGAATAATAATCATGCCTACTACTGGAATCTGAAATATAATCATGCCCAATATGCTCATCAAAACAAACTGATAAGGCTTCTGAAAGAATACTTGGAATAGCATCTCTAGTTTTTTCTTCATCTTTCCCATCAGCAATTTTAATACTTTCCAAAAGAGAAAGATATATTGCCCGATCTTTACACCACTTTTCAGTTGTATCAATAATCCATTTTTTATCTACTTTAGTTTCTTCAAATCCATCAATTATAGAAATAATTTCTTTAAATGTTTGTTCATTTAAATCTTTTCTTTTTTCCAATTCAATAGTAAGAATTTTTTGAGTTGGTAAATTTTTATATGTTTGTACAAATTTAGATATTTCTTCAAAAATTGTTCTCTGAGAAATAGAATCAAAATATTCTTTTTTTAAAAAAGGGATTACCTTTCTAGTATATTCATCATTAAATATAAGATTTGATAAAATAGTGTTTTCAATTTTTTGTGTCATAAGTAGTGCAAATATGTGCTCATAATATACTTACTATTACTAACTAAAGGTTCTCCTTTATGAGGATACATCCACATGGGAGGAAATATTATTAAAGTTCCAGTCTTTGGTTTAATAATGATTTCTTTAAATACCGTATTTCCTCCATCATCAACATCATTTAAATACCACAAAAAAGATAAAAATCTTTTTGCAGAATCATGAGTTAAAACATCAACATGTGTATCAAATTGATCTAATCCGTCAGGATTATATTTTTTAATTCTAAATTGTTCAAGCGCATGTTGTTCTGGAAAAACTCGGGGATCAACAAATTTATAATAATCATCTTTATATTTTAAAGTTTTTTGAATCAAATAATTATGAACTTTTATTGTGTCTTCAGACAATTCATGATATTTTGTTAAATTAAATTGAGTAAAATTTGGTTTCTTTTCATTATCAATCCTTTCGTGTTTATCAGAATTTTGTTCAAAGGTATTAATAAGAAATTCACAAATATTTGATTCTAAAGCATCATCATAAACACGAATAAGATCTTTAATTTTATCCATACATAAATTCGCCTTTGGCAATTACATCAAGTTTTTTCATTACTTCATCAGTAAAATATTGTTCTGGATTTTTAAAAATATCTTTTGCATAAAGTTTTTTACCATCCATTTCATATCTACCAGCAACATTCTTCCACATTCCACCAAGTTCTCCAAGTTCAAGAAGACCATAATACTTATCAAGACCCCGTTCATCATAATAAAGACGAATTTCTACTTCTTGATTTTCTTTACTCAAACGTGATTTTACAGTCTTTGCTTTAATAATATTACCAACAACTTCTGTACCATCTTTTGCTTTAGATTTTGACAAATAAATGATTGTTGAAGAAGAATATTGTAATCCAGAACCACCTGACATTTTTTTACCCTCATACATACTCATACTATCATAAGTATGATTGGTTACAATCATTGGAATATTTGCCTGACCTAGTTTTAATGTGAGCATCCTAAATGCTCCTTTAATAAGTTGGGATTTAGTCATATCCCTAGCTTCTTTATCGTTAAGAGTATCAGTAATCTCTTTATTTGATGAAAGCATACCCAAAGAGTCTAGTACAAACATACAAGGATTGCGTTCTCCTTCAGGTTTCTTCATATACAAATCAACTGCCTTAAGAGCTTTGGTTCTAAACTCTTCTACAGTTACAACATTGACAATAACTAAGCGAGTTGTATCAATACCTCTACTTTCTAATAAGGATCTAGTGATTGCAGCTTCAGTATCAAAGTACAAGCAATATCCACTAGGATTATTATCAAGAAAATTCTTGACAACTGCCAAACTAAAGAAAGTTTTTCCAGTGCTTGTTTCCCCAGCTATAGCAGTAATTTTATTACCTGATACTCCACCAAAGATACTCCCACTAACAAGAGCATTAAAAATGTAACTACCAGTATCTACATAAGTTTCATTTTCAACAATATCTGATGCAAGCTGTGTATATTCCCCACCAATTTCTTTTACAATGTCTTTTAAAAAAGTCATAAATTCTCTATACAAAAAAGTTTTCTAATGAATTTTGTTTTTTGGTTTCCCAACCAATGCAATCTAAAACCGACTTAAGCGGATCTAGAAACGCCTTTTGAAATTGTAGCTCATAATCAACGTATTTGTCAAGCCCAAATTCTTTTGGTAAATCTTGAATAAATGCAATTACGTTTTCATTAATTATGTTTGGAGTTTTTAAATATAAAAATTTAATTTTCTCTCCATCCATAATTTCTGCATATTTATTATTAAGTTTTTTCTTTTTCAAATAATGATTATATAATAATGCCCCTCTAACTTGAATAGGAGTTGCTTTAATGTAAATATTAGAACTACTATAATATTTTGAAACATTATTAGCAGTTCTAGGAGATGAGATATCAGATAGTTTTTGATTTTCTGTTTCTTTTCTAACTTCTTGGATAAATTTAATCAAATCCTCATTAGTACCATTCATAATAACTTCAAAACTTTTTTTAAGTTTATCTCTATAGAATGATGGGGTAGAAGATTTGACTGCCTCAATACCCATAATTTTAAGTTTTGGTTTAGTGTATCTAACTCCCTCATTATCCCACACGTTAAGTATATATCTTTTTTTAGCAGTCCAAATGCCACGGTCAGCAATATTTTCCCTTTTCATCTGCATTTTTTGATCATATGCATTTACATAATCTGCCAATTCTTGGTAACAACTTTCAATATACTTTTCAAGTTCCATTTTACAGATCTTATCAAGGAAAGAAACAACGTTTTCAGTAGTTTTTTCTCTTCCCTTGTATACAGTTTCCACTAAAGGTCCCATATTGAGATAAATGGAATCTGTATCAGAAGCAATAACATAATCAACATCATGTGTTTTAAGAATTTTATTTAAATAAAAATTCATTTTATTTTCAATCCAACGAATCGCAACTTGCCCTGAAAGAGTAATTGCTTCAGCGTTTGCAAGTTTGAAATACCTAAAATATTGATTTCCACAAGCACCATAAGCAGAATTAAGAGAAATCTTCTTGGCCATTTGAATATTATTGCAACGAGAAATTTCTTTCTCTAATTCTTTTGATTTTTTCTTTTCATATGCTTTTTTTGCCTCAATCATTTTCTTTTTAAAAATTACACGATCATTATACATTTTTTCCATCAATTCTGGAAGAAATCCACGAATATCTTTACGATACATTGCACCATTAGCACAAACTGCGTAATCTTTATAAGGTTGAAAATCAATTTCTTGATTTAAAATTTTATCAACAGTTACAAATGGATGCTTTTGATCTAACAATGTTTCTGGAGAAATGTTATAACCCATAATTAAATGTGGATAAAGACTATTTAAATCAAAGCTTACAACATAATCATAAACACCAGGAATTGGTTCTTTTACATATGCACCTTCATATTGAGAATTTTTGTTTTGTCTTTTATTTGGAGGAACTACAATATCATATTTAAGCAAATAATTATAAATGATGGAATCCCAAGTTCTTACTTGAGAAAAAACATCTTCATAATTCACTTTAGCATCATAAGCCATTGTAAGACAAAGTTCAATCAATTTCATCTTGTCTTCTAAACGGTCAACAAGTTCTACGTCAATAATATTATAATTTACAAATTTTTGCCATCCCTTAGTGTAAAATTCTTTGAACGTTTCATATTCAGAGTGATCTAATTTATTTTGCCCAAGTTCAACAAAAGCAATATGATCTAGCCTATAAGATTCCTGAGTAGTATAAGTAAATTTTTTATATAATTCAAGATAATCAAGAATAGATACTCCAAAAATTACATAAGAATTATTTTTCATTCCCCTAACTACAAACTCTTCTTCATATACTCTATTCCAAGGAGAAAGAGATTTCATAAATTTGGTACTTAAAACTCTTTCAATTCGTTTACAAATATAGGGAATATCAAAAAATTTTACGTTCCAACCAGTAATAATGTCTGGGGTATTTTGTGTCCACCATCCATGAAATTTTCTTAATAAAGTTTCTTCATCAAGACAATTTACATAAAGTACATCCTTCCTAGCATTAATATATTCTTTTTGTCCCCAAACTAAAATCTTTTTAGTAGAAAAATCTTTTACAGTAATACAAAGAATTTCTTCTATACATTCTTGAACATTTGGAAACCCATTTTCTGATGTTGTTTCAATATCCATTGTAACGAGTTTTATTTCAGACAAATCATAATCAATTTCTTCTGAAAAGTGTTTAGATATGTATTGATATAAAAATCTATCATTACCATAAATATCAAAATTATCAACTTCTTGATATTTTGCAACAAAATCTTTGGCTTCTCTAACACCAGAAAATTTAATAGGTTTTACATTAATTCCGTCAAGAGTTTTGAATTTACTTTCAGTTTCTGATTTAACAAAAAGAGTAGGTGAAAAACTATCTTTAATTGTTATTTGTTTACCGTTTTCATAGCCTCTATAAAGAACGCTGTCTCCTAAAATTTGTACATTCGTATAAAAAGTTTTACCCACCAATTACCTTTACATACAACTCAGTTACTTTTAATTCAGGTTCAACCATCGTAATAATTTTATCTGTATACATTAAACATCCTTCATCATTTGTAAACTTTGGATATTTTTCTAAAGTAATGTACTCATATGAAACCCCAATGCTTTCTTCTTTTTTAGTCAAAAGTACATAATGATCAGTAACCTCCAATTCTTTATTTTTTTCAAGATAAGCATAATTTTCTAAAATTATATAAGGATTTTTTAAGTAATATGATGGTTCATCATCAAGTCTCTCCAAATCACATATAATATATTTGTCATTAACTAATTCAAGAATTACAAGATTCATTTCGTTCCTCCATTTTTTTTACATAACTAAACTTAACATCTTCGTGTGGTTCATAAATTGTAACCACCCAATCCATTGGAATTGGAAATTGTTTATCTTTACTTAAAGGAGCCCAAGGACTAAAATAAAGATCATATTCTAATTGCTTTGTAGTTTCTTCTTGAAGAAACACTTCAGTTTTTTCTATAAGTTTTACACTATAAGGATGATCAAACATATAAGCAACTGTTGCTTTTTTTTCATCATCAACAATTTCTTTGATGTCTGCTATTACATCTTCACCAGATTTCAATAATGCAATTTTTAACGTCATATTATTTTAATGATAATTTTTCGTCTTGAGATTTTTTGATGTACTCCACCATTCTAGCAAGATATCCGCGATTACGCAAGTCCTTAAAGATAAGATTTTCAAATGAAAACTCACCGCCCCTCTTAATAGCTGCAGATCTCATATTTCTTAATTTTTCTTTAAGATTAACAAATTCTTCTTCATCAGCATTGTTTGTTATTAAATAATCAATTTGATCCATCATATCTTTAATTTTTTTAATTAAAAATGGATCTTTTTTAAAATTAACTTCAGCTTTAACGGGTTTAATTAACCAGTTATTTGTTTTTATGGAATAAACTCCTTGATTTTTTGGATAAGGGGCTGAAACATCTTGAGCATATAATTCAACTTCATGCCCGTATATTTTGATGTTATGTGTGAGTGACCAAAGTTGTTTTTTTGACCTAAGATAATCATCAAGAAAATCAGAACAATCAGAAATTTCTTTTTGGGAAACCACCAAATGTAAATCCAAGTCAGAATACTTAGTGTAATTATAATTAGCATTACCACCAACCAAAATTATATCTTTTATTGCTTTTTCTGGTATTTTAGAATACTTTGCCCACTTATAAGCAATTTCAAGTAATTTTTTTAATATTTCTGGTTTTAATTTTTCATCATCCCAGATTTTAGGATTTAGAGTATTATGATATCGTAAAGTTAACTTAAAATCCTTATATGTTTTCATTTACATATTTTATTGCGTATCAATATTTAGTAAAAGAGGAGGAATTGGATGGTATTGATCATCCTTCCTCCTAGCGGCAACGATAATTAAGGGGTAGCCTAAACTATTTATTTAACAGTATAAACTTTTCTTTTTTGATGCTCTGGCACAATTTTACTTAATTTAATTGTAAGCATACCATTATCAAAATACACATCAGATACTTCTACATCATCAGCCAAATTTCTCACCCAAGTAAATGCCCTTTTTGCTAATCCTTTATGAATATATTCATCAGGTTTATCTGTTTCTGCTTTTTTACATTCAATGAATAATTTATTTGTTTCAGTATAAACTTGAATATCTTCTTTTTTATATCCAGCAAGAGCAAATTCTAATCTAAAATTTTCTAAATTTTCTTTTATATAATTATATGGAGGATAGGTTGAATAAGATTCAGTTTGAGTAGCAAAACGACGAATCCAATCATCCATACCAATGCCAAATCTTGTGGCATCATTTAATAACTTATTAACGTCATTTACAGTATAATTTACTGTTGTAGTTTGAAACATAATAGACCTCCTAAAGCGTCTGTAAAATAATAATGTCCCCGAAGGCAACATTACTATTATATATCAATCAATGTAAAAAATTAAAATGAGGATAACCGGATAATTTTATGCGGTTTTCTTCTTTCCAATATTATATTTTGTTTGTAAATCCCATTCGTCTTTTTCTTTATACGAAATTACTTTAATTTGATTTAAAGGAGCAACATCTTGAATTTTATTTTCATCCAATACTTCAACAAGACCCCAATCAGCTAAAAGTCTTATAATTCTATTTCTTCTTTGAAGATCATTTTCAGAAAGATTTGCTTTTTTACCATCCAAAGCAAATAATTCTTTAAAATGAACAATATAATAACGACCTTGTTTATGAAGAATATGACATGATTGATAAAGAACTTTATCTTTTCTAGAAGCAACACCAATACGAGTTAAAGTTTCACGAACTTTTAAAAAGTCATCTGGTTGATTAAGACGAACTTCAATCATTTGTTCAGGAGTCCATTTAATTTCAATTTCATTTGTAATCATTTTTTTCCACCAGTATCAAGTTTAGATTTAATAAATTCAAGTTGTTCTTTAGTTAAAATTTTTAAAGCAGATCGTGCCTTATCATTATTATATCCATAATATTTTTTAACTAACTCCAAATCATTCAATTTCTCTTTGTATAACCAAGGAGAAAATCTTTTCTTTGGTCTGACAATATTTATAAAAAAATCATATTGCATTTTTTTATCTAAAAAATTATAAATGTTCATCTCATTTGCATACATTACTGTATCAATAAAACCAGATAAACATTTATTAATAATATAAGGTGGATATTGAGAAATTGAATCTATATCTTGATCCATTATATTGTTTTTTGATTGATTAATAGAATTTAACCAATCTTTCAATTCATAACTCATAATTAGGAGAATGATATTTTAAATATTCAAAAAAGGTAAGTTTCATTTCTTTGTTTGTCATCCCACAATGGTGAGCCGCTTGTGGTAAATTCATTTTAGAATAAAACAATCCTTCATTTGCTTCTTTGACATTTTCTGGTGTCGTTTTTATTCTTGATGTTTTAAATTTATCGTAATTCATTGAAATTGACAACTAACCATAATTTCAGTAAGAGCAGCTAATAAATTTATTTCTGAATCTGCAACAAATGCTTGTTGATATTGATATTTGGCAATAATTAAAACTGCCTGGGGAATAGAAGAAGGAACTAAAGTATCATACAAAGAATTATAAATTTTTCTAAAAATTGTATTAGGGTCATTATCCAAATTAGATACAACCCATTTACGAACAACTGTAAATTCTTTATTAGACAATGCTTTTATAAGTTCTGCCAGATTTATATCTGCAACTTCAACAAGAATTCCAGAATCAATAGAACCATCGGATGAATATCTTTGAATTTCGTTTAAAGTTCTACGAAAATCTGGAAAATATTTATTTACCAATTCTGCAATTACTTGTTTATCATATTCAATATTCTCTTCAATCAATATTTTTGATACTCGTTTAAAAAATTCTCCTGCAATTTTTGGTTTTTGTTTATTTGGAATTGTAAAATCAATAACTGCACATCTTGAATGAAGAGGTTCAATAATTTTATTTTTATAGTTACATGTAAAAATAAATCTACAATTATTATAATATGCTTCAATATTTGCCCGCAATAACAATTGAACTTCACTTCCTGTGTTATCTGCCTCATCAATAATAATAACTTTGTGTTTAGCATCAGTTTGAAGTGATACTGTAGTTGCAAAATTTTTTGCTTGATTTCTAACCGTATCTAAAAATCTACCTTCATCAGATCCGTTAATGACATAATAATCTGCTCCCAATTCTTTACATAATGCTTTTGCTATTGTTGTTTTTCCAATACCAGGAGGACCAGAAAGTAAAAGATTTGGAATCTCCCCTTTTTTTAAAAATTCAATAAATGTTTTTTTAATGTTTTCTGGTAAGATGCAGTCTTCAATAGTTTGTGGTCTGTATTTTTCCACAAAAAGAAAATCAGTTTTCATTACAAAATTCTCAACAAGTGTGGTCAGTTAGTATCCGGTTCCAAAGCAATATAATATTCTACATTCAATTCGGAATTAATAAATTGTGAAATTTTAGAAGAAATACTCACATTATAAGTTCCCGGAAGAATTTTAATGTTTTCCATTTTAAAATTATAAGAAAAAGTATTTTCAGTCAATCCAACAATCATTGAATAAGTATTAGATGTACTATTCTTTTTATCTTTAACTACAAGATGAATTTCTTTTCCATCTCCCTCAACACATAAATCAGGCAATTGATAAACATTAGCAGACCTAATCATCATATCTAATACATCAGAATTCAAAATAAATTGAACTTCTGGAGTTGGCATTACCAATTTTTTATTTGGTGGTGCTGCAATAATATCTGGATCCGAATAAAAATATTTTACTTCAGAACCACAACTTTTAATAATCAAATAACTGTCATTACTAAAATCAAATTCAAATTCCTTTTCTTTAAAAAGAGTAAGACCAGAAAGAAATTCAGTTAGATCATAAATTGCAAATTCTCTAGGAAATTTTTCAGTAATTAATGCTTTGGCAAAAATATTTTTAGTAATAGCAATTGTAGAAAGTTCATTACCTTCTTTAATAAGAATTGACTTATTAATAGAAGAAAAATTTTTCAATATGGTTAAAGTTTCGTTAGTAGGTTTCATAAGTTGATTTCGCATTTTCATTGTGTAGACCAGAGAAATGATAAAGAAGAATACAATAATGAATTGCCTTCAAAATATCCATTTTGGATTTTCCGTTCTTTTTACCAAAACGAGAAAGGTATTTAATGGCATTAGAACGAGTAAAGGGTTCTGCATCTCCAATACTTTCAATCAAATCAAGAGTTTGTGTTTTTGATGTTTCAGAAGTATAATGGGATTTGTAAGTGCTGATAAGATATTCTTCAATCTGTTTTAGTGTCTTATCTTCATTATACTTCCAAAATCCATTTTGATTATTTTGAATGGTCATATTGTTTTGTAAATTTGTAATCAATTTCAATTCGTAACTGGTTTTTTCTGGTATTTCATCCATAATAATTTTTGTCCAATAAGTTTGAGCATACGACCCAAATAGCATTGTACACCGGTTTAGCCAATTTGTCAAGGGTTACATCATTTGAGTTCTTTGACCTTTGAAAAGTTTTTAACTTTTTCAAAAAATAATGTTTTTTCAAATTTATCTAACAAAATATCTCCTTTATGTGAAATAATAAAAACATTAATATTTTTATCAAATTGTCTTAAAATTCTAATAAAATCATCAGTACCAGAAATATCTAAAGAACTATCACATACTTCATCTAACAATAAAAGATTTGTATTTACTGAATTTTTAATTTTAGCTATTTCTCTCCAAGTAAAAAGAAGAGCTAAATCAATTCTCATTTTTTCTCCTTCCGAAAAAGAACCATATGAAAAATCATCCCTATGTCTAGATTTAATGGTTTCTTCAAAATTTTCATTTAACATAAAATTAACAAAAAAATCCATTTCTTGAAGATATTTGTTAATTAAATTATTAAAAATTGGTAAATATTTTTTAATAATTTTTGATTTAATTCCAGTATCTTTTAATAAATATAAAATAATTTCATACTCTTCTTTATTTTTTTTAAGTACTTTTAATTTTTCAATTACATCAATACCTTCATTTACAATAATATCAAGTACTTTTTTTTCTTTATCAACACTAGAATCTTTTGTTTCTATGTCTTCAATTTCATCTTTAATATCACCAATCGTATTGTTAATATTTGTTATTTTATAATTTGTTTCTGATACACTAGTATTTAATTTAGTTACTTTATTAAGAAGTTTTGTTTTGTTTGTAATTGTATTAACAATAGTATCAATTTTACCATCAACTTGCATCAACGCATTATTAACCTCTTCAATTTGAGATTGATTTTCTTTTATTTTATCAACTTTAAATTTATTATCAATATTTTGTCCACAAGTTGGACATGAATTGTTGTTAGAAAAAAATTCATTTAATTGATTAAATTTTTTTAATTGATTATTAAAATTATTTTGATATTGTTCTAATTTTTTTAATTGTAATTCTGGAGTTCCTAAATCAGATATTTCTTGATGAAGTGCTTTTAATATTTCTTCTGCACTTGTTCTTAATTTTTCCAACTCAATTATTTTATTGGAAAATTCCACAATTTTAGTTTTCTTTTGTTGAATAGATTTATCACTTAATTCAGTAAGTTCTTTGATTAATTTTTTTTGAACTTCTGTTTTTTGTTTTATCAATTCAAGTTTATATTCATATTCTTTAATTTGATCCAATATAGACTTATTATTGTCTTTTAAAATACCATTCATTGTAGAAAATATTTTAATATCAAGCAAGTCTTCAATAATATCTCTTCTTTGCGCTGCAGGTAACTGCATAAATGGTACAAAAGTTGAAGAGCCCAAAATTACAACTTGTGTAAATGATTTAAAATTAAGACGTAAAATATTTTGTTCAAGATATTTTTGTTGATCAATTGTTGCAGAATCTTGATTTAACATTTCATCGTCAATCCAAATTTCAAATATATTTGGCTTAATTCCTCTTATTATTTTATATTCTTTTTTACCAACAGAAAATTCAATTTGTACAACACACTCAGAATTATTAACTGAATTTACAAGTGATGGTTTATTAATTTTTCTAAATGGTTTATTAAATAATACAAAAGTTATTGCATCAAGTATTGTTGATTTACCTGCCCCATTACTTCCTACAATTAAAGTTGTAGAGGCATCAGCAAAATTAATTGTAGTATAATTATTTCCAAAAGAAAGAAAATTCTTAAATGATATAGATTTAAATAAAATCATAAAATCAAATTACCTCTAAAGCTTCCAAATATAAAGATTTTAATTTAGTTTTTACAGAAGAAATATCATGATAATTAATATCATCAACATATCCTTGAAGTATAGTTAATGTATCATCTGTTTCTACATTAATATCATCATTATCATAAACAATAATTTCATCTTCAATAACTTTAATTTCATAAGCTTCAATATCGTGAAGAGCTTGAATAAAATTATCAAATAGATATTGGTCGTTTTTATTTACAACATATACTTTAACATAGGTTTCTTTGTATTTTGTTAGATCAATTTTTTTATAATCTGTTTTTATATCGTCATAATAGATTTTAGTAAAAATAGTATATGGATTTTTTATAAACTTTAACTTAAAAGTTTCAGTATCAAATTCATGAAATCCTCTACTTTCATTATAGTCATTCCAATATAAAGGATAAGGATTTCCTAGATAAAAAATATTATCTTTAGATGATCTATGATGAAAATGACCAGAAAATACTTTTTTATAACTAGAAAATATTTTTGCATCAATACCACCTTCAAATATGTGCCCTGGTTGAGACATAAATCCATTTAATTCAAGATGACCACATAAAACAGATGCATTACTAGTTTCAATATGTTGCATTACAGATGATTCATTTTCAGAATTAATCCATGGAAGCATAGTTATTTTACATCCATCAATTTCAATATCTTGAATTTTTGAATATATTTTAATATTATCGTATTCAGTCAAAATAAGATTTGGTGAATTTATATCATTAGTGTTTTTGTAAAAGGTTGTATGATTACCAATTAACATATGAATGGTTATTCCTAATTCTTTAATTGGTTCATAAAACATCTGTTTTGCTTTAAATAAAGATAAAAAATCAATGTTTTTTCTGTTATCAAACGTATCCCCCAAATCAATAATAACTTTGATATTATTGTCTTTTAAGTACGGTATGAAAACATTTTTGTAAAATTTTTCATAATAATCAAAGTATACCTTGTTTCCTTTTCTTACGGCAAAATGTTGATCTGTTATTAAACAAATTTTCATTTTCTTCCTCTAATTTCCAAATTCTGTTTAATAGTATTCATATCAGAAGAATTATAACCAACATCAACATAAAATACTTCATCAAATCCAGATTTCTCTAAAATTTTATTTTTAATTTCCAACTGTTTCTTTTCTTTTTGAATTCTTCTAAGAAAAGCAAAGTAAATAATTTGAGTAAAATATGCAAATGGATTAGAACCTTTTTCTGGATCAAATCTGTCAATATAAGTGAGACAATTTTCTACTCCATCTGCAATCATATCATCCTTAAACATATAATTAACAAAATTTGGTTTATATGATAAGTGTGTAGCAATTTTTAAAAAACAACTACCAAGGTATTCTGGTATTTTTGGTGCAGGTAAATCTTTTTCTTTTGCTTCAAAGAATTTCTTCCTATACTCGGTTATAGCATTAAGAAAATCTTTATTGTTTACATAATGTTCTTTTTGTTTCATCTTCTTGTAGTATCTTTACCCATTATAGCAGGGTTCTTACCAAAAAGCAACCCCTTTAGTAGGGGGGGTTGACAAGGGTCCTGAATCCATGTATAATAGCTATGTTGCGTTTCAGATAACTTATTATATACTATTATCTAATACTCTTTAAATATCTTCTCTAATTTAATTCTAGCTCTTTCAATAATTCTATCTTTTTCATTAGTTAAATTCTTTATCTTATATGTTTCTTCTTCTTTAATTAATTGATTTAAACTTTTAGTATAAAATAATTCTATTGATGTATTAACTTCAGTCATAGTAATTATTTTATCAAGTGGTATTATAAATGTTTCTTGATTAGATATAGACATCCATCTATCAATTTTTAATCCAGAAAACATACCTGGAATTTCTATTGATTCTACTACTAATGGAGAAATTAATACTATATGAGTACTTTGTTCCTCATGAGTTATTGTTTTAACTAAACTTAATAACTCTTCTCCAGATATTAATTTTATTGCAGCATAAAATTTTTGATTCATATTAATTTTTTAATTTTATGTCTATAATTTCATAATTAAAATTTTCTTCATTGTAAGTTTTTATTCTTTCAATAAGGTGATTAAGAGTGTAATTTTTATGATTATTCTTTGATATATCATCTGCAATATCATAAAGAGTTGCATGAGTTTTACCTTCTTTAACTCTTAATACTCTACCAATACTTTGTAAATTTCTTACTCTTGACTTACTTGGAGAAGCAAACACAACATTATGTAAATTTTTTATATTAATACCTGTACTAAATGTACCGTAAGAAGCAATTATAATTGCATTATCTTGAGTTTCTGTTATTTGACGAATATTTTCTCTTTCATCTACATCAACTCCACCATATACAAAAAATACTTTTCTGTTGTTTCCAACTGCATTATTTATTAAATCATAAAGAATCATACCATGACGTTCAACCATAGCAAAAAGTACAAGAGTATTTCCTTCCAAATCTTTAACTAAATTTTTGATTAAATTATTTCTTTTTTCATTTGAAATAATATAATTTATTTCTTCTTGATACGAATTAAATGTTTGATGTTCATGTTTAAGAAGAAGAATTTTAATTTGAAGACTAGCAAGATAACCTTTTTTAATTAAATTATCAGTTTTAGTCACAGCTTCAACTGGACCAAATAATCCTTCAAGTACAAGTTTATGAGTTTTAGTTCCATCAAGTGTACCAGTAAATCCAATTCTATATTCAGCTTGATGTAATTTTGTTAATACTGATGTTAAAGATTTAGCTTTAAATAAATGAGCTTCATCCCCAATAACAGCAGTAAAATCATCAAAATATTTTTTAGGTAGTTTGTAAATAGATTGCCAAGTAGTAATTACAACTGGAGCATTAGTAAGTTTTTCTTTTCCAGAATAAATTTTATGACAATATTTTGGAGCTTCCCAACCATAGGAAATAAAATCTTTAAATATTTGTTCAACCAAAGATGTAGTTGGTACAATAATAAGAGTTCTATGATTGGTATCTTCAAGAAATCTTACGATAGAATAAATCATCAAAGATTTACCAGACCCGGTAGGAGAGAGTAATAACTTTCTTTTTTTCTTTAATGCCTCGTAAATGCCCCGATATTGGTAATCTCTAATTTCAAGCGTAATATTAAACTTTTTTAGTAATTTTACTACGTTTTGAGGAGTAATATCTTTATCTTCATATTCTGGGTGTCCATAAAATTTATTATCAATTAATTCAATAGAATAATTTCTTTCTTCAGCAAATATTTTAACATGTTGTAACAAACCACAATATAATTCTCCTGTACCTGGAGAAAATAATCTAATTTTGCCATCCCATATTTTAGCCTTATATTGAGGCATAAATTTGGCATCAGGAACTTCAAACGTAAAATATTCAGTTAATTCTTGTTTTATATGTGGTTCAGCATTAATTAATAGATAAACTTCATTCTTTTTTTGAATTATAATGTCAGATACCATTAATGAATTTTCTCCATTCTATTGTATTTTTTATCGTATAACTTCTATTGTTTATGCTGGTTATGACATCTTTTAAATAATTTGTTATCACTGCATAGTATTTTGTTTTATTAAGTATCCTTTGATATTCATCATCAGATTCAATATATCTTGGAATATCTTGTTTTAATAATTTAGTATCAAATGGAATATCACTTTTACCATCATAATATTCCCAACGTTCTTTAAGTACTTTTTTTTGATCTAGTTCAGCTTTTTCTTTGAGTAAAATATAATCAGAATATAAATTTAAATATTTTGCATGTAACTGTGGAATTTTAAGAGATTCTTTATCCAATTCCATATCATCAATTATTGAATCTTTTTCCCACATCAATTTAATTGCATCAAAATTCATAAGGTTAATTTATTCCCTTTAGCATCATATATGTTATATATGGTGTATTTAAAAACAGCTTCTGCTACAAAATATTGAACATCTCTAGTATCAACATTAAACTCAAGACCAGATAATGAAATTGGAAAAATACTTTGAAATTTTATATTTGCATTTGTGTTATAATTACTATCTAAAATAAACAATGTTCCTTCAGAAACTTCATTCAAATATCTTTGATTTGGATCTTTATATTGTCCAGAATCTAAAAAAGTAGTTGCTTGATTAAAACTTTCTGGTTTTGTTAATCCTCTAAACCAATTTTGTAATGCAGAAAAATTATTTAAATCTTCATCAATTAAAAATTTTATTTTTAAAGGTTCAAATACCATTTTATCTGGTGGTAATGCTATATCCTGTAAAGGAGTTGCTAATGTCGGAAATTCAGCATTAATAGTTGGGATATTAGCTGCTTGACAATAAAATTCAACTGTCGGTAAATTTGACAATTGCATTTTAAAACCAGTTGGTGCTAGATAATTTCTATTAGTTAATTGAGTATTCATTATCTATTTTTTTAATTATTTAGATAAAAAAAGGACCCTTTCGGGTCCCCTTTAAAATATTGTGAGAAAAACTCACATAAGATTTTGAATTTCAACTCTACGGTAGTAGGTGTTGGTGTTGGCTTGAATACGTCCAAGACCTTGTACAGGAGCCTGACCATAAGGAGTAAACTCAGCAAATGGGTTAGAAACTACACCGTAACGAGTCTTGAAGCCAATCTTGGGCTGGAAGTTGTCCTGACCAACAGCACGAACCATTTGGAGAGGAACGTATGGACAGTAGAAAATACCAGCATCATAAGGAGAAGTACCCTTATATCCAACAACATAATAATGGTTAGGAGATACGTTAGCCGAATATGGGTCAATATAGACCTTGATGCGACCATTGATAGTACCAATATAAGTATTACCAGTGTCATCAACTTGACCAAGGCTATTACCGTTAGGACCAGTAAGACCCGAATTATAATCAAGAACACCAGCCATAGCAAGAGCAGAAGCTACGTCAGCAGAGCAAACAATAAAGTTGCCCTTCCCACGACGAGTTCTTTGTGCAATCGCGTTAGCATCGCGCTCAATTTGATAAAGAAGTCCTTTAAACTTCTCAACTGACCAACGACCGTTGGAATCAGTATCAAGGTTAAAGATACCCTTATTAGCAACGTTAGCTTGAGCACCAACTTCAGCAACGTTGTAAACAGTACGGACAATTTCACGGTTAATTTCAGCCAAAATTTCGCTAGACAAAATGTTAGCGAGTTCGGTTTCGGCATCAAGACCATGAATAGCCTTAAGGTCTTGAGCAAGTTCCAAGCTGTATTCAGCTTTTAAAGCACGAGTTTTGGCGGTAACTGTTACTTTCTCAATGCTGAAAGCCAACTGTTGGAAAGCATTACCAGCAGAATCACCCAACGCTTCAGAAGCAGCAGTGGTCATACCACTATAAACATCATAAGTACCCGCTGGGGTATCATTAAGAACTGAAGGGTTGTTGCCAGTTTGAGTTGAAGAGCCTGAACCAGGGAAACCAGAAGCACCAGTTCCAAGTGCAGCGTTATTCAACGTACCACCAGTGTTCTGTGAAGCAAAGCTAGTATCAGCTTCGTTAAACAGAGCTTCATTACCTGATTGGTTGGTATAACGTGAACGCATTGCAAAAATAAGTCCAGTAGGACCGCTCATTGGTTGAACGCCACAAATGTCGTAAGCGACAAGATTAGGCATTGAACGACGAATGAGGCTAATCAAAACTGGGTCAAAACCGGCGGTAGGACCACCAGCAGGGGCGCCACCAGACAAGCCAGCATAACCACTTGTAGAAGCAGTGCTACTTACGGGAGCGGTTTCATTAAGAATGTTGCGCTCTTCACGAAGAAACTTTTCTTGGTTTTCTAAAAGAACCGAAGTTACGGCTCTACGGTATGGATCTTTGATTTCAGGAAGATCGTGGTGACCAATTACTGGTGCCCACTTTTCCTGCAAATATTCCGAGTTGAACATTTGCTATTTACTCCTTTGTAATTTGTTAATGGGTTATTTTTATTTATAAAATATTCTTATTTAGACCAGCGTGAGATCGCTTGAACATAAGAACTCATACTATCATTCAAATCTTGATGACTGCTTGAAAAATTATCCTCTACAAGACGAACTTGATTGTGAGGGAAATAACTTTCCTTAATAGTCTCAAGTTTTTCTACAAATTGTTCATCACTTTCAAACTCAATTGACTCAGCTAAAGAAATAAATTTTTCTTTTTGAGAATCAGCCAAACCTGAAGATACTTCATTGATTAATGACTCTTTCGCAAAGAGTTCAATCTGTGTATTCAGGTCAATGTTTTTCTCAATTTGCTCATTGAGCTTAAACTCCATTTCATCTAATTTTGTGGCCATTTCTTCAAGAATGTTTGCCTTTTCATCAGGCATTTGAATATAGTTTTCATCAAAAACACTCTTGATACCGGCCATGAAATCTTCTGCAATTTCAAGTTTCAGACCGGATTCAATGGCAAGCTCGTTTTGTGTTAACCATTCTTCGCAAACATAGTTCAAGAAAGATTCAACCTTTTCAGAAAGGTTGGCTTTGTAATCACGAATTTCTTCAGCAATTACTTCAGCATATGCCTCTTCAAATACTTGAACTTGCTCAGCCAATTTGCTACGAACGGCAGATTCAAAAATGATTTGAGCCTTATTGCGGAAATCTTCAGAAAGATCTTCACCGCTAACAAGAGCATTGACATCTTCGTTGACATCAAAATCAAATCCTTCCTTCATTTTTTTGGAAGCTTTTTTGGCCATTTTACGACCATCTTCTTCTTCCTCTTCTTCTTCCTCTTCCTCCTCTTCTTCTTCCTCAGAAGACTTTTTCTTTTTCTTGCCGTCTTCTTCCTCTTCTTCTTCCTCTGATTCTTCCCAGACTACTTTTTTGGAAGAAAGTTTAGCTTCTTCTAATTCATCTGCGTCATCAAGTTCTACATCTTCACCCCAAACAATGCCTTTAGAAAGAGCATGACCAATTTCAGCAGCTTTAGCTTTTGAATTTACTTTGGTTGAAGATTTTTTTGCTCCTTTACCAGCATCAAGCTTACCAGATTCATCAGTAGGCTTATAATCAGTCATATGTGGGCCACCTAAATCATCAATTCCTTGACCAGGAACAGTTGATGTTGGTACTGATTTTCTCGCTTCTGGAGCAGCAGCTCTTGCATTAACGCGAGTTTTTGACTGCTTCATAGTTTCAAGACCAGGCATTGAAATACTCCTAAAAAATTTCTTTTAATTCTATGTTTATTTATAAATTAAAGACTCTTTATAAAATACTCAAAAGCTTTAAGCTTTCTTTCTTCTATATTAAGTTTAGTTGATTCATCAATATAATTTTTAATTTTTTGAATTTCCACTTCTTTTAATAATCCATTATCCCAAATCCAATCAACACCTTCCATAATACCTTCAACAAAAGCATTTGGTGCAGATGGATCTGCTACAATATCTGCTGCAGTAGCTAACATAAAATCATCTTTTACATACTTAATACCATTTTTTTCTTCTAAAGAACCAATTCCTCTAGAAGATACACCAAGTTTAACTCCATCATTTAAAAGACTTTTAGCAATCGCCCCCATTGGGGTATCAAGAAGTTTTGCTTTACCAATAAAATCATTACCATCCCGAACAAGTTCTACAATTAGATGAGAAACTCTATCTAAATTTACAGTTGGTCCATCTGGATGACCAAGTTCCCCAACAGCTCTTCCTTGTTTAATATATTGATCATTATATCTATTAACTTCTTTTTCCATTATTGGAAGAGAATAAAATCTTCCATTACGATTTTGTTGTTCTGTTTGGAGAAAAATTCCTTTAATATAATGATCTTTCTTACCATCAGCACGAGCTTCAGTAAGAATTTCAATATCTTCTATGTGTTCTGTAATGAGTTTCATTCTTCTTCTTGATTAAAGAAATAGTTACCTACTTCTTGTTTGAAATCGGATAGGGCTTCACCTGCTTTTGTATACAGAATGTCTTTAACTAATTCAACTGCCTGAGCATTTTTGCCTTTAGCAATATAAGAAACAATTTGTTCGGTGTCCATAATAATTTTCCCTTTTAATTATTTATTTATTTTTATTTTGTTGCGTTTTTGATTGTGATTGAGAATTTGCTGGTTTTTGTGGAGTATTTCCTCCCATTGGAATTCCAGCTCCTTCTGGCATTTCTGGCATAGGTGCTGTTGGGAATCCATTAATAACTGACAAATAATCTGCTTCAGTCATATCTGGAATAGAATCTTGTTTTCTTTCTTGTTCAATTTGTTGATGAATTTCTAAAATTTCGGCATCAGTTTGTTTTAAAATTTGCCTTCTAATATATTCATTTGAATAATATAATCCAATGTATGGTTGCAATTGAGCCAAAATGTTCATTCTATTTGTTAAAACTTCAAGATCTTTTAATTCAGTATAATGATTATCTTCTTTATAATCATACTGAATTTGATTTCTCATTGTTTCCCAATCTTCTGGGGTAACAATTCCTTTAAGAATAAGTTGTGTTTTTAATAAATCTCCAAACAATTCTGAGAATTTTTTTCTTAATCTTCCAACAAATCTACTAAATTTAAGTTCATCACGAAGAATTTGAGAATTAGTGCCAAAATTAAAGGTACTACCTTCTTTTTCAAGTCTAGATGCAGGCACATTTAATGCCTCATACATTTTCTTTTCAAAATATTTTACATCTTCTAATTGACCCAAATTTTGTCCGCCAGGAAGAGTTGTAATTTCAGTTCCTCTACCACCTTCTCTTCTAGGAAGCCAAAAATCTTCAAGCATACTCATATGCTTTCTATCATCACGAATTTCACCTGTATTTGAATCATAAACTAATTTCTGACGATATCTTGTCATAACTTCACGAAGATATTGTTCTGCTTTAACTTTAGGAAGATTACCTACGTCAATATAAAAAATTCTTCTTTCTGGTGCGCGAGCCATTCTATAAATGACAAGAGTATCCTCAACCATTCTTAATTGATTAAGAATTTTAATAGCTTTGTGTAAATAGCTTAATACAATATTTCTATTGGGATCAGTCATTCCAGAAGTAACATATGTTATAGCATCAGGTGCAATTTTTATTCCAGTATAATCATTAAGATTTATTCCTTTGGCATTATAAACAAAATATTCTGTTGTTTTTCCATAATCAATTGAATAAAAATCTGATCCTTTTTCTGATTTTCTAATCTCAGTAATTTTTTTAATTTTTAACGGATCAATATATCTTAATTCAATAATACCTTTTGATGGATCATTAAAATCAATTAATTTATGATAAAATAATCTACCATCAATATACCAACGACGAAATATTGAATGTCCTTTATTTTCAAAATCTAAAAGTCTAATTACTTGTTGAAATTCTTCTCTGATTTTTTTCTTAAGAGATTCGCTAACTTTAAGATTAGATAATTCAATTTCTACTGGAATATCATCTTGATCGGATACAATAGCTTCATTTGCAATATCATCAATAATATAATCACATTCGGGATGAAGTGACATTTCTCTATAACGACGAATTAAATCAAAGTCGGTTTTAGTCCGACCTTCCATATCTACATAATAACCATAATGACCCCCAACAGCGGCAATGGCAGAACCATCATCATTATTGGGGGGCACAGGAGAAACCACATTGCGTGGTTTCATTGCTTTTTCTTTTATTGAAAATCCAAATAATTCAGCCATTATTATATATTAAGCACTCACACTATTTAGCTAATAGCTGGAGAAGTTCCACCAGTAATATTAAAGTATTGATATTGAAAATCAACAGTAAATTCTTCAATGCTATTATTTGTATCAAATCCTAAAGAAATTTGACTTACAGAACTAGGCCAAGCACCAAATAATTTATAAGTTCTGATAACAGGTAAATCATTAGTGGAAGTAGTTCCACCAGTAGCTGGAGCTGTTTTTGATAATTGATCAACTGTAATATCAGTAAAAATTTGAATTGGATCTGTTTGTCCAACATTAGAATCCATTTTATTTACTACATTCATCCAAGATTCAAAGAAAGTTCTAGCTTCAAATTTTGAATCATTAAAAAATGTAGCACTCCATGCTGCAAAAGTTCTATCTCCAGGAATTTTTAAATTTCTTCCTCTAAAAGGAACTTCAATAGTTCCCATATTGGATGCTGGAAGTGCTGCAGATTTACAAAGATATGTGAGTGCATCATTTTGAGTAGTTTTGGTAACGCCAGAAACTGTTGGTGGATTGATGGTAACTCTAAAAAGATTTGGTCTTACTCCAGAACTAATTCTTGACTGAAAATCGTTAATTGTAAATGCCATTGGTTAATCTCCTGTTTAAACTGTTCCTACAACTTGCTGAAAGCTAACCCCAGTACGGGTAGCAACAAATGTCAAGTAAATATAGTTGATAGAACGAGTTGGTTTTAGATAAATATCTGCACGGAATTCATTTCTATCAATTACATCTGGGGTATTATTAGTTGTATCACAAACAACTAAGAAATCATAAAGACCTCTTTTTGATTGTACATCACGGAGATATGGTTCAACAACTCCCCTAAATGCACTTCTAGTAAAATCATCATTAAATTCAAATAATTGTTGACTTGCGGCTTGTTGAATAGTTTTTTCAAGAACAAGGAACAATTTACGAACATTAATTCTATCAAAAGCACTTGGACTAGAGAGTGCTGTTTTATCACCAAATAATACAATTCCTTGACCAGGGAATGAAGTAATTGGATTTACTCTAGAAGTATAAAGAATATCTCTTTGTGCTTTTGTTGGAGTATACGTAAGTTTTACAACATTTTTAATTTGACCTCTACTATACCCAGCAGGAGAGAACCAAGGTTGTTGGTTAATTGAAGCACTAGCTAATAAACCAGCAACATCACCATTACAAGGAATATAACGATATTTGTCATTATATCTATCGTACATGTATTTGATACCACCATCAAATACAGCATATGAAGAACTAGCAAGTTGATTGAAGAATGATATAATATTTGATGTTATAGTATCAGAAGAGCTGATTCCAACAACACCACCTTTCCAAGGTGAAATAAAAGCAATACAATCTTTTCTTGTTTCAGCAATAGACATAATATTAGATGCCTTTGCTACAGTATCTGATTGTGTTCCAAAACTTGCAGCATTTAAAATATAATCAATTGATACATTTTCAACACTAGTAAATAAACTATATCCACTATTAATTTCACCTACAGTTGGAGTTTGAGTATCAATTCCTCCAGAAAGATCATATTGAACATTACCAATAATATCAAAAGTTGAAGTTGAACCCGCACCTAAATTGGTTGAAGTTTTAACTGCATAAGTAGTTCCATTAAATCCATTTTGCATATGAGATCCCCAATATACAAATGCAGATTTGTTTGTAGTGACATCTGCAATATAATTTAAATCACCTTCTTGTAATTTACAATCATAAGCTTTAGAAACACCAATAAATTTCTCTAAAATAGTTCCAGCAGTACCAGAAATTTTACCGTCAGAATCATATACAACAACATGCATTTCATCGTTTTTACCACCACGTTGATTAGCATATATTGAACTTGATGGTCTTTTAGCAATAGAAGACCAACTTGTTCCAGCAACTACTGTACCATCTCCTTTAGTTGTTGGTGGGATAGCATAATTAGTAGAAGAGCTATACCAATCAGAAGCAGAAGAAACCGTGGCTCCTGTACCAACAGTATCACCGACAGCAAATAAAGTATTTCCAGTTGAAAATACCGACACAATTTTATTTGTAGCATCATACGAATATACAACACCAGTAGCAAAACTACCAGTTCCTCCAGTTCCAACAACAGAACCTGCAGTAAAAGTACCAGTAAATCCACTACCAATCTGAAGAACTTGATCAGCACCTCTATCAATGATAGAAACCCCAACACTATTTCCTAAATCTCCAGCATATCTAGCTGCAAAATGCCAAGAATTAGTTGCATTACGATATACATTTTCATAAATTGATTGATTTTTAATTAAAACTGGGCTTGCAGAAATAGTTGTAGTTCCAGTTGAAATTATAGCTGTTGTTGTTACACCATTAATAATAGCAGAAGCACCTGTTCCAGCACTTGGTCTGACAACAGCAAGTGTACCACCATAAGCCAAATAAGAAGAAGCTGTCAACCAAGTTTCATAATTGTTATCATTTGGTTTTCCAAATGTTGCAACTAAACTAGCTTCCGAAGTAATTGAAGTAATTGTATCTACAGGACCCGTTGAAAATGGACCTACAAGTGCAGCAACATTCTGCAAAGATGGTGCAACTTGTGGAGCCGAAAGGTCTCTCTCTTGGATAAGAATCCCTGGCGAGACTAATGATGGCATGTGCTATCTCCTAATAAAAGATTCATTTGGATATTCTAAAAATATTTATAAAAAAGAAATTCTTTATCTATATTCCCACATGAATGCTCTGTCACCATATTCATCTAAATGCCAAACATCACCATCAACATCAACAAATGTATCATCATTTAATCCATCATTAATAAATCCGAATGGAGCCATATCTGCTTCAATTTGATCTGCTTGATCATCATAAATTCTTTTTCTAATATCTTGATCAGTCATTTCCCTAAAATAGGGTTGTGCAACTAACCAAGAAAATATAACTAAACACATAGCTAAATCATCATTACATCCATCTTCTGCTTCAAAAGAATTATTACGTTGAATAAAAGTAGTTAATTCGCTAATAATTTCATAATCACTTACAACTAACTTATCATCTTCAATTAATGTTTTAAGATTAGAACATCCAATTTTTTTTACAGTTTTAGACATTTTAACACCAAGTTGTGCTCTTTTTCCAGAAAAACCATGACCAACAAGTTGTCCAGCTCTACCGTTCATAGAACACATTAGTAAATGATCATATTCTAAATCATAATGAAGAATACTTCCAATTTGTTCTCCAATATCATTTACTTCAATCAAAACATACGCTTTATTATATGACTTTGCTATTTTTTCAATAATGCTTGGAAAAAGCATTGGTTTAATCTCATTACTTCTATATTTTGCTACAATTTTATATGGAACAGTTGTAATATCAAAAACAACAAATGCAGAATAATCATTATTTGTTCCTCTTGAAACATCAACAGTAATCATATAATCTTTATTTTTTTCTGGCTCTTCATAAACATCTAATCCTGCATTTCTGGTTAATGGATCATCATAAACCATTAATCTTAATTTTGCTGGAGTAATTAAAGTATCAACTGAACCTAAAAATGCACATTCAAATTCTTGAGTAAATTGTCTTTCTGATGTATTGGCAATTGTTTGTTTTTTCCATTTTTCATCCCTTCCTGGTACTTCACTCCAATGTACTTCTAATGGAATGTAACCATTTTTTTGCCTTTCAGCATCATGCCAAAGTTTATAAAACATATTCATCCCGTTTGGGGTTGAAATAATAATAACCTTTGTAGTTTTACCTGAAGAAATTGTAGGATATACTGAACTAAAAAATTGCTCAGCAATATGATTTGGAATAAAAGCAAATTCGTCTAAAAAAATAATGTTAAATGAATTACCACGAACAGCAGATGATGAAGTACTTGCTGCAATAATTTTAGAACCATTTTCTATTTCAACAGATCCTTTATTCCAAGAACCAACTCCTTGCTGTAACCATTTTGGTAAATTTTCATACGCTAATTGTAATCTAGAAAGTAATTCTCTAGCAGTTTCTGCTTTGTTAGCAAGAATAGCAATCTTTACATTATCATTAAACAAAGCATAATGTAACAGATAAGAAACTACTGTTGTGCTTTTGCCTGTTTGCCTAGGCATTTTAGCAATATTAAATCTATGATTATGAAAATTTTTTAATAATTTTTTTTGAAAATTATACATCTTAAAAGGAACTAATCCCTCATCAAGAGATACAATTTTTATATAATTTAAAGCAAAGTATACTGGATCTTTTTTACACTTAAGATACTCATGTATTTGTTCAGAAGTAAATTGTATTTGAACATTCTGAGCTTTAAGATTAGGATTGCCCTTATATATTTTTTCAAATGCCATTAATCTTTTATATGAGATAATTTAAACAATTTTGGATAACTGACATCAAAATTACGCATTATAATTCCAGCAATTGCTTGAGATTCGTTTTCTGTTTTACTTCCAGTTTCTCCTCGGTTAGGATCTTTTTCATGTTTTAAGTGTTGTGCAAAATGAGTCATTTCATGAGCAACCGTTCTTAAAACATCTACTGGATGTCTTCCTTCAATATCAATTTGAATTTCTCCTTTTTTATATACTCCAAAAGTGCCTTTTTCTCTAGCTACATTTGGACTAATAAAAGTTATTTTTGGTTTTTGTTTTATATTAAGTTCTTTTTGACAAAAAGGAATAAATTTTTTAAGAATTGATTCAAATTCTTTTTCACTAACTACATGTTTAAATTCTTTTAATGTCATCATATTAACAATTCCACTTTCTTAATGATTTGTTAATTCTGGAATTAGGATCATGTGCAGTTTTTGCACTAGTTAATTTTGCTTTCATACCTTTCATCCTGGAGCAAAATGATTTTCTACGATTTGCAGATTTAGATCCCGGTTTTAATTTTGATGGTTTTGTTGTAACAGCCATAGAAAGATGTGATCCAGGATGTTCTTTACGATAAGAAGAAATTCCTTTTTTATTTAATCCACCTTCAGGATTTTTCCCAGCTTTTCTCTGCCAAGCAGGAGATTTTTCATTTAAAATTTCTGCAAATTCTTTAAAAGTCATTAATCCCTCAGAACATCCACATTTTGTTGTTTTTTTAATATCTTTTCCCATTTTTCTTTTTATCCAACTATCTGGACTTTCTCCGTGTTTATCAACAAAAGAATTATGTAAATCTTTCATATTTACATTATATTGTTTACCAATATTTTTCATCAAAGTATCTATGGATTTATAATCATAAGACTTGAGATTTTTTAAACTATCCTCAAGTTTTTTTACTGCTTCCATTTGATTTTTTATTCTCGGTATTATTTATGGTACTTTGTTTTAAAAATTGTTGTAATTCAGCAGAAGTCCCTACAAATAAAGCATTGTTTACTGTAGTTGGTGATGATTTAGATTCTTGAGAAATTTCTTTTCTTTTCTTATGCAATTCCATAAATTTATCATTTATGTCTGCAAGATTTTTCATACCTTGAAAAGCAACTTCATAAGCTCTTGGATGTTCAGATGCATTTGCTATATTTAAAATACCATCAATAGCTTCATGTCCTTTTTGAATTAATGAATATAATTGTGTTCTAGCATATTCATAGTCGTTATCTATTTTATCAGAATCACTTATAATTTCTGATTTTACTATTTCAACTTCTTCTGCGGGAATAATTTCTCCAGAAACGTTAAAAACTTCATTTAAATTGTCAAACATTTTACTCATTTTATGGTCCGTATTCTGTTATAGTTTCACTAAATCCAAAGTTATCGTCGGGTCCTGCTGTAATAGGATTTGGTTGGACCACGTAAGTTCTGACTTTACCATAAGAAGCACCAGTACCAACATAAGTATCAACTTCAATCTTTTTAATAATAGTCCCATTATCGGGATTAACTGGACCGTAAACGTATGTTTTAGCTGTAAATTGTAAAGTATATATTAAAGCACGTCTAGTTTCAAATGATCCTTCATAATCATCTTCAATACTAATACTATTTAATATAATAGGAACATCTTTTTTTTCATCCATTTCTGGTATAACATCAATAGTTATATTAAAAGATGGTTGAAAATATGGTAAAATCTGTTCTATAGTTTGAAGAACATCGTCATTAATTTTTCCAAAAATATAAAGTTCAAAATTTAAATTATACGGTACTGGAAGATATTGAGATTTAATTGATTGAGAGCCTGGAGTTGACTTTTTATAAAGTTGAATTGGGCTTGCTTTTCTTGATGGATCATAACTAATTCCAGTCAATTCAAATGCCATTCTAGGCACACCAATTTCAAATTTTTTATTTAATTCTGGATTTTGTTGTAATCTAGCAAGAAATTTTTGTTTTCCTGAATATGAAAAAGGTACTTTTATAATAGAAACTACATTACCATCAGCATCTTTTTTATGTAATTCAATGTTATTAAAAAGAGTACCAAATCCAACTACAGTTTTTTTAAATATTTCATTGTAAGTATAAGTTCCTAACATTAGAATGAACCTCCAATATCACCATATTCTCCAAATGGATTTGTTTCACTAAAATCTAAAACAGAATCTGCAGCATTTTCAATTGCCCTATTATCTCCAAGAACTCCTCCAGTAGAAGATAAACTATCAAATGAAATTATGCTTCTTCCAGTTCCTGACGTTTGACCAACAAGAATTTGTCCAACTTTAAAATTACCACTTATATGAGATATAGAAAGAACTTTAGATGGTGCATCCCATTTCATAACTACACCAGAAGTAACACCAACACCATATGTTGTTCCAATTCCAACAATATTTTCTCCAAAAATATAATTACTAGTTCCTGTTCCCATTGTATATTTAATTTCATATCCTTGATCTACCACTGATTGATCAATTTCCTTAACACCAGTATCAATAACTTCATTTTCATATTCATATAATTCACATTGAAGTTTATAACTATAATTTTTACCTATTTGATAAAAAGGATCTTCATGTTCTACAAATTTAATTTCAAAAAAGTTTTTACTTAATGGAAAATAAATTAAATCTCCTTCTTCTGGTCTTGTTGGAAGAATAACTTGAGGATCTGCAGAAAGAAATACACTTAAAAAATCTTCAAATCTTTGTCTAGAAATAGTTAAAGTTAATTCATCAGCTTGTTTTAAGCCAAACTTACTCATAAAATCACCTTGTCCTTGAAATCCCGTAAATGTATTAACATACGCTTCAATAATATATGCATCATTAAATTTAGAATCAATTACATCTTTAAATACAGTATCAATGTTAATATATTTTCTAGGAAGATAATATATATCAATACCATATACTTTAATTTGTTCGTCTACTAAATTTTGAAAGAGCAATTGCTCATTTCTCGTTCCAATTGAAAAATATGGGTTTTTCATATTATCCGATCATATCCATTGGAGGTTCTGAATATTGATAATTATCCATACTAGATTCAAGATCTTTTAATTCTGTAGTAGCATCTTGATATAATTGTCTACCATTTAAAGTTAATCCACCAGGGAGTTGAACTCCTTCATACTTAATTAAATTTTGTCCCCATTGTTTTTTAATTAAAGCGGTTACATATCGTTTTAAAAAGAAATCATTCCACACTCTTGGTGAATCTGAAGGATCCAAAAGACGATAACAATCAAGGATTACAAAATTTCCTGGTTGAATGTCTGATGCAAAATCTAAATCAAGATAAAGTCTACCCAATCTTCTATTAAATCTTATCATTTTAGCTCCTTCAAGAATAAAATATAAAAATTCTAATCTTGTTTTGACACTTTCATAGTAAAGAAGTTCAGCAGAAGAAAAATCATACAAATCATTTAATCTAAATTGATATCTAATATCAAAAATATTCATTGAAGATTTATCAAGAAAATCATGAATTTTATTAATACCAATAATCCAATCTGGAATTTCAATATAATTGAGAGCTTCTGATAACTGTGGTAAAGTTTGTTGTGTAGAAGTAACAGTATAAGTTCCAGCTAAACCTGCAATAGAAACTGTATCACCAACTTTAAATGGTATGTATTGATTATCAAGTTGAAGATTAATATTAGTTGTAGATACAGTAAAATATACTAAACCCGTATTTAAAACATTTCCACTAAGAATTCCTGATGCTCCACTACCACTGACCGTTTTTATTTGTGCATTAGTGAGAGCTTGCGCTGATACTGGAATTGGATTTAATACTAATGTTTGTAATTGAGTTTTATCTAAAACACTAGTTATAGTTAAATTACTGACATCATCCAAAACAATATCAGATGTGGTAAATTTATTTGACCTTTCTTTCAACAATATCCCCATTTGATTTGTATTGGGATTCCAATATTCAAGAATACCTTTAGGTTCAAATTGATTATTAACAAATACTTCTCTTCCAATAGTAAGATTTGATGGAGTTCCACTGACAGTTATTATTTGTCCATCAACATCAGTAATTTTTCTATTAGAAGATTTAAAACGAGCAATATCTTGATCAGTAAATTGATATTTTAAATACATCCTAATGACACCATCATAATGTCTTTCTTGAAAGTATTGAAGTCCTTCGTCAATGCGATCAGAAATTTGATCATCATCTACGTTAATTTCAAGAACTGGTTTGCCTAATTGACGCAGACAATATTCTTTTAATTCATCTCTGCTATTTGGCTTAGCCATATAAACAAAAATACTCTTATTTCTAAAAGTATTTATAATATTTATTACATTTCTGGTATATTAATTGATAAATTAGTAATTGCAGTTTGAGTTGCCATGTACAAAAATAAAAATTTTTTTGCCATTTCTTGAGATTCTTTATAATTTAATCCATCAATTAATTTTATTAATTTATGGAATTCAAATTGTTTTTGTAGTGAAAAATCACTAATATTATAGGAATTATCCATTTTTATTAATTATAGAAAGTAATAATGATTTTATTTCTTGCATTTCTAATTTTAGCATAGAAACTTCATTTAATGCTGTATCTAATTTTACTTCTTTAATATCTCTTAGTTTTTTTGCCTCAATAAATTTTTCATATTCATTTATATTTTTATTTACAATAGCACCACTAAAATAATCTCTTTCTAAATTTGAATTACCTTCAACTGGAATATTTTTCATTAACTTAATGCCATTACTCTAAAATCTTTAATTATTGGAACCATTACTTGACTTTGACTTCTCATTACAATTTTAATTGCAAATGAACCAAAATTTAAATTATTTGCATTAAATTCATAATCTTTATAAATTTCTGCATCTGTTGCTTGAGGAATTGACGCATTAGAAATATCAGTTGAAAATTGTATATATCCAAATGAATCTAATGGTTGTTGATTATTTGATGGTATTATTTTATAATACACGTCAATAATTGAATTTGTTGGTCTCCAAGCAGAAAACATAACTTTCAATGAACTTGCATTTGTATTTAATGTTACTGCTTTTGTTATATAAATTGCTTTACTTATGTCACCCAAAGAATTTAAACTTGTTGCTGAAATTGTTGAATTTATTCCCCTAATTCTATTAGTTGTTGTTATAACACTAGCTCTATCCAAATCAATAACCGGAGAAAGATTATTAGATTCAGTAGAAATATTTAATGACAATGTAAGAGATTTATTTCCATTTAAAATACTAGTCTCATTAACTTTTGATGCTATTATTTTTGGTGCACTTAAATAATTAACATCATTCAATGTAATTGGTATACTACTTGAATCTATTACAAATGAAGTTTCTGTACCATCAATAGACTTTCCACTGGTTCCATTAAGTCCGGTTATAATTTTGGTGTTTTCGTTAGTTATAACTTGGATTTGTGGTGTAATTAAATCATATCTAACATTTTGTGATGCCTTACCGGCATTTCCTCCACCTGTAGAAGTTGCTTCTGCTGCTACTGATAAATGTATTTCATATGTATCTAAAGTTGGATTGTAAATTATATTTTGTGTATTAATTACTGTTAAAGGAATTCCATACAAACTATAACAATTTACAATTGCATTAGCACTATGGGCAGTTTGAATACTACCAGAAACAGCTCTTGCTTGAATTGTTATAATATTTCCAGAAATTGCTGTATATGATAATATTTCATTATCAATTTTTAAATATCCAGGATTTGATGAACTAATTGGATTTCCTCCAATTGTAATTGGAAATTGTGATGCATCAACAACAGTAATACTACTTATACTTCCGTTAGAATTTAATGCATTTGTTAGATATGTTGATGGTATTTGTGATGTTATATTAGAAATACTTACATTATCAATACCATTACTATGCATACCATGATTTGAATGATAAACTGTCACAACACTAGATCCTTGTGTAAAACTTAAAGGATTATTTTTCAAAGTTAATAAATTATTTTCATTACCATTGTTTAAAATTAAATTTCCAGATAATGAAGTAAAATTAGCTCTATATAAAGTAAATTTAATATCTTCGTATTGATCTGCTGTCCATGTAGACGCATTTTGTGATTTAAATAAAACGCCAGTATATGGTTGATTAGAAATAGAGGTTCCATTTTGTATATCATTATCACCCATTCTAGAAATCCAAATATTATATTTGTTTGAATCAGATAATACAACTAAAGCATATTCTTGATTTTCTTTAACAAATACTGGAGATGGAAAATTAAATCTAGTTGCAACACTAGAATCTTCAGATATCATTACATCAGTACTATTTACTGTTACATCACTAAAAGGCAATATTTCTTTAGTTGGATATCCATTTTGCATTGTTCTTAATTGAACACTAATTGGAATATTTGAATCATCTTTAGATTGGAAAAATAAATCAACTCCGGTTAAAAATTCACCACCACTACTAGTAACTAAAAATGATTCTGCTAATGGATCATACCATCCAAGTTGTCTAACATTATTTTGTGTTGATATCACGGTACGAGTATCATTTACAGTATCTGTTACAATATTTGAATTTCTAATTGATAATACATTTCCTTGAATTGTTTGTAAAGTTCCACTTGCAGTATAATTTGTTTCTGAAGAACTATCAACACTACCTTGTAAAGTTGAATTTGTATCGCTTGTAGTTAATTTAAAACTTCTTTGCCCAGTATTAAATCTTGGATTTGTTTTATCGTTTGGATTTGGAATAAATAAACTGCCATACAAAATTCCTGTATTATCAGTAACTAATTTAATAGTTGTAGAAGTTGTAGCAACAGCTTGGCTTGTTTGTCCTACTATAGTTTCTCCAGAAATTAAACTACCAAAATAATTTGGAGATATTGTTGAAGATAATACATCAATATCGTGATTTAGTACTGTGCTATTTTGACTATATGTTGTTGGTAAAATACTATCTGTTGGACTATATGGATTAGTTGCATATTTGTCATTTGGTGCAACAATTTTTAAATGAGCCCCACTGGTTGTACCAACTACAGTTTCACCAATTTGAAAAGTTCCAGATTGCATTACAATTTCAACTAATTTTGGAGTCACATATGAAGTAACATTTGTTCCATCAAAAAATACATAAAATTTAGTTTTTGGTTTTAATCTTTTAGCTGAAAAAGATATATTTCTAGATCTGATAAAAGTTTCAAAAGAATTACTTATAGTTCTATCACCAAGATTAACAGTATCAGTTCTAGGAACAATTCTATTTCTTATTCCATTTCTACTTTGAGATGATGATGTTGATGTTGTTTCTCTTTGATATAGATATTCAACATGTCCAATAGGTCCTAACCAACGATTATTTGGATCTACAATATTAGCTAAACCAGATGTAGTACTTCTAAATTGTCCTTGATTTGTTGTAATTGGAGTTCCAGTCCATGTTGTTTGCCAAGCACCCCATTCTGTTGGAGCATATCCATTTTGATCAGCATTCATTAATCTTGCTGTATTAGCATAGTCTCCTTCTACACTAGTAATAGCATCATTCAATCTTGTTGTATCTACCCAATCATCACTTGATGGAGTTAAATTAAGATTTCCTACCCACGAAACAACATTAAAAGGATTTACATTCTCTACTCTTGATGCTACTGGTTGTTGAATTGAAACAATAGAAGTATATGGTAAAGTTATAATATTTCCAGATTTTGTTACATTTGTTGATGTATTAAAATTATATGAAAGTGGAACATTGGTAGTATAATGAGAAGGTCTTAATGAACCAGAAACCGAATCTATTGCACATTCAAAATCAATATTTGTAGTATCTGATTTTGAAAAATCAGTAAAATTATCAACTAAAAATCCATTTTTAAATCTTTGAAGGCCATTAGCATCTGTTACTGAAAAAGAACTGGTGTCTAATTCTAATAGATTTAATTGTGTATAATATTCTACATTTTTTAAACGAGATTCTAAAGAAGCAATATCTTTCATTGTATATCGCTTATTATCATAAGTTTTAATTTTAATTTGAGAAGTATTTAAAACATATGGAGGATACGTTATATCAACAATTTGCATTCCATCATTTATATTATTTGGAGATTGAGGATTTTCAGAAGCATCTCCTTTAATTAATACAAAATTTCCAGCTGAAGTTAAAGTTAATTTATCAATTCTTCCAAGATAATAATCAATATTAAAAATACAATCATAACCACTTTTTAATATATTAAATGTATTAAATCCGGCAGAAGATCTTGCACTAAAACTTAAAACGTCTGATTGGGTACTATTATTTACAAATGGTATTGTATATGAACCAACACCAAAAACTGTTTTATTTACTGAATATCTGTAATCAATTACATTAGATAAAGACATCCCTTTATATGAAGGAATATCTTTATAATCAATTCCTGAATAAGAATTTACGCTATAAAAATCACCAGTTATACCATGTTCAAAATAATCAAATATTACAAAAATTTTGTGAGTTGGTGCAGGAGTTGATAAATCTCTTGTTATAGTTGAAAATGTATATAATTGATCTGTTTGCCCATCATTTAAAGTATATCTAGAAGTTATATTAGAACTTCCATTATTTAAACCATTTATAGTTGAGCTTATATTGCTAGTATATCCAATTATTGTTTCATTATTTGTAAAAGTACTCGTTGATACATAAACAAAATATAAAATACTTGTATTATTTTGTTTTTCAATACTTACTACTTTAGCAACAGCATTACTTGATGTACCGGTAATTGTTTCTCCAATAATATAATTATTTGTTACTCCTGCGCCAACAGTATAGATAAAATTTGGAATTATTGGTGCATTTCCATTATTGGATTCTAATACACAATGAATTTTATAAACATCTGGAATTCCTAAAGATATTATAGAATCTTCAACTCTAGTTCCTATAAATGAAGTACTTTGTGTTAATCCATTTGTAGTATTGCCAGTTCCAATTGTTTTATCCACCATCAAAATTTTCATAATATTTGGTGTTTTTTCTTTTCTTACTGGAGAAGTTTTATACAAATTATAAGCAACATCTGCAGTACCACTATTATTATTAGATAAATTTAAAGTCAATGTTGTGTTATTATTATATAAAGAACTACCTAATATTGCAATTGGAGTGTGATTTGAATCAAATCCAATAATATCATTTATATTAGTAAAAGTAAATCCAGAAGGAGCAGATATAGTTACCGAAGAACCACTTCCATATGATACAATCGGAAGATTTTTTTGCTGTGATCTAACTGGAAGAGTATTAACAGTTAAAGATTTTGCATAACTTTTTGAAAGAACCGTAATCAATTTATTATTAACTGATTCTTCAATCCTTAATCTTGCTACTTCAGTAACATATGAACCAGCAATTGAATCTGTAGCACTAATATTTTTAACTAATACTGAATTATTGTTGTTTATATTTTGAATTTGAAATTTTTGTAAACTTCCATCAATAGAACTAGGTGCAAAAATAATATCATTAATTCTTAGTTCATTTTGAAAATTACTAAGAACTCCTGTTAAAATTCCTGTAGATCCACTTACTATAACTGGATACGTTATATTGCCTGAAAGTTTAATTCTATCATTTAAAATATTTAAATTTGCATATGAATCTTCATCATCATATGATGTTAAATAACTTAATGATTTAATATCAGATATTAATTTTCCGGTATTTAATTGTATATCAATTAAATATAATTTATATACAATACCATTTTCTGGTAAATTTGACAAAGATTTTTCAATATTTACTAATCTACCACTACCAATTGTTGGTCCTGGTGCAGAAAGTCTACTTGTTGTATATTGATCGTAAAATTTTATTTCAGTTACATTTGTAGTTAAATCAAATAACCCGACTAAATCATTCAATGCAACTTCTATATAATTTCCAAATGTATTTGTTGCCGTTTGATTTATTAATGTAGTATAATTTCTTGGTTTATCTGCATCTATAAATTTTGTTCCAATAGTTTGAATTTCATATCCACGAACAAATGCAGTTCCTGGTGATACTTGAACTGCTAATTTTGATTCTAAAGGTACATTACCATCTTGAGTAGAAATTCCTGCTCCATAAACACCATTATTAATACCATTATTTAAACTTTCTCTAAGAGAGACTTTAAATGGTTCTACAACATAGTCTCCATTAGTTTCATATGTTCTTCTTGCTATTTCTTTTTCTAATTCAGAATAAGCAGTTCTATTAACAAAATATTGTATATATCCTGATTGTAGTCTTAACAATTCAATAAAATTGGACGTATCCAAAGTATCAATTGGTTTTTTTGTTAATATTGTTTTAATTTGTAACCTGTGTGCTCCTGGAGCAGTATAATTAGAAGTTCCAATAGAATTATCATAAAGTGATGAATCTTCTTCTGGAGTAACAATATTTTCTTGTACTTGAAGACCAATTCTATATGATGGTGTTATTCCAAATGGATCTAATATTATAGTTTGAGATTGAACATTAATAAAAAATCCTCTGATATAATAAACACCATTATTAATATAAGCAGCAGAACCAATTGCAGTTGAATTTGAACTTATTGTTGAAGCAAAAGCCGAAGTAATGGGAATTACTGTAGTGCCAATAGTAATAGGAGAATTTGCAATTAAATTTTCACCATCAACAAAATATGAAGAAGAGTTATCATTGGTACTGGAACTAGTATATTTTACATATAAAACAATATTTCCACTAGTATTAATTGGGTCAATTGCAGATAAAGTATCAACAATTGTAGCACTAACATTTGAAGTAGTTCCCGTTATAGTCAATCCAATTAAAGAAGTTCTATATCTTTCTACAGAAATTCCATTAAAAGATGGATTAATTTGTATAGAATGATAATTTAAATCATATCCAATCTGACCAGGAATAATCATAGCACCATCTTTATAAATGCTACTTCCAAAATTTTCAACTTGATTCTGAAGAATTGACTGTAATGTAGTCAATTCTCTAGTCTGTACTGGATATCCAGGTCTAAACAGTACTCTATAAAAATTTTTATTTACATCAAAATCATCATAATATGGATTGGTGTTCAGATTGGTGTTTTGCATGGGTTAAAATTCTATAACTAGTTTGATATTTTCTGTTTGATTGGGAGAACGATAAGTGGCTTCCTCATTAGATATAAAAAGAATTTTGCCACTATTTTTATCAATAGATGAATTAGTATAATTATTGGGACTATTGCCAATGGCACCAGAAGTAATACCAAAAACAGAATTTGTCCCAGAAAATAAAATTAAATTGGAACTTGAACTATTATTAAATCTATCTTGATAGTATTTTAATACTTGTGTTTGTCCATTCCAAGAAACTACTGTACCATATGCAGTAGTTCCCGATCCAACAGTTTGTATTATATTTTCGCCGGATACAAAATTTATATTATTTGTAGAACTAAAAGTCATTGAACTAGTTCCAACTAAAGAATTTCCAGTTGAAATTGTAGTGCTTCCATAATTATAAGGATTTGTTAATAATCCAATTTGTCTATATGAACAATCTATTGGAAATTGTGTATCTTGATTATATGAAATTTGAGAATTAATCATCAATTTATAAGCACCTAATTCTTCAAAAGAATTATAACCATGCCCATTTTTAGGAGAAATTATTACTTCCAAAGAACCACTAGTTCCAGTACCAAATTCTATTGGTAAAGTTATACTACCAAAAGTATATTTACTACCTTTTCCAGATACAATAGCAGAAGAAATTTGTCCTCCAGAAGTCGTAATTGTTACTGAAGCATTAGTTCCAGAATTAGAATTCCAATCTCCATCAACTTGAACTAATTTTGATATATTATTATAATTTTGTCCTTTATTTTTAACTACTACTGATTCTATTGCTCCAGGAATAGCATTTGATGTAACTGCTGTTTCTTGAGGAAATCCTGTACCTGGATATGGAACAGGCATATAATAGTCGTTTAAAAATTTTAAAATATATGAAGTTGGAATAGTATAAAGATATTTCCAAATATATCCGTCACTAGTTTTTATTGATGTTGTGCTATTTCCAGTTGGTTCTACTATTGATGCAACTCCACTAGGATTATCTGGAGATTGTCCATTATATAAACATTTATAAACTTGATAAAATTCATTCATTACATAAAAATTTGATCCATAAAATAGATCGGAATATCCATCACTAGTTAATGTTGGTGGATATCTATAATTTGTATTTGATTGATTAATATATTCTGTATTACCAGTAGTATAATTTGGACGATACATACTATAAACAGTTCCAGAAGTCCAATTAACTCTTTTAATAACTGGAGAAAAATCAGCAGAAGTTAATTTTTTTAAAGCTATAATATTACTGTAAATATCATTATAGTATTGATAATTATCAATTGGTGATGGGGGAATATTTTCATTATCCCATGGAATATTTCTACTAACAAACAAATAAAAATTATTTGCAGAAATATTATTAATAAAATTTTGTAAATTTAACAACCTAAATTGATCAGTTAAAATAGCAGACATTTTTTATTTTTTATTTCTATCCTATTTATATGGTATTTAAAAAACGATTACATCAATATTGGATGAATATGTATAATACGTATCAATAAAATTAGGATTTATAATTCTATAACTATTTCCATTATTATCTTGTATTACATCTCCATATGAAAATGTATTAGTTGTAAAATTATTTACAAACAATAAAGAACTTCCTGTACCATATTGTACAGACATACCTGAACCAATAGAAATAATTGTTGCAGATTTTGTTGAAGAACCAGTGCCTAAAGATATAACATCTCCAGGTTTAAATACACTTCCAATAGATATTGGTAAAGATAAAGATATTGGAGTAGTTAAGAAAATTTTATTAAAATTTATATTTAAATTTCTAACACAACTAGTTAAAGAATTATTTGAATAATTTAATGACCCATAACTAATTTTTTCTATTACTGGATAATCTCTAGAAGAATCAACAAGTAAAGCAGTTCCTGAAGAAGGTAAATTATTAATGTTTGATAATGGTATACTAGTTGTATTTGAAGATATTGATGAATTTGTTTTAATATTATTTTTAAAATCAACTGAATATTGATTTCTATTTTTTTCAATTTTTGATAAAGATAAATTTTTTCCAAATATTATTAACGGAGGATAATTTTGATCATAATTAATTCCTTGATTAGTAACAATTATTTCCGTTACAGAACCATTATTGATTTTTGCATAAGCTTGCGCTCCATATCCAATAGAACCAGAAATCCAAATTAAAGGTGGTTTATCATATCCAATTCCACCAGAATTTATAATAATGCTTGTTATTTTTCCATTAGTTATTAATGGTGTTGCTACTGCACCTATTCCTTTAATATCACTAGTATAAGAATTTGTAGCTAAAGAAGATGATGAATTTATTGCAATAATATTTCTTGAATTAATTTCATCATCAATTACTATAGTATCATTGTTTTCTATATCATTTGTTATATTAACAGACTCAACATCTGAATTAGAACCAATATAAACATAACCAACAAATTTAGAATTTGGTTGTGGGGCACTACTAAAATTAATAGAACTACCAATTATTTGAAAAGATTTATTAGGTTCTTGTAATATACCATCAATAAAAATTAATAAATTATTTGATGGATTTCCATTTGGTGATTCTAAAGAATATGGAATATTTTCATTATTAGTGCCAATATTCATTTGAAAAGAATATTTATTGCCATTAAACAAATAACTTATATCTTTTAATCTTCTTAATTTACCAAAATATCTTGCATAAAAAGTAGAATTATCTACAGGAGCATCTAATGAGTCATTAAAAATAAAATTATTATTATTTAAATAAAATGATCCAGAAAATGCACTTGAACCAGATCCAGATTGACAGAGTTGAACAACTCCATCAATTATTGATAATAAACTTTGTTGTTCATCTTTACCATAAATATCAATTTGACTTGATGGTAAAGAAAATTGTGTAATTCCTGCACCATAATTTAAAGCATACTTATCTTGATTTGTGTAATCTAAAGTAGATGCTCCCGTAGACATAGAGTAATTTAATTTATTACCATTAAATCCAGTATAAACATTAGTTGTAGTAAATTTACAAGGAATTATTTTAGAAATAATAGAATTTATTGGATAAAATTTTGCAGTTGTATTTAATCTTCCTCTAATAATTCCAAAAGAATTGTTAGAAATATTATTAATTTTTACAACTTCACTATTGTTAATAATAGCATAATCATTACGTAAAAAATTTGCTGTAGATCCAACAGAAACTGTTAAACTTCCAACAGTAATTCCAGAGCCAATAATTGTTGTATAAATTGGTGTTGTAGTTGCTGTTCCTAATCCTCCAACTAAAGTAGTTCCAACACCAAAAGTATTTCCAATTCCAATATTTGAAAAAACTATTGTATTTGTTGATTTATTAAATCCTTTTACTGTAGAAATTAAACCAGTACTTTCTTCTTGTATAATGTCATTAATTACAACGTCATTTCCAGTATAATTGGAATATTGTAAATAAGATTTTGAAAAATCATTTAATATTGCATTATTATATGGATTTGTTCGGTTATATAAAAATCCTATAAAAGTAGATCTTGGTTTTGGAGGTTCTGTAAATAATAATTGTCTATTAATATTTGACGTTATATTATATGCAAAAAAATAACCTGGAATTTGCAATACATCATTTAAAATAATAATATAATTTTCATTTGGATATCCAGTTATATTATTCAAATAATATGTTTTTATTCCATTATTTGTAGAAAGCGTATGTATGCCGTTTTTAATATTAATGCTATTTAAAATATCATTTGAAATAAATCTTTCATAATTTATATTTGATGTTGATGAAAAATCATATATGTTAATATTACTTCCAGAATCAACATTATTTGAAAAAATTATAGAATTTGTAGCTACTGTGTAATTATTAGGATTAATTATGATACCATCAATAAATACCAAACATTTTTCTTTATTTTGAATTTGTGATGAAGTTGAAAAAGTTTGTCCAGAAGATACTGTTACTATTTGTTGTTTAAATGATAAATTATTAGTAAAATCTCTTACATAAATTTGTGAATTGTTTGATACATTTTCTGTAAATGTTATGTTATTTGAAGAAATTGAATAAGAATTAATATTTTGAGGAACTCCATCTATCATAACCATAGATGTTAAATTTGAAATTTGATTTCCTACAGAATAAATACTTGCTCCAGTTCCAGTAAAAACAGATTGCCCAATTCCAACAGTAGGTAAAGTAAAAATTCTAATTTCATTATCATCAAAAAATAAATTAGATCCATTAAATACTACAGAAATTTGTGACCCAACACCATTTAAACTATATGTTGTTGTATTTTGAAGAACCCCATTTACATAAAAAGCTGCTTGAGAATCAATAAAATTTGGTAATGAATAATTATTACTAATTGACAAATCAAATAATGTAGTGTTTCCGTCAAATTTAAGTCCCTTAAATACAAGATTTATTATATTATTTGAATTATATGATACAGATTTAAAAACTACATTTGCTGATATTATTGTTGTTCCTGCACCATTAGTGTTATAAACAACACTCCAAGTAGATGGAGAAGTTAATGTATTATTAACGTAAACATCAATGTCATCTTTTTGTACAATAGACACATATTGATTTGGAATTGAATAAGTAAATCCAGAACCAACATAAGATGTTGTTCCATTTCCAATATTATCAAATCTTTGAACTAAAGATGTTTTAATTTTTTCATAAGATATTAATTTTCTATTAAGTATATTGACAATATTGGTGTTATAGTCTGGATCACAAATCGCATAATTTTTATATTCATTTAAATTTAATTTATTGTAAATATTGTGTGTCAATCCTATTTTTACATTTGATATAACACTTAATCCAGTAGAAATACTATTATAAATTGTTTTTTCTCCAAATACTCCAAATCCAGATGGATGTGTTATTGATTTTAATGGAGATATCCATTTTTTATAATCTATAGAATTTTTTAAAACATAAGAATAATTTTGATAATAGTTACTATCAATAGTAACTTGAGATGCATTACTTAAAGTTCCAGTATCATTTAAAAATTGCCCCACATTTTGTCCAAAAGAAGAAACTTGTAAGTCACCAAACCCATAATATACATTGTCTACATACATTTTAGATTTAGACAATAATCCTTCAATTGGGTTTGTTTTATTAAAATATCCAATTACATTTTGTACTTTTAATATTTTTTGATTTTTTTTCCAACCATTAAGTTTTAAAACCGTTGCACTAGCAGTAATTGAAATTCCGTCAGTTTGAATTATTTTTTCTCCATTATAAAAATCATTAATTTTTAAAACAGCTTTTGCTGTTGCTAAATTTTTATAAGAAATAATTTTAATATTTGAACCAGAAGTATCAAAAGTTAAAAATTGATTAGAATTTGCCTCAACTAAACTTGTAGCAACTTTCAAAATATATGGATTATCTGGTAAAACTATTACATAAAAATTTGTATTTGAATTTATTGGAGTTAATGACCCATTAATTTTAAATAAAGTCGTACCATAAAAAGTTATAACATCCCCAGTAGAAAATATATTAGTTACATCAAAATTAAATTCTAATGCAGATGTAAAAGTATTTACATTACATGGATATGATTTTCCAATGTTTACTGTAGGTGGATAAGAATATCCATATCCGGGATTAATTACATTTAATTTTGTAATTAATCCATTATTTGTTTCTGCTTCTGCTGTAGCACCTATACCATCACCACCAGTTAATAATACAGTAGGAGAATAAAGATAATCTTTTCCTGGATTTGTTACAATAAAATTATAAATTGAGTATGTTTTTTTTAATTCTAATACTGTTGGAAAAATTAAATTTGGTTTTAAAGTATAATCAACCGGTAAACCATATCCAATATCTGATATTTCTATTGTTTTTGCTTTTCCTATAACATTTGACGTTGATACAATATCAGCATCTTGTCCAGAAACTGATGACACTGTTATTGATGGAAGTTCTGTATAAAAAGATCCACTTGTTAAAATTGTAATATCAGTTATACTGCCTCCAGCCCCAACTGATGAAACTATACCAGATACTCCATATCCTTCAGTATCATTACTATTAAAAATTAATTTATCACCAACAGAATAATTATTACCACCATATAATATTTTTGTTCCAGTAATAGATGATGTAGAATTATATTCAATATCTTTTACTGTAATTGTTGGTTTATTTAATATAGATGGAAAATAATCATATCCAATATTTTTATAAGGCAATGTGTATCTTACAACATTTTCAGGTAAATTACTTTGATTAGAAATTTCAAAATTATATTTTTCTGGAATTGAATAATATGTTTTACCTGTAATATATGGAAATGCTAAATTACCATCAGAATTTATTGTTGTAAAATAAGCATAAGTACCATTTGGAAATTCTGGTGTAACACAAAATCTTCCATTATGTTCATCTAAAGATGCTTGCGTATTATTTGCAGTATAATCTTCAATAAAACTACCTAAAGGATAATCGTTAATATTTGGTCCATTTGTTCTATTTGAATTTAATGTATACTTGCTTGTCATTCTAACAATAGAACCGGTTCCATTTGTGTTAGCAAATCCATAAGGACCATAAATTGGATTTCCATCATATGCCCATCCAATAATTTTTGAATGAGATATACCAATAGTTTTTTCTGTTAAATCTATATTAATGTTATCTGATAATTGATATCTTAATCTTTTAGGAGATCCAAAATAACTATATTTTTTTCCATAACGTATATTTTCAGAATTAAAAATATAACCATTTGAACTATCTAAATTGGATTTATTTAAATTTACTGAATCTTTATTCCAATTTTTAATTATAGGAATAAATTCTGCATTTTCTCCAGAAGATACTACACTAATTGATGTATTTTCTTTGCTATATCCTGCTCCTTTTTGTAATACTGTATATGAAACTATTTTTTGATCAACAACATTAGCAGTTATTTCTGCCCCGGCACCATTACCAGTAGAATCATTAATAATAACTTTTGGAGTACAAGTATAACCGTATCCATAATCACCAACAACAACATTTACTATTTGCCCATTATCAATTATTGGATATGCAATTGCTCCACTACCACTAAATGTAGAAATGACAGGAAGATCTGAATAAATATTAGTTGTACCTGTAGAAATTAAATATTCTTTTGGGTAATTAGTAGCTCCAGTTCCTCGTGTAAAAATATTAAGATATCTACTATTTAAAACTTCATCATAATTAACATTAATAAAATCTGAATATGTTTGTGTATAAATTTCTACCTTATCTCTACCAACAATTAAATTAAAATTTGGATTATTTCTCAATCCAATTGATAAATCATAAATCAATCCATCATTAATGTTAAATACTTCAGTAATTGGACCTGATACATCTAATTTAATACTTGCTCCAGTTCCAGTTGAACCTGTAATATTAACGGTAGGTAAAAAATTATATCCAGATCCAGGATTAATAACTACTGCTTCAGTTATTACTCCATTTTTTATTACTAAATCAATACTAGCTCCATCACCATTGCTCCCTACAATTTGAGCTACAGATGAATGAGTATATCCAGTTCCTCCATTAATAACGTGTGCTGCAACAACTCTACCATTAACTAAAGAAGAAGCAGTTGTAGTTATTCCAGTACTAATTCCATTTATTGTTGTCGGAGTAATTTGAATTATTGGACCGCCACTAACACCAACACCATAATCTTTACCTTGATTAATAACTTGAATTTTTTTCAATTCACCATAATAAAGATTTTGATTGCTTATAAATGATTGTGCAGTAACTCCATTTACAAATATTCCAATATCTTTTGTACCAATAGATAAATTTTCTGTAGAAGTTAATACTTGTTTTGGTATTTTTTTTAAATGTCGTTGATTTCCAATAGTAAATCCAGTACCAATTTGATGTGATGGAATTCCTGAAGATGCAACATAAATGGAATTTTCGTTTGAATATACATTGATTACATCTGTAGGATTTAAAGAGTCTAATGCAAATTTATAATTTATTTGAATTTTTGAAATATTTGTTGGTATTTGTGTAGTTGTAATTTGAACATTATTAAGTTTTGATAATACTGTTGCACTTACAGGTATTGTTGAATTTGTTGGATATACTAAAATATTATCACCAACATTAAGATAATGTGGATAATTTGTGGTTATAGTATAAATTGAACCATTATTTACATTAGTTGCATCAATAATCCTTGGGGCATTAAAAATCCAAGAATTTACATTAATACTATCAGAATTTAATCCTAAATCAGATACTTCTATGTTATCTCCAATATTATAATTTAATCCATAATCTGCAATATTAAGAGATGATACTACTCCTAATACATTAATATAAATTTTATTGTTTGAATTTAAATTAGAATTACCATATAATAAAAATGTAGTTAATACTTCAGTACTTACTGCATATGAATATTGTGTAGTATTATAATAACCTCTAGTGCAACCTAAAAATTGATTTAATGTTTTTTCTTTATAATAGATATATTCATTATTAATTTTTAAATAACCATTAGTTTCTGGAAATCCAATTGTTGAATCTACAGTAATTATTGTATCATTTATATTTAAAGGAGAAATTAATTTTGTTTTTGGTGGAATAATTAAATTTATTGGGGAATTTGTTTTATCAACATAAAGTTCATAAATTTCTTGATCAGATGTAAAAGTTTTTTTTACTGAAGTAACTGCATAAGAAATTAATTCAAATGTTCCTGGATTAGCAGGATCTAAATTTATTTTACTTTGATATAATTGTTGCCCAACTAATTCATTTATATCTCCAGATATAGGAAAGCATCTGATTAACAAAGGAGAATAAAAAATAGAATCTGAAGATTTAAATAATCTATCTCTGGGATAAATTGTCTCATTTTTTACATTAAAAAGGGATCTAATTACAAAATCAAAAGATTTAGTAGTTCCTTTATAATTATAAAATTGTTTTATGTTTTTTATAAATGTTGATAAATTTAACCCTTCAGCAAAAGATTGTGTAAAATATGGTAAATATTCTGATTGTATTTTTGATGATAGATATAATAAAAATAAGTAACTTAAATTTATTACTTGTGAATTGGAATTATGAGAATTGCTACTACTATATGAATATTGAAATTCATTTTGAATATTTGTTACTCCAGAAACTCCTCTTTTACATTTTAAAAAAGAATTTGAAGTTTTAGATTTATATAAAATAATTTCACTATCAATTTGTAATAATCCATCAGTATTTGGAAATCCATTAGTATCATCAACAAAAATAGTAGTAGATACTTCATCCAAATCTGCTTTTAAAATACAAGATGTTTTTATTTCTGTTTCTAAATTATCAACATCTATATAATTTAAAAAATTATTAACTAAGTCTAATGGTTGTCCTAAAGTTTCTAATCCTTGATAATATGTTTGAATAAAATCCACAAACAGCGGATATTCATCCACAATAAAACTTGGGATTTGACTTCCTACATTAGTTGAAATTAAATTCTTAGTATTAACCATTCAACTTTAATTTTCATTTTTATATTATTTATTCTCAATATTTAAAGTAATTTCTGTATTTTTTTGATCATCTAAAGATGGATCATAAATTTTTTTAGAAACATCTGTAATATGATGATGAGCATAAATTCTTACTCCATAATCACATGGAGTAAATGAAACACTATAAAATCCGTATTTTGTATCATAAAAAGGTAATGGACAATTAGTAGTTAATGATTTTTCCATTATTTCTTTAATATTATCAGGCAAATCAAGAGTACTTAATTGTTTTTCACATACTTCTCTATTTTGTTCATTTAAAAAAATATCAAGAACTTTTTCTTGTTCATCCGTTAAAAAATACGTCATAAAAACTCCAAATTATATGTTAATAGAATATCCTGGTGTGGAAACTGTAAATGTTTTTGATGTATGAACTTTTGGATTAATTTTAGATGCTACTACATTTAAAATTGATGAAGTATATTGCATTAAATCACCAGAAAAAATGCTTACTGATTGATATCCATTATCTGTAGTTGTAGTAGCAGCCAATTGTCCAGTAGTATTTAGCATGATAGAACTATTATAAGTTCTTGAATTTAAATTAAAACTTAAATTATAATTATCATAATTTGGATTTGCATTTCCCATTACATTTGGACCAACAGAACCAGAAGCAACAGAACTATTAATAGTTATTGCTTTAACATATCTTGGTGAAATTGATAAAACAGTTCCACCAGAAGAAGCTTGAGCAGGAATTACAAAAGTTGTTCCGTCACTTCCAACTGTACCAATATAAGATTTAGATGAAGAATATAGTACATCACCAGCATAGAATCCAGTAACAGTAGTATCTCCAAGAGTTATAGATTTTGATGTACTATTAGCATTAGAATTAAAATCTAATGTTGGTTTATAGTTAGAATAACTATTGGTTGACATTATTTCAGTTAAAGAAGTTCCATACACACCAAATGATAAAGTAGGTGAACTGTAGAATTTATAATTTACAGTATCGTATGCACCAATACCACCAGCATCAGCATTACTAGTATTTAATGACGCATATAAATTTGTTGTTGTTAATCCAGTATGCACTAATGGATTAAGTGGTGCATATCCTCCAGAAAGATCACTAGAAGTATAAGCTGGATTTTTGTTATAACTATCAATAAAATTGTTATCATAATTTGTTCTTTGATCAAGTTCAATCGTATTTACAGATAAAGCAGTTGATGCCCAAGATGGAAGAAATGGAGTAGCAACAGTCCATATTCCAGTATTGTATTGAGCCCCCCATGTTACACCACTAAAACTTTGTACATCAAGACCCAAAGCTTTAGAGTCATTTTGATTAACTGCAAAATTACCAACAAATCCTTGTCTTGCAGTAATTCCGTTATATGCAGAAATGTAATTACTATATGCCTCATACCAAACGGAATAAGAATTAAAAGATAAATTAAATCCAGTGGTTGATGTAAATATCTTATTAAAAGCTGGACCATCTTTCACAAATCCATTTGATACATGTTTGATAGTTATATCCGACAAAGAAGACCAAAGACTTATAGTTGAATAACCATTGTAAATTATATGAGTTCCACTAACTACATTTAATTCACATAAACAATAATTATTTGTAAGCGTTCCAATAGAAGTAATATATGCAGAACAAGATCCTCCATCATAAGTATATGTAATATGATCTCCTACTTTTATATTACCACTATTATTTGGCAAATATATATTTGTTGCTGTAGTTCCTGGATTTGCATTATTTGGTCTTAATGCACTTCCACCAACTTTTGGATATGTCCAACTTGCTTCATTTAAAGTAATAAATCCATAATGTCTTACATTAGATTCATTGCCAACAAATGTATCTGGAGCAGGATCTGATAATATCAAAGTAATTACATTATTTGTTACATCTTTAATTCTATCAATAATTCTAGATTTAAATAATTTTACTGGATTTGTTCCTTCAATAGTTTTAAATTGGGGAACTAACATAAAAGTAGTTCCAGAAGAAATTGTTGATAATAATGCGTTTGTTAAAGTTAATTGAGCTGATGTAGTACCAGAAATTGAAGTTCTAAAGTTAGAAAATCCAACAAGAGAAATTGCATTTACATTATTGTAAATATCGTAATTAGTTGCACTAGATGGAACAACATGGAATTTTTGATTTGGATCTGACCAAGAAAGAGGTGTTGATGTAGTAATAGAACCAGTAATTAATAAATCTCCAGCTTTATTTGAAGAATATGGAGTTCCTGCTGTTCCTGAACCAGAATCAACAGTAAATACTGCGGAATTCCAATTATTAACACTAATGTCTCTATAAGGTAAAGTGATTATGTTGCCGGTTGAATATTTTTCAAAATCTTCAGTTAAATTAGAAGATGGTATAGAAATAGTTCTTAATGTATTAGTATATCTGCCAGTTGGAGTTAAACAAGTAATTCCTGTACCTAAAGAAGTTGTTCCTAAGCCAGTAGAAGTAGGCGAACCATATACTCTTCTTAATCCCATACAACTAACATCAATTGGATCGCTTAACGTAAATGTTAAAGCAGTAAAGTTTTCTGTAGTTGTTTGTGGAGTAATTTTAAAAGAAGTGCTAGTAAGAAGATTTGTAGTAATGACATTAGAACTTGGATCTAATCCTTGCCAATCTCTAATATAAGAAGGGAAGTATTTTGTCATACTTCTAGTCAAGTTTAAAGAATATCCATTTTGATCATAGTTGTTTCCAGTTATAGTGAAATCACATAATTCATTATTTGAAATTAATAACTTACCTGATTTTGGCCAATAATCAAAAATATTATCCACATTAAATATATCAAATCTAGTATTTGCTCCATATGTTGGAGTTTGAATTGGATCATCTAATCTAACTACTATAGCAACTCTAATGTCATTTAAATTATTCGGATTTGCATATTTATAAACACCAATATAAGATTTATTTGTGCTATTTTTTGCAATTTTATAGTTTATTCCATTATAATTAATATAATTATACGGTTTAATAATTTCTTTAACTTGTTGTAAAGAAAGTTTAATATCTAAAGGAGATAATGATGGAATGTTGTTAAGTATAAAACAATTTGCTGGTGGTGCAGCAATATATTCGCCAGGATTGAAAACTGTTATGTCTTCATTTAAATTTCTTTGGACGGTAAAAGTAAATCCAGATAATCCAGTTCCAATAGATGGAACTAAAATATCACCAAAAACAGAACTTAATGTTCCTGTTCCAAAATCTGTTGGATCTAATGATGTAATTTGACCAAATGCATCTGTTTCAACATAAGCTTTAAATTGTGGAGCAGAAGGATTTGTTGCATTATTAAATACAACCAATTGTCTTGCAAATGATGTGGTTCCAGTTCCACTAATTACTATATCAGCAGATAAAGCATATCCAGTATTTAAATATAAATGCGATTGACCATTAAAAACATTTTTTTGATATCTTGAAGTTGTTGTAGTAACATAATTATATTTTTCAGAAGAAATATATGTTGTTAAAAATTTAATATCAGTATTATTTGGAATAGAACCAGAATATGTTATTCTAGCAGTATTTGTAACTCCACTGCCAATTGGATTTGTATTTTGAATAACTCCAGTTACAATTGCATAAGTAGTACTAAAATTATTTGGATTAACAATTTTAGTTGCATATTGACCAGTAAATACATTTTCAAGTATACTTGAATCGGTATAGTGGAAAGATAATGAATACTGTGGAAGCAAATTTCCATCAGCATCTCCATTAATTATGCTAGATCCAGTACTGATTTTTAAATCCCAACCTGAATTTGTTGCATTTGTACTACTAGCAGCAGTTATAGTATTTGGGGTAATATATTTTTCTGTAATAGAAAGATTTGTATTTAAACTTCCATTAGTAGCAAATCTTTTAACTGAAGCATAACAAGAAACGGGAAATACTCTTTGATCATAATCAACAGGATTACTGTTTAAATTATATTTTGGTTCTAAATAATTTAAATAATTTGAACGATATTCGCTTAAATACTTATATTGTTCATCAGATTTACTTAATGGTAAAATAGAAGCAGATCCAAATTGTCCGATACTTGCAATAGTATTGGTTTGTTCAAATTGAAACAAGTCTGGATTATTTCCATAATGATAATTATTTTTTGCTCTAGTTGTATTTCCTAATGCAAATAAAGAATTATAATTTATATAATTATTTCCTCTTATTCTTAATCCATTTAAAGTCAAATTAGATCCACTAAGATTAATTAAAGCTCCACCATAACCTCCTCCAAAATATGAATACAGAGAAGAACTAGGAGATTGTGCTCCTAATGTTACATTAGATAAATTAGTTGTAATTTTAGATCCTGTTACTCCAGGAGCATTAATCATAGTAGTTCCCATAAGACCTAATGCTTGATCTGTTACCGCAGAAAATCTCTTAAGTAATCTTCTATAATTATATGGATAATTTATAAATACCGGTTTTCCTGTATTGTTTATATCTTTACTAAAAGCAGTGGATGAAAGATTTGTTCCATATGCTAAACTATTATTAGCAACGCTAAGTCCTGTACCAGCATTAATTGATGATACAATACCAATTAATCCTCCACTTCCAGTTGCTCCAGAATAAATTGCGTCACCAATTTGAATTTCTGTTATAAATGAAGTTCCAGTACCAGTTACAACACGAGTTGATGCATTGTATGTGATAGTTCCGGTTAATGTTTTATATGATGCTGGAAGTTTATATGGGCAATTTGCTGCATTTAAATTAGATTTAGCTGCAACAACATAATCATTTTTAGATTTAATATTAGCACCATTATCAACTAATGATGTTGATGTGAAATTTACAAATTTATTTAATATTGTAGAAGAAATTCCATCATTTTCAACACCTGTAGTTGTATAAGATGGTGTTATTTGTAAAATGTAATATCTTGGATCATAATAAACATTATAACTTAGAGGACCATTTGGAAAATAATTTAAATTGACTGAAAAATCTTCAGTTGCATCAGATGTATATGGTAATAATATGGATTGATGACTCCAATAATCTGGAGCAAAAGCAGTCAATATCGTAGTCGGATCTATATTGTCTGAAGTTGGATTTGAATCAATTACTAATTGAATAGTACCTGCATAATATCCAGGTATAACTCCAACAATTCTTGGTGTATCATATTGAGTTATTGTATTCCCAAAATTATCTAATTTACTTGCAACATTAAATCCTCCAGAAGTAGCAAAACCTTTAGCCAAATATCCTTTTCTATAAAGAGATAGGTAATTATAAACTAAAGAATTAAACTCATCATTATTTGCATTTAAAATAACAATTGTAGCAGTTGTTCCATCAATATAATCTGAAATAACTAAATCTTCAATATTATTGGATTTTGTATTTGTGCTATTATATACTGCACAATAAAACTCAATACTTTCATTTGATGTTAATGATGGAGCAGTAACGTCTGGATTTTTAATATTAACATCTAATATTTTTGTTTTTGGTGTAGTTCCAGTTACAGCACTATTTCCAGAAGAAAAATATAAAGTTGTTCCTGGAATAATATAATTTTTAGCCCAAATATATTTTTGTTTTGGTGTTGGAGATCCACTAATATTATTAAAATCTCTGGAATGTAATGTAAATTTAACATATCTACATGTGGTATTTCCTGCAGAAACTACTGCTCCACTATTATCAATAACAGTTGAATCATTAACATAATATTCCATTTTACCAATGGAAGTAGTTCCAGTACCAATTGAAATTCCAGTTTGAATATTAAAACTTAATCCTCCAAAAACACCAGTATCTATTACTGGATAATTTGTTGCTTTTTTAACACCATAAGCTCTTCTAACTAATTTTCTTGCAGCATTTATAGTAGTATCATCAGAATAAGATGAATCTAAAATTTCATTTTCTAATATGGCTTCACTTAAACCAAGAAAATGAATATTATTTAAATCAAATCCATTTTTAAAAGTATATGAAGAACCACTATACAAATAGAAATTATTACTTCTCCAACCATAATTAGTTCCAATTACTGGAGATCTAAAGAAATAAACACTATCTCGTCTATTAACATCAGTATTTAAATATCCACCAATATTTCCTGCACTTACAGATGTAATTTCTTTTCCAGAATATCCACCAGTTCTACTTACGCCACTACCATTAATTTTAACAGAAGGTACAAAGTTTGCTCCATTAATTCTATAATATCCAGGTTTAATTAATAATTCAATACTATCAGTGGCTCCAAAATTTTGATTTGCCCAACTTGCAGCTTGTTCTAAATTTGATAAAGGTTGGAATGTTTTTACTGCATTTCTATTTTGTAAATTAACTCCTAATGCTTTTGAATTATATGGGTTTGGTACTTTATTATTTGTATAATTAGAATCTATTGATCCAGTATAAGGAATTGTTTTTTGAGGTAATTTATATAAAGTGGCACTTTCTAAATCAACATCTTCTGAAACATTTTCAGCATAAGGTAAAAATGGAGATTCATATGCCCATCTATCAGACACATAAACACTAGTAGTACATCCACCAAAAAATACATTATTAGATGTTCCAGTACCAGTGGCATTAGTATATCCAGTACTAAATGTAGCTCCCACATTTGAAATACTATTGATATCATTACTACTTGAAGATGGCAATCTTCTAATAAGTTTTAATTCATTTAAATTTGTTCCTTTATAATAAACATAAGTACTATATTTTAATGATGGATTTGTAATTGTACCATTAACTTCACGTAAAATTACAGTTCCTCTGTCTGGAAATTTTGTATAGTCATTAGTAGGAATATAAATTGAAGTAGATCCAGTAGATATATTTTGAGCAACAAAATTTTGTGTTAATTTACTATAAATATACTTTGGATCAATTTCACTCATATTATTGATATTTGCCAATGGTGATGGAACATCTTTAATAATAGTTGAATAAGTATTTCCAGTACCAATAATATCAGTTAAATATGTTGCTAATGGGTATTTGTTTTGATATGGACTTAAATGTAAAGTATTATTACTATAATCTATTGAATCATATTGTAAAGTAATATAAATTTTTGGATTAAATTTATATCCAGCTAAATCTTTATCATAAAATTCTACATTATATAAATTCATTTCAACATCAATAGAACCATAAGAAGGTAATCCATTGCTTTCTTTTACCCTAATATAAGAAGAACCTGTACTAATTGCAATTGCTGATGTTGTTGAAGTACCATCAATATTAGAACCATCAAGGACAGTGCTAGAAAGTGATTGAACATAAATTCTGTTGTTATCTAATTGTATATTTGATGTAGAAACAAGTTGTCGTTTTACTCTCCAAGCATCTAAAAATTTTGGAGAAACATATAATTTATCATTAGTATCTGTTGATAAATATCCAGTTTTTTCTGGTTTAGCTGCTTTTGCAAATCCATACCCATACACATCACCTTGCGGGAAATTAATACCATTACTAATTGCATTATTGGAAATTGTGAAATTTCCCGCAACAGTTAATGATTGGATATTTGCTTTATCAGATACACTTAATTTTGCAGTATTAAAGAAATTGGATAATCCTTTTAATGTTGATTGTGCGGAAGAATTTTTTAAATTAAATGATGTTATATTAAGTACTGAGTTGGAAATTCTATTTTCAATATTTGAAACATCAAGATAATTTGATTCAGACGATTTTCTTATTTTTGGAACATTAAGAGTTACTGTTGATTGTCCGCCAGCTTGAATAATTTGATTTCCAATATAAAAATCACCAGAAGAATTTGTACCCGAAGAAGCAATAAATCCTCCAGAGTTTTCATATCCTTGAGCAATATATTGTTCGTATGCTTTTAATACTCTAGTTTGTACAACAGGGAATCCCGTTGAATAATTACCAGCACCTAAACCAACATATTCCCAAGTATGAGAAGATGCTCTAATAATAGAAGGTCTATACAATGGAACTGTAGGAGCATAATTAATTAAATCAGATGCTGTTGCATTTAAATTAAAAGTGCTACCAGAACTTACACATAAAATTTTTCTATCAGCTTCAGCTAAATTTAAACCATAAGTATTATCAGAATTAGTACTAAAAGCATTACCATCACCATATCTTACTCTACCATAATAATTAAATGGATATGCAATAGAATTATAACTATTTCTTGCATCCCAAAAAACACGGGGAGCAACATCTATAGTATCGGCATTTACTTGTAAATAATTTTGACTATATGAACCTAAATTAGGATCATAACCTTGATACACATTTTTAAGATTTAATGCTACTGCCAAATTTTGAACTGATTCTGCAGTTATTGAATATAAAGATGGAATATCTGCAAAAGGTGTTCTAGAAACTACTCCATAATTAGGATTTGCTGGCGCAACAGATACTCCAGAACCATATGGAGCAACAATTCTAAATGAAGTAGTTCCGGTGCTTATGTTATAATTCCTATATGTACCGTTAATATTTGTATTAAAATTATTAGATATTAATACAAATCCACTTTCATACAATCCATTTACTGAATCTACGTAAACATCTGCAGCATAATTATAAACATATCCAGTATTACCTAAACCAACATTTACTGTAATTCCAGTTCCAACAATACCTCCTTGTGGATTAGTATAAAAAGTAGTACCAGAACCAATAGAATTAATATAACTTGCTCCCTCAACTCTAGCGGTGCCTACTGTTCCAGATGTTGTCCCAAATATATTAATATAATCTCCAGCTTGGAAATTTGTTGTAGCTCCTGTAGTAACTCGTAATAATCCAGATGTATTATCATAATAAATTTGTGTAATAGGAATTGCTTTATTTTCTGGATTTCTATAAACAATATTTTTAATAACTTTATCAACCGATTTATAATATCTTTTGTTTGGCACTGATAAATCTTTTACTCTATATCCAGAAGTTCCTGTTCCAATAACAGGTTCAACTAAAGCACGAGAATCTGTAATTGGAGGATTCCACACAAGAGGTGCAAAACCTGTAGTAACATCTTCTATTACGGAAGGATATAAGTAATTTATGTTAGAAGTTACCCTATAATTTAAACCAGCATTAACACCATATCCATAAGTTGAACTTCCATATAATGAACTTAAGCTATTATAAGTTTCACCAGTACCAGCTCCCCCTCTAGTTATTTGTAATTGATTATTAAAATAACTTCCAGCATTGCCATCAATAAAATTATCAATATCTGCACGAATAATAGTTAAATAGTAGATACCATCACGTACACCTTTTTGCCATGCAGTTACTTCTTGTACATCATAAATTTCAAATAATCTATTAGTATATCCAGGAACAGTACCTTTAATAATAAATCTTTTCTCTGGAGGCTTTACAGCTAATACATCATTACCATTTGAATCCTTTAAATTATCTTTAGGTATTCTATACTCAACTCTCCATAATAAATCATTTGGAGAAGAAGATCTATTATCAACAATTAAACCAACAGTTAAACTACTTGGAAACCCAGTAAAATTATCAAGAAGTTGAACATTTTGTGCACCACTTACAATTGAAATAGAACCATCTGGATTTGTGACTTGAGTAGTAGTAAATATTGATGATATAGTATTTTTAAATATATAATTATTCAAAAATGATTGACTATCAGAATAACTTGCATTTACTTTAATATAAACTTTTTTATTTTTTTCATCCCAAAAATAACCTTGACGTTCAGAATTATAATTTACTGTTGTTTGTTCTTCGGTAGTTTCGGGAATTAATTTAATATGAGTTGAATATATATTTGTTCCCCCATCGGTTGATTCTATACTAGCATTAACAATAGCAATGCTTTTATCATAAGTTCCAGTAAATCCATAGTAATCTCTAAAAAGATTTAAATTATTATTAGCACCATAGGTTAAATATCTTTTTCTTGATATAACTCCAGTATAATAATCTGTTGATTCTACAATTAATTCTGGAATATCATTATAAGTATTAATATTAGGAATATCAAGATAAATTTTAAATGTTGTAATTCCGTTTAAAAAATTATTTAAATTATTTTGACTAAATTGATTTCCAGTACTACCAGTTTGATTATTATTAGCCCAAGTTGTTGGAGCGTCAATACTATAAAATTCTGTGTAAGTAGGTACATTAGAAATCCCTTTGGGTGGAATTAGCGCCGTTATTTTTCCATACGTTGATGTATCAAATGCAGAAACTCTATTACCTGCAGCTCTTAATGCAATTTGTCCAAAGTTTGAGTTAGAGTTGGTGATGGACATATCACCACCATTAATTGTAATAAATTGATCTGCGTATCCTACAGCAAATACAGATACAACCTGAATATATGCTGCATTTTGCGCTTTAATATGGAAATGACGATATTTTACTTTGTATTCTGCATTTGGATCTGCATAAATTGGATAATTACTTGGATTTGTTGTATTAGTTGGAACACCATCTACAGTTGCTGGTTGCCAAAATGCATTTGGATCTCTTTGCAAAGAAATGCCAGTAAATTGTGCAACAACCATTGATTTGAAACTGGTTGGATCAACTTTATTACCATCCGCATTCATTCCGCAAAGACCAAAAATAGATCTTAAAGAACTATTAAATATGTACGGAGATGCGGAATTTACTGTATCAATTGTAGTTCTAGATGTTCCTGGTCCAACAATTTGATATTCTTCAAGTCTTGGTTCTCTATATCCTCCACCATCAATAGTTGTATCAAAAGTATCAATTTTTGAATAATATGTTTGAAGTTCTCCACCAGTTCCTGTGGTTTGATTAGCATATGAAAAACATACTACTTTATGATGGGAAAAAGCCGCTTGATCTGCAGCAGAAACAGTATTTCCATTTGAATCTGTAGTAAATACTCCAGAACTAAAATTGTATACTGGAGTAGTATTGACAGGAGCATTATTATACATTAATGCATCTTTAAATGTCATCTGCCAAAAATAACATCCACCAGTAACTTTAAAGATAGAAGTTTGATTACCAGTTTCAAATATTTTAGTATATAATGAAGTATAAGTACTTGGATTACTAATAATTCCTGTTAATACTGCAAATAATTCATTACTTACTCTAGACTTTAAATTATTAATAAGAGTAATGTTAATATTATTAATATTATTCCAAGCATCAATAGCCGTCAACATTAAATCTCTTACTTTGTTGAATGCAGCTAAAGTAGCAGTATTTTCATCTGGACCGGTAATAAATCTAAGCCCGCTATTAAAAATATAACTTTCTCCAGCAGAATATGAATTAATATTTCCACCTTGTCTTAAATCAGAAACAATAGCATCAACAATATATCCAATGTCTCTTTTGCAAATATCACTAATATTTGTAATAGATGGATATAAATTTTTAATATAGTTATAAGCACTGGTTTGAAAAGTTGTTCGCTGTGTTTCTAAATAATCAGCAACATTAACAACATACGGTTCAACATAAGCACTATCACCAAAAGGATATTGTGGATTAGGGACAAATTTTGGTCTAATAACTGTTTTTCTTAAATCATAACCAACAATTGAAGTTCCTCTAGGTACAATAACTCCACCAGTTGGAGGATTAAATTTGTAAATATTTTGTTCAATTAATGCTTCAGTATTCCAAGTATTTTGAGTTTCAATTCCATCTAAACTTACTAAACCAGGCCTATTGTCAATAACATATTCACCAGGGAATACCATAATTGTAAAAGCTTCAAATCTGGCTGCAGTTACATCAGATTTATAACTTCTTTTTGCAGCTTCAAGTAAAGCTCTTTCAATAGTTTTAAATGGTTTATTTAATCTTCCACCATCATTTGTAGGATCATCTGTTGCATTTTGATCTGCCTGATTAACATATAATGTATTAACTTTACTATTATTGTAATCTGGATTCATGATGGGTAAAGCCCCACCATTTGTTACTGTAATATTTCCGTTTTCATCAATTCTAAATCTTTCATATCCAGCAGTAGAAATAGCAAAATTTCCAGGAGCAGGACTATATACACCAACAATACTATTTCCACTACCAATTCTAATAGATGGAACAGCAGATGTACCATTACCAAAGGTAATACTAACTCCATTGGCAATTTTACTTGTACTTACACTTCCATCTAAAGGAATTCCTTGAGGAATAACATCACTTTTAATAGTATCCCCTAAAGGAATTTCTTCAATTATATTTGCGTTACTATCAAAAATTAATGGAATTCTGTTGATATCTGACATTTTTTAGTAATTAATAGTTGGAAGCTGGAATTACACTTATACCGGAGGATGTTCTTCCTTCAGAAATTAAATCTTCTATAATAGAAATATTTAATCCGTCAGTATCAATAGTTAAATATGTATCTCTCAAAGAAACAACATCATTGGAATCAGGTATTACATATAAACTAACTGTGCTGTTGGTATTTATAACAGAAGTGATAACAATAGGATCTATAATGACTTCACCAGTACTATAATTAACTGATCCATAATTTCCTTTTACATTATTATTTGGAAGATAATTTTTAACATTTTGTTGATCATACCAAAATATTTTTATTTTTCCTTTAGTATCATCTTCAAAATAAAATATTTTTGTTTGATCTTGATTTAATAATTTAAATCCACTACTTGATATAGAATTTGCTCCTGTAAAATTTGCAATTGCATTTGAAAAACAAGTTCTATATGATGTTGTTATATTAGGATTAACTAATAATAGTTTTTTTAATTTTATTTTTGTAATATTTGATGTTATAGAATTATTTGTATTATCAATTAATGATAATAATTTACTATATTTAAATTTGCCACCAAATTTATTAAAATCTTTACTTGTATTTAAATTTACAATTGTAGAAATTACATCATTTTTTAATTGATCTGGTGTTTTTGTTGTTAATAATCCATTATAATAAACAGTGCTATCAACACCAATGTAAATAATAGATGGATCTTTTATTTGTGGAACAATAGAACCTACAGAATAATCCGATAAAATCTTTTTTAATTTTAATTTTTCAGCATCTGATAATTTTAATCCAACTTTTGGTTTAATTACTAAATTAACTACCCCAAATTGTGGCGGTAAATCATCTTCTCCACCATAAATTGCAACAGAATCTACATTTGCATAAATTAAAGGTATTAATGCTTCATAATCTTTTGTAGTTACTGCCCTACTTTGAGCTTGAAAATATCTTGGAGCATAAAATTTAATAGAATCTATACTTTCAATATCTCCACCGCCTAAAGATGGTTGAATATTTGTAATACTAATACCACTTATAATATTATTATTTAAATTATCAACAATTTTTCCAATAAAACTCCCACTAAAATTACTACAATTATTTCCAAGTGCTCCATTACATACAATAAATTGCATTTGAATAACATTATTGTTTGTTAATTGTTTTCCAAATACATTATCCCCAAAAATTAATTCGTATTTTTGATCTTCTATTTCTTGTAAAAAATATACTTTGCTATCTTTAGTCAAATTTAAAAAATTATCAACTTTTAAATACAAATCTGCTGTATTTGATTGGGGATTTGGAAATATTTTAACAAATAATGTGTTAGTATCTACATTTGAATTTGGAATAATATACTTTTGTAACGAACTTGTATCTACAGTATATCTTGTTGATACTAAATTTCCTTCATAAATTACTAAATTTGAAAATACAGCACTTCCTGTAGATTTATTTACAGAAACTACAACATCATTTGGAATTGAAAAATTAAAATTTCCATTTTCATTATAAGAATTAAATACAATTCCAGCTTTTAATGTTAAAGTATCAGGATAATTATTACTTATTGGTAATTGTACACTAATATTAACAATTGCTTGCGATGCTGTAGCTGATTTTGGTGTATAATTTAATAATTTTGCTAATCTTACAACGTTTTCTCGCAAAATTGCACTGTCAAGATATGCTTCATTGACAATTAAATTACTATTAAATGCAGTATAATAAGTATTATAAGCTAAAATATCAACTAAATTTGATAAAGCAGAACCTTCAAAATTATAATCCGTGAAAATATCAGAAGATTTTAAATAATCTCTAATAGAAGCCTTAATATCATTGAAATCTAAAGCGGTTAATTGATTGAAGGCCATCAGAAGCTTCTTTCTAAAAGTACATTTAATGATTGTGGGTTTAATGGTTGCCCAATAATACTGTAATTAATCGTAATATTTAATGCATTATTATCACTATCATCAGAACTATCAATTGAATTAATTATAACTCTTGGTTCATAATTTGATACTAATATTTTTATCTCATCTTCAATATCAGAACCAATTCCGCTATCAAAATTTTCAAATAATAACTTATGCAATCTTGAACCAATTAATGGATTAAAAGGTCTTTCATAGATACTTGTCTTAATTAATGTAAATAAAGACTGTTTAATTGCAACTTCATTTTTTATTATTTGTAAATCATTTGAAAATGGATTTCTCTGTAATGACAATCCAAAATCTATAAAAGTTTTTGATACAATTGCCATCTATCCTAACACTTTTTTCATTATTTATATCGTCCAAGCATCACCTGCTTCCATTCTTTCTTTATTTCTCTCTTTTCTTTCCTTCAATCTAATCATTTCTATTGATTTGTAATCAGTAATTAAACATACCGTACCAAAATCTTTCTTCATCATCTCAATATTTCTATCGGGACTCATAAATTCCTCCTAAAAAACTCTATAAAATTAGAACTTTTATAGAGGAGGTTTCTATCTCCATAAATTATTTATTACTAAAAAAGGAGGCTATTAACCTCCTTATACATTAACCTTGTCCTCTATATTTTTTTCTCTTACCATTTCTACTACTAGCACTTATCTTAGTATTATTAGATCTCCCTTGACGAGTTATTTTAGGCTTTGATTCAATTGTCTTCCCACCACTTAATGAAGGTCTCTTTGACATTTAATTAATCTCCAATTACATTTTACTATTATACAATATTTTAAATCATTTGTCAACACTAAAATTAGTATTTTCTAAACTTAATAATCTCCTCTCAATATACTTTAACTTATTGAATATATCATCCAATACTTTTGTAATATTCTCATGAACTTCATCCCCAGGTCTTTTATACATCAATTGCATATGCTTTAACTTAAACTCCAACTTAGATACTCTCTCCTCAATTGATTCAATCATTTCTTTTTCTTAGCACCAGATTGTTGTTTGAAAGTACGCGCAGTACCTTTAGCATACCTCATATCCATACCACCATTCTTTTTAGTTTTACCAGAATGGGATCCACCAGATACTCTCTTTGCCATAATTTGGGTATTCATGAAGTACTCTCTCAGTATATAGCATCCCCTTTGATCTGTCAAGGGGTTGGGCCGAAATTTTTTGACGGAAATTTTTTTTTATTTGAAGGAATCAAATACTGGCGATACCGCATACTTTTGTAGCCTAATGGGACCCAAAACCACCCCCCCTGAACCCATCAGCACTGCTAATATCAGCAGTGCTGATGGGAGGGATCCCTGACTGATCAGCATTCTCTATCAGTCAGGGATTGACAAAGGGGCTCAGGTATGACAGTGGCCGTATGGGTCTAGGCAACCATATAGACCACAATGGGGAAGGGTCCCTAATAGGTTGAGCATGTGGCTATCGCCCACCTGTTCAGCCATGAATCGGGCAGACTGTAAAAGCTCTAAGACTGGTTTGGCTTCTGTGATACTCCAAGTGGCAAGCCTGGCCACTTGGGCATCGGTTAGCAGTCTGAATATTTCAGAATCAATACCGCCATCGGCAGACAATAGGGGGGCTTTGTAGATCATTGGAGAAGATGGGATAAAGTGAGAAGAAAGGGGGCCAGAGTTTGGTGTTGATCAGTTGAGACACATCCCCGAGAAAAAGGGAATAGGGCCGCCAGCTTGGTTAACATACCAAACGCCAGCCTTCTGATAAACTCCTTCCCCTGGCAGACCAAACTTGGCCAAAATGGCATTTAGTCTAGATTTTGTGGTGACCGATCGCCAGCCACCATCAAAGAGCCGAACAAAGTTGTCACCAATTTCTGCTATTTTGTTGCCATGCAAGCGAACAATCACGGCATCGCCTGCCTTTTCTGTGGCTGTGTTAGCATGGCGCCAGTCTTTGCCGGCCTTGATGGCGGCAATCATGGCGGACTCAATTTTTCGCATTGGCTTAGGTGTCTGTGGTTGACCCTGAAACAATACCACGACCCATAGGCCCTGCCAACCACACCAGAGTACGGTTAACCGAACACCAGAGGGTAGGAAAACCGAACCTATGGGGGATCGTTTGGGTCGGTTAGTCTCTGGATATCTTGCTGGATTAACTATAAACTATAAAACAGTGCTACATTATTCTTATCAATCAGTGCTACATTATTCTTATCAAAATCTATCAAAGTATAAACTATTAATCAGTGCTACATTATTTCTATCAAAATCTCAGGCGAAATCTAAATCCTATTCTATTTCCTAGTAAATATCAAATAAAAATACATTAATTTAATCAATTTTTCAGTCTGAGTATATTTGAGTGTTATTAAAATTATGTCAGAAATTATATCAATTTTTCAGTCGTAAATTATATCGTAATCTCAGTCCTAAATTATATCGGAAATTAAAACAAAATCTATATCGTATTATCAAAAATTATTGTATAAAGTATTCTGATGTTACGAATTGTTTCGGGCCAAGACCCACAAATATCCGTACCTTTAGAGACCTTCGCTAACACTATCGGAAGCACT